CCCACCTCATCTCTCCAATAATGTCCCGCATATCCCCCTCCCATCATACCCCACCTCATCTCTCCAATAATGTCCCGCATATCATCCTCCCCGAATATCCCTCATACTTCCTCACAACCATATCACCTTCCATCTCATTTAATTTGTTATATTTACGATATAATTAAAACATAATATATTATGAATAAAGAAGTTAAATACATGAGGGGGGGGGGTATTTTAACCCTCAGATAAGGAGGGGGTATGTTTAGGCGCAGGACTTCTTCTTCCGGTAAGATCCACTACCGTATTAATATAGACAAGAGCATGTGTCCTAATCCTGTAGATATATATATTGATGGAGATACATATCAATCTGATTTTAACGGATCTTATCTTGATATATATCGCAATAAGAAGATAGAAGTTATAAGAATAGGTGGACAGATAGTTTCAAAGGATCAACAATATGAGTACAACATTTTATTAGGCACGACTGGAGGTGTTTCAAAAGGGACTCTCACGTATCTATATAATTCTGGTATGCATTGTGATTTAGCTGATACCGAGTTATACGGGGATAGGATAACTAAATTTACTCCTATAACGGAGATAACCGATCCTGAGGAGATCATCAATTTCACTTACATGCCTGAATTTTATAATCAGATTACAAGTAACAATCGTATAACTTGGCAAGGTCATCTTATAACAAGTGATCATTGTATAACAGCCAATGCCTGTGAGGGATGCCAATCTGTTGCCGTTGGAACTGGCATTTACAATAACACCTATAATGTAAATATAGTAATTGTAGTACCATCATGATATATTGTGAGGAGGATGTAGTACCAAAGGGAGGTAGGCCTCCCTTCATCCCTCCGGGCCTACCCATCGGGGCTTCCGCCGGCTACTTCCCTTGGTATATATCTTTATTATGGAATAATAGATAGGTAGTGGCACGACCACCACCTTAATATCGTATGATCAAGTATCCGGCACGAATTTATCCAAGTCAAAGTTCTTAGCATAATTCCAGATCCTTACATACCTAAACATTCCCGGGAGCCCCATGTTATATGCTGATGGATATCCTCCTATATTAAAATAATATGTTTGATAGTTTCGTGTATACATCACATTAGTCGCATCCTCATAATTCAGTACTCCTCCAATATATTCCCTTAAATACCCATTTCTCCACGACGCCATTACATGTACCCATTGATATGCTGGTATATCTACAGATCGTCCTTTGGTATAAAAAAGTTTAGTCCCAAATGATGAGACATTAACACCTATACATAAATAGTTTTGTGTAGTAGATTGGGTTCCATATGGAGCGAATAGATAATATCTTCCTTCCTGTTGTGTATTTAAATAGAGCAACGCTTCTATGGATATTTCGTTATCTGGTTGAGGGCATGGTAATATATTCGAGTCATTATCAAATTTGATATAGGAATTGTAGGCTCCTACTCTTCCCATGGAAAATACATATTTACCATTATATTTATCAATATCCATATACATAGATCCATCCACATTCATATTATATTTTGACAGATCTTTTATCCATGGAGCTTCCACGTAAAAATAAGCGTCATTCACGTTACCGGACGGCGGAAATGGCATTTGACTTAACATTCTTCTTCTTAACATAATCTATTGTTTTTTATGGAGGACGGGAAATACCCCCCCCATTGAGTTAATTTTATTTAATATCATATTATTATGCATTTTGTACATACAAATATATGATTTATTCTCAGATCATGTCGCTGAATCCAAGGGAACGGGCTGGCCTTCGTCCTTCCGGGCCTCCCCCGTCCTCCCTCCGCCTCCCGTTCTTTTTGGCTTCCTTCTGGTTTTATCCTCAAAATTTCATATCTTTGGGACAAAACTATAATTATGTTTAGATACATATTTCATAAGCTTAAGATCTTCTTCTGCGACGACGACGTTGAGAAGATATATGTAAGGGACAGTACGGTTATCCGCAACAACGAGATCCATAGGATGTATGACGAGATACTGGACGAGCTAGGTGATTTGGCTACTGTCGTGTCAAGGAACTACGTATATGGCAAGATAAAGGACAGGACTGGATTAAGCATCCGTCATATCAGTAGGATAATAAACCATACTAAAGTTGAGGAGATATGATTAAGGACGTAATGGAGAGGGATATGATAAATGAGATATCCACGTTGTTCGTGATGATATTCATGTCCGGGTTGATGTTTGTCATGCCGATGTTAGATATAGAGTGCGATGATATTGCTATCATAATAGGATCAGGAATAATACTATCTTTTATACTAACCATAATACCGATCTTGCTTTCTTATGATATAAGGGATGAGATCATTGAGTTGATTGAGGATCTGGATAACCAGATAGTGGTAGACACATCGGTATATAAAACGGATCTGCCCTAGGAATTACCTAGGGCAGGTGGTATGCTATTTTCTTTTAACATACTTATCTATCAGATCTATTGATAGTTTAGCGCCCAGTTCTTCCTCCAACAGGTTAAGGTAGTTCCGGTGCAGGCATCCGCCCCTCTCCACCTCCCTAAAGCCGGCCCCGTCCCGGATCCTGACCAGCCCTTTCCTTGGATCCATGTCGATCAGATCCCGAAGCTCGTTCATGTTCTTGAACCGGTTCTCTATTATCTTAAATACATCGATCTTAGGTTTCTTATCCTTGATCTTTATCTTAACCCTTCCGCTCATGATCACCTCCCCGTGCTTCCGAATCCACCATCGCCTCTATCGGTATATCCGAGGTCATCCAACGACTTCACCTGATCCCATACGATACGTTCCCTCCTACGGATAAGCAATTGAGCTACCTTGTCCCCAACCGAATAAGAAGGATCATCATAACAATCCACACGTCTACATACTACCATAATCTCGCCTCTATATCCTTCGTCAACGGTTCCCGGGGCGTTTTGGATAACAGACTTTGTTTTGGTGATGCTACTACGAGGGCGTATTTCCATCTCATAATCCTCCGGCAATGCTACATGTACACCGGTATGATATATGGTCCTGCCTCCGTCAAGTTCTACATCCTTGACGAACAGATCCATGCAAGCGTCCTCCTTATGGGCGTACTTAGGCAATATCGCTCCTTCTTCCAGCCATATCTTGACCTTACAAGTATCTATATCTTCAAGTAATGATTTTACCTCATTATAACTCATTGGTTGTTCTGACGCCAATGAAATGGCTCTTGCCAATACATTTTTAATCTTACTCATCGTATCTTGTTTTTAAATTCCTTTCCTTTCGGACATTGTAATTTACATTCCTCGCCACAAGCGGAACAGTTGGGTCTCATTCCGGGCACCCCTCTTCCCCCGTACGGGTAGTACGCGTAATCGCAGACGCTCCAGAACGCCTCCATCGCCTTGATCTTGGCATCGACGGTTATCTTCTCCTTCACCTTTTTCATGCTTTTTCTGAACTCGTCTTTCATATCTTTCCCTTCTATCTGTCTGGCCTTACGTCTCTCGTTCCACCAATTGTAGTAGAATTTGTCTGCCATCCTATAAGCTTCTGGGTCAAATTTATCACGGTGCAGGATAGGGGCATCCTTGACCTTTCTCAAATTCCTGCCACAAACATAGGTAAGCCCGGCGTACGGAGGTATGTCCTTAGGATCAACCAACCCATCCGGCACGCAGTAGTAGAAGTAGTTGGGCCGGCCGTACCTGACCCAGTCCCCGGTCTCGTATAGGGCTTGCTTCCGGGCCTCGAACCAGCCTTGCATTACTTGGTGCTTACCCTCCTTCTCGAAATCCTTGTTATAGTCAGCTAACGATATCTTGACCTCAACCTCATAAGCGTACATAGATCTGGTTATAGCCAGATAATCTGACTCCCAGTTATAGACATATAAGTTGTTTATAATCCATCTAGGAGACACCAAGAACCGTCTGTTAAGGATATCCAATATTCCTCTTTCAGTGTACTCAGCACCTTTATTTGATCGCCGTGTTCCCATCTCCTGTCAAAGTATTGTTTCTGAATCCTACCGCCCGTATAGCGTTGCTTATCAACATCCTTAACCTATCCATGTCATTATCATGGAACGAGAAGGTAGTTATGGTATATGATTCACTAACCTTATCTTTAAATTTTATCATCAACATAGCGACATACTCACCCATCATCTTCCCGTTAATGATATCGAGATCTATTATCCCGTGGTCTATTAGATCAACCATATCCCATCCTGATGGTAAATGTTTTTTTATCTGACTGAGATCCATAACAAATATCATAAAAAGGAGGGCCGCGCTACCCTCCTGAAACATATCACACGAAAAATAGAACTGAAAGCCACTCCAAGCGCGTGAAGTTTATATTAATTCCCGTAGGCTGTCTACCGGTTATCATTAACTACCGACCTGCGGGAATATGTTTAAGAAAACACCATGTACCCCAACCACGACTCGAACGTGGATCCCATCTTTAGGGGAGATGTGCTACTTTCCTCTTGAGCTATTGGGGCGTATACCCTGATCCTCACGGACAAGGGTACTAAAAACATCTAAACTTTAAAAAACCTAATGACAAATTATATTAATCCAACCGTGGACCCGGCCGGACTTGAACCGACAACCTGCTGGTTATGAGCAATTGCTCTTACCAATTGAGCTACGGGTCCTAAATGCACCACATCGGCTTTCCCAAGAGGATGTGGGACGGAATTTCTCGAAAATTATATAGTATTATGAAATTATTGTCCAACATTCTAGCATATAGCACCAATCCTCGAACGGGAACGTCTCTACACCAGACCTACCCCATCCCGTCCCCCAACTGTTCTGTAGGACGAAGCCGGCCTTGTCCCAGCCGGTGAGGATAACGGCATGACCTCCCAAGTTCTGTCCTTGGCCTTGCCAGAATCGATTACCATAATTATAGCAATACAGACCTATAACCAGAGGCCCATTCAGCATCAACGCTACCTTAGCCGATACCGGATCTATGATCCTAGCGTAACTGTTTATTTTCTCCCCATCTACGCCTACGTTCTTGATAGACTTGATAGCGTCACGAAGAACCATCCCGTCCTGATCCTTATCCTCTCTCAGATCATATATATCGTAAGGAGAGATCTTAGCCGGTCTTTTAACAGCCCTTATGCTCTTTCTCCAATTAAGTATCTCAGCCAAGCTTACAGCGGCGCAAATAGGGGAAGAACCTTGATCTACCACGCTATCAACGTTATTGACCTTATACTCATCAGGAACAGCCTCATGTTGCATATTCATGATAGCGTCCCTATCATCCGCTGGTGATGGTATGTAACCTAGTCCGTAACTCATTTTTTATCCTTTGGTAATTATATACAAGTTTACACTTATATAATTAGTTAATAAATTTCTTAACTGGGTTATACCCAAACCCTGTATGGAGTGGCATTGCTGCATCCCCCTTTACTTTTCTCATGATGTTATAACTTCCGCTATTTTTTATGATAGTCTATTATCTTGATATTAAACGTATCGGATCTTTGCCTAACCTGTATTGATCCTCTAGCTTTTCCCTTGGCGTCGTACAGGGCGGTAAAGCCAAAGTTGTCAACCCGGCCGTCGTCCAGCGTAAACCGCCACTCTTTCCATTGACCCATCACGGTCCCGGAAGATACTATGGAATCCACCACATAAGATATATCAGTAGTATCGTACTCCGTATAATAGGTTCTAGATGTACTACATCCGACAGCCGCTAAGGTAAACAACGTTAACAAGAAAAACAAGACCTTATTCATTTTTCTTAGTCTTTTTACGTTTCTTAGATTTCTTCTTCTCTTCAGTTTTATTCTCGACATTTACGTCATTGCCGGCATCGGTACCAGTAACCTCAGAGATATTATTTTCAGGTATATCGATATGACCTGAATTAGGGTCCATCTTATCCTCCTCGACAATAACCTCATCAGACACATCACCATCTAAAGCCTCAGGATCAATATGATTTTCCAGATACTTGATACGATCGGACATGATCTTGATCTGATCCTCAAGTTCAATGTATCTTCTTCTGGCTTCGCTTAGTAATTTGGATGATAGTTTATGTTTCTTCTCGATATCCATATAAGCCCGTTTAAGAGCCTCTTTCTCTTTCACCGACTCATTATATAGATCTCTTGATTTACTAAGCTCATTCCCCATCTTAACGATATGAGAATCCTTGGATTCTATATCCTTATTAAGAGAATCAATAAGAGTATTAAGATATCTTTCTTTTTCCTCCAATTCCGTTATCTTACTACGAGCATCCTCATAATTTCTTTTTAATCTACTTGAATAGCTAATAGCTTCATCAAGATCCTGTTTTAGAGTATTTATATAACTACTCTTTACTATCTTCAATCCGAACATCCTCAACACTTTTATAAGTTCTACGAATATCGGCCTTTATCTTGCCGACTATAATTAACTCAGCTATATGCTTATCTTTCTCGACTATAGCTATATCCTTACGGACATTAGTGACTCTGATCGTAATATTCTCGTTATTTGAGAAAACGAACGGTGATCCTACCAAAGTAAGGCCTGTATCGTTGGTAAACGACGGCAGCATCATAACCATCCCGACAGTATCATCCGGGAACGAGGCCGATACACCCGTGTCTATATCAAGAACATCACCTTGACCCAACGGGAAGGCATTACCTTGCTTGATAGGAATATCCTTTCCCAATGAGTTCCATGCCTTAGAGAATTTTAAAGAGTTGAGAAAAATTTTACCATCTTTCTCAACTATCCCTACCATTGGATCGCAATTCATATGAACCTGATCAAGCTTATCATCCGGTTTTTCCTCAAATTCGTCAAGATCTCTGGCTGATGTAAATGACTTACTCTCCAGAAGTTTTTTGATATCTTCAATCGTAGCCATACTATAATTTGATTATTAAATAAACGATCTTCAATCCTAACTTCAAATCAGATGTCTTTTCGAACATCTCCCTAAGAGGTAAGATGGTAGCGTCAAGATCTGACGCTACCCATTCTCCATCCTTATAATACATATTCTTTTCCTCGGAATACGCTACACAAGGTCGATGCCCTAAGTTCTTCATAACCGTATCTACCTTATTTTGGGTAGGCATCGAGACACGGTTCACTTTAGTAGATATATTAAAATTACTTTCCATCAAATTACTCATTTTCAATTAGTTAATTAAAAAGGCAGGTCACTATCGTCTCCAAAAGGAGGATATTGAGGAGGCTGCTGTTGATCTCCAAACGAAGGTGCTTGGGCTGGCTGTTGCGGAGCCTGCTGGTATGATGGAGGAGGCGTCTGCGGCTGGGCCTGCGCCTGATATGTCGGTGGGGGCGTTTGCGTTGTAGCCTCACCAGCGTTGTTTTGGTTTGGAGACTGAGCAGGTTTCACACCATCTGTCTTAATGCTTTGAATGTACTTATTAAGTATCTGATAAGCAAAAGCATCTTGAGCCGTATAATCAAACTTCTTATTCCCCATTATATCAGTACTCTCAACTCTGTCAGGCCATCCATTCTGGCCATTCTTATAATATTGCTGGATAAGCTCATCATTTCCGTCTGGAGTCTCCCTAGCGTATGAGATAAAGAAATTACCGGGAGCGTATTGCTCTCCCTTTTTAGTATGTGCTGGATTGATAACAATCTTCCGTTTCAGATCGATATTAGGTAAGTATCTTACAAGAGACTTAGCATAGCTATTAATTCCACCTTTTGAGGTCATCAACGGAACTTTTATAACATAATTACCTTCCTCATCGCTTATCTTTATAAATAAGAAATTTGTCTTAGCGCCATTCATTTCCTGCTCTAATACAAAAATATCGGAAAGATATCCTTCTATACCATTCCAGAAAACCCTCCAGTAGGATACGGCTCCTGTCTTCTCATTTATATGTTCCTCGAAACCTTCCTTAGGATCTCTTGAGGATTGATACAATACACCACCTCCACTTATATTAAAGTATTGTGTATTAAACGATAATGAATTTTCACGAACTCCCATATTATATACATTAAAAAATTAAACAATAATTGATGATGACAAGAAATACTCGTTCTTATTATCCTCCCCATAAATCTTATTGAAATGAGATTTATGGTCATGCTCGATAACGATCCTATTACATAATATGCTTTTCACGATACCAAGATACCTACCACATAGAACATCGCATATAATATCATTACCGTTATGCGATAAAGCCGTAAGCCGTTCCTTACAAGATCTCCCCGACATAGGGTTCTCTGACATAATACCACATCCTTTTTCCGTAAATATCAATCTACAATGATCGAACTCATTTACCTTGATATTATTCTGGAGGGCATGGACGAGTAGATCCTTATCAAAGACATAGGTACTTGTTTTGACAAAATGCTCGTCCACGAACCTCCAGTTAGGATAATTACCGTCAAAATGGATCTCATACATATCCATATCAGGGGTAGAGAAGTAAGTCCTAGTATCATCTACTTTGATAGACAACGTATCTAATGACTTATTTATATGCTTATCAAGTAATAAAGAGGAGGCGTTTGATACCGGGATAAATACCTTCTCTACCTTATCCTGATTAGGAACAAAATACCTGTAAATAGTATTCCTGTCAGTACTTACTATATTAATATTAATCTCATCAATATCAATGACCACATTCTCTATGCAAGGATAAAGCTCGTTGATCTCCGTATAATTACTAGCCTTGTTAAGGACCGATACATAATCATTCATCTTAACATTAATACCTCCATCAGGGATCTTATATACCATAGGGAAGGTATTTACGTCAAAGGCCGGACAGCTATACTCACCAGAGGCGTAGTATATAGTAATACTGTCCTTCTTATCGGAAAGCACGATCTTAATCTCACCATTCTTCTGCTTTTTTACAAACCTGATGAAAGAGCTTGCCTCGACCAAGAAAGAAAAATTAGAATCAGACTCCACTTCCAGCCTCTCTATAACACATACCTTGGCGTTTACGGAAGTGATATAAGCCAGATTATTGATAACATCTATCTTAATATTATTATAGAGTGAATTAGATCCGGCGTTTTTAACAACAAACTCTAATTTACTTAACTTCTCATTCAATGATTTCGACAAGCACTTAAATAACATAATGAACAACCTTTATATTACATTGCAAATGTAATCATAATTATATTAACTCAAATACAACAAACGCTTAATAGTATTAAAATAACTTAAACTTACGTCTAATATACTCGGCTATAAGCGCAGCATCGCACATTCCATCTTGTATTTTGGTAGGTTGAACTCCTTTACCTGACCATGGTTTTACGAAAGATACCAAAGGGAAAAGGCGGATAGCACATCGGATGGATGTAGCCTTCGTGTCTAACTTAGCCGCCGAATACACCCGATCGGCAGTCGTATGGATCTCCTTCTGCCATGTCTTTGGCTGTACTTCCTCGAACATGAACCTGACGTCCGGATGCGAGTGGTATCGTTCCATCATCTCCACCATCATAGCGAAGAGCGCGTTTGGTTCCCGGCGCCGTCCTCCGAAGGTGAAGTTACTGGCGGCTGAGCTGTTGTGGATGCTGTGGACATCCTCGACGGCGATCGCCAGCGTTCCCCCACCTTCTTCTTGGATTTTATCCGCTGCGTCAAGAAAGAAGCTAGATATAGCCCTAAGATCTATATCCCCCTTAGCCGATATCCTTGGAGTCATGATTACCTTAATCTCCCCATTCTCCGGGATCATCGCCAATCCTCCGGTATCTATACCCGGATCTATTCCTATCGCTATATTCATATTTTCAAGGTATATAATGACTGAAAATCCTCCGGTCTAAACACCTGTATAGAGTTATCTGGATACAGACCTATGTAATAACCGTAAAAAGCCCGCAAAACGCCATTTTCTAGCCTTATATCCAAAGCCTTTACCTTATTACCGTCAACCATGACATCAACCTCATCAGTCTTGTTAGATATCTTATCGAACCATTCAGGTACAGGATCAATACCGTACCTGAATGCATTTACTGTCGATTTTATAGAAATATATGTTCCCATCTTAGATAAGATTACAATCGTCTCGTTTAACTACCTTAAAAGCTCCTCCTCTGAATAATAGAACCACATCAGTTCTATTATACTTATGTTTCTCGATATCCACCAAATGGTAAGAAGCCGGTCCAGTAGCGGGCCTAACCGGTCTCAATACGGCTATGGCTATATCACCGCCAAGCTCCACCCCTCCGGTAACACCCTGTAGGCACATGAAAATATACCCTTCAAACTCATGTTTCTTACCAATAAACTCACTCATAGGGATACCTACGAACAAATAGTTCTTTACATCCTCTTTCTTAACATCAGCGGCGTTCTCGACACTTGATGGTATTACGTCTATAAATTTAGCTCCTATTGCCATAATCAGATATTTAATTTAGTTCTTAATTCTTGACACAATTCATAATTATCTCTCATGATACTTAACGTATTATCGACTCCGTTCCCTACACGAACATCCCCGTACCAGTACCATGATCCTTTACGGGTAAAGATACCGGTTTCCTCGCATAACTTCAAAAGCTCAAGCTCCTTATCAAACCCCACGCCATAATACAAGGCTGTCTCGGCTATCTGGAACGGAACAGCCGTCTTGTTCTTCAGAACCTTTATCCTAACCTCATGACCTACTGAAGATCCGTCCTCTCCTAATATAACCTTCTTCCTTGCCATTTCCATACGGATAGAGGCATAGAACTTAAGGGCGTTACCTCCGGTCGTTACCTTAGGATCTCCGTATATAACACCGATCTTCTCCCGGTACTGGTTGATGAATACCAGAACACAGTCGCTTTTATTAACGATACCGGTAAGGACTCTCATGGCCTTTGACATCAACCTAGCTTGTAGTCCCATGTTGCTGTCTTCCATATCGCCCTCTATCTCCTTCTTCGGTACCAGATTGGCTACAGAATCTACGACAATAAATCCGACCTTCCCAGACTCGACTAACTTGGCTGTGATGTCAATAGCCAGCTCCCCGTAGCTTGGCTGGGAGATCAAGAACCGGTTTATATCCAACCCCATTTTCCTAGCGTACTCAATATCGAAAGCGTTCTCCACGTCTATTATAGCTACTAGCTTATCTGGATGTTTTTTCTGGAACTCGATCATACTTAACGTACACATCATAGTCTTGCCACAAGATTCCATCCCGACCAGCTCATGAATCCGGCCTACCGCCCATCCGCCGCCGAGAGCCTTATCCACCACCAGCGAACCGGTGCTTTCCCTTGGTATGGATATTATAGGCTTATCGTCACCGAAGTTCATTATCGAGCCTTCTCCAAGCTCTTTATTTAAAGATGATACTAATTCATCTACGTCTGAAAAAAGTTCTTTCTTAGCCATTATAATCCGTATTCGTCAAAGTTAAATAAATCCTGTTGCTTTTTTATCATATCCTTACCGATATCAGATATCTTCTCCGGCAGGAACACGCCATCGTTATCATCCACCCTCTCCATGAAATTTGACACATTCTCACTTAACAATATTGCGTTATCATTAGGTACTGATTTTAGATAAAGACCATCAATTGATCTACATCTTGAAAGAGCGGTATATATCTGACCAGTCTCAAAAGCCCTGCTCATATCAACGAATATATTGTCTAATGTCATCCCTTGAACTTTATGAGAAGTGATAGCGTATCCTAATCTTAACGGATATTGAATAATATAACCACAAGACGTTCCTTCTAAAGATCCATCTACTTGCCTGTATTTTATTTTATCCCATTTTTCTTTAGTTATATAAACCTCACTTCCATCGGTAAGCTGAACCGATATATCGTCATCACATGGGTCTATATCTGTTACTACACCCATGGAGCCATTCACGTACCCATTACCGTTCCTTGTTATTATAACCTTAGCTCCTACTTTTATTATAAGTTCATCCTCGCATGGGGCTATAGGTTTTTCTCCGAAGATCTTCGCCTCGAATTTAAATACCTTATTATCTATCTTGTCAAGATTAGATTTGTTTATCTCATAAGCCTCCTTATTAGTTGAGCATATAACTATAGTGTCATTCATATTGTCAGGATACATGACCCTAGATTTAAGAATGGATTTAGATTCCTCGGTAATGACCCCGCATCTTATATCCTCTAATACAGATAAAAGTTGTGGATCTTTTTGACGGAATACCTTATCGAAGGTAACTACCGAGAACCCTGAGGCTCTTAATGCCTTTGACGAGAAAAAGAATCGGCTTTCATAATATTTATCAATAAAATCATCTGCGGTCACGACAGGAGGTAATTGCGACAGATCTCCGAACATAATCAGCCTAACTCCACCAAAAGGTTCCTTGCTTCGTTTACATTGTCTAAGTATATCGGCAACCTCATCAAGCAAATCGGGTCTTACCATACTAATCTCATCGATAACGATAGTATCAAGATTTTTGACCTTGCTTTTCATGAACGGACTTACATCAACCTTATTCGATAACATATTCCTCTCTACGGAGGGAATGTAAGGATCATTTTTTATAGCGAAGAAAGAGTGAATGGTTTGTCCTCCGGCGTTCAGGGCCGCAACACCAGTGGGGGCTACTATAACACATTTACCCAAGAACTTTACAATACGTCTCATGAACGTACTTTTACCACTACCGGCTCTACCGGTAATAAACAGATTCTCCCTAGTGGTGAAAATCTTCTTCAAGGCACGACCCTGCTCTACGTTTTTATCCACCGTCATAATATGACGAAGGAGGTCGTTTTCATTTCTAAAATCCTCTTGTACCATGTCTTTTTAAGTTTATGGTACAAAGATACAAATAGTTATAATTAACTATTAAAAATAAATGTGAATAATATGTAAATATTAAATTTTATATCTTATACTCAGATTGTCCATCTTGCTCATCCAAACATGTTTTTACACTAAAACTAGAAAGTATCTCTACCTCTTCGATATAATAAACTGCATCATTATCATAACAATCACGAAAAGAAATAGCTATTATATCTCTAGTTTCTCCAAAATCCTCTTTATCGTTAAATAAATTATCATAATACTCATCGTCGTCGGTACTTATGTTATCTATATCACCATCTTTAATGGATACTCTTATGGTTTTGCTAGCATATATATTATAATCCTTACTATTATATATCAATCCATTTTTATATCTTATATCAAATAGATTTTTATCGATACCGGAAGTAAATTGTGATACGAAATCGTTATTTATAATTACATTCTCACTCTTATCTACGATGTCCTGAACCATATCAGCCATAGCCTGTATAACCTTATCGTCTTTTAACAAGAAAAAATCAAAATCAAGTACCATATCTATTCATGTTTAAAATTAATAATACACAAAGATATGAATACGTATTAATAATAAATATAAATAATTGATAACAATACTTAAATATATGATTTATTGGCTGATTGTTAAATACCCATCATTGATCATCTTAGCATATTTTTCTCCTAAAAACACATCTATTATGTAGTATGATGATATTAAGATATGTATTTTTCTCCCTATGTAGAATAATCTTAGGTGTCCGATAGTTACGTTTTTCCTGTCTTTGGCATTCGCTACTCCATTGTTTTTTTTAACCTCGTCATATAAATCGGATATATTCTTCTTACACATATCCAAGAACATGTTTATATATCTGTATATAGTGGATTGCGATATTTCACGCATACCTATTCCTATAAGCTTATTATTTAACTCATTAAGAAGGTATGCTATATTGAACTTAACTGTCTTTCTTTTAGTTACTTTGTATATATGATACACGTTTCTAGTTCTGGCTCTGAATATTATTTTGGAAAGGATTTTTACCCGATCAAGTTTCCGGCTTTTGTTAGCCATATTCCGTCTTTCGTCTGAGCTTAAATTCTTATTCAGACATTTGTATACGGATCTTTTCTTACCTACGAATATGTCTTTCGTATCCTCATTCTTCTTAGCCTTATACGAGTAGATCATGATATCAGGTAAAGCTATTCTTATCTCGCCTTCCGCGTAGGCCTTAAGCGTCTTTAGCTGATAGTCTATATCCTCATGGCAATCCTCTATAACATGTCTGTAGCAGAAATAAGCTATGCCATCGGATAGGATATCTATAAAATCATCGGTATTGATCTCAATACGGTCACGATAGCCTTCTCTCATCCTATTTCTTAGAAATACATGCTTCTGGATATTTATGATAGAAAGATAAGCCGTTACCTGCTTACACTTCTTTTCTATAACCATGCCGGAACCTCTTATATTATCTTTCTTGTTCGAGTATTTTACGGCCGTAACCTTCTTCCCGTCCTTATTAGTTACAGGTTTGTAATCTACTGGGCATACAAGTGATCCTGCCGGAAGCCTTAGGCATCCAAGCTCATCTTTTTTTGCTTGTATATCTTTTGGGATATATGCTTCGGTAAGAATCTTATCGAAATTTGATTTCATTTTCTGTAAAAGTGCTACCTTTGTCTCCATAGTGTTATTTTTGTCGCGAATATACAAGTTTCATCAATACGAAACAAGTTATTCGGATGGATGGGTAGCCTGTGAAGGTCGCCCATTTGTTGTTTAAGGAGGGTAGGTTATGTCCGTAAAACGCTGTATGCGTGAACGATGGTTTTTCTCAACCTACTTGTTACGCGCGTGTTAATAGGTATATTTATTAAATATAATTAACTCTATAAACATATTCTACTTACTAATATCTCTATCCGTACACAGAACCTCTCAAAGCCTCTATTTAATAAAACATTGCTTTTTACCGCCAAGGTATGGTGCCGTCAGGTAGCATACCGCAGGCTAAACCTGGTAGAAGCCGTATCCTATACCGGAGGCCGGGACCCCGGTAGGGGGATCGGGTGGAGCAAAAGCCAAAGAAGAAAAAGCGAGGTCTTGTACGATCGCTCACGCTCCGGCCGTCCGTATCTTCTACGGCAGGCTCCATGCCCCAAGGCTTCCCATTTCCCCTTGGCTTTATATCCCATAGCTTGGGGAGGAAGGAATCCAAAGGAAAAAAGTAAGGTCGTATGCGGTCGCTCACGCTCCGGCAGGCTAACATAACTCTACCGCCGTCTATGTCAATAGCGAACCTCTGGCGGCATTGTCCGGTATGACGGCGGTAGCCTTACCTTAGCTGTCCCTGCACGTTCCCCACCAACCTTTTCCCTTTGGATGCCTTGGGCTATGTCATGGGACGATAAGAAGCCAAAAAGAAAAAGGAGTGGTCGCATCCCGTGAGGCAGGATAAGGATGTCCCCCTCCGTCCACGCGCGTAGCGTACGTGAACTTCACTGTCCTCGCTATTGTATCCAGCCGTAGACATACATGACTTCGTTCGCCCTACCCCACTAGCCTTTTCCCTTTGGATTCTCGTAAATACATGTTAGTCAGCATATATTACACTGATTATATCATATTTTGTTGACAATAATATTTTTTTAAAGTATTTTTGTCGAAAACTAATTTTGTATGGCCGAGCAGAGAAAAGCTTTCGTATTCGCATTGCCTTACGATACTAGGTTGGATATGATCCAGCAGTTCTTAAGGATATACAACGGCTATCTGGATTCTAAGGGTAGGAGCTTGATTACCGAAAGGACGATAAACTTACTTTCTTTCTACATCAACTACGGATACTCGGATGATACCAGGGCTAAGTACATGGATTGTCATGGGCAGAAGGAGTCTTACATCGCTGTCCTTAACAATGAACTGAAGCGTGGTGGTTTTCTGGTGGACAAGAAGAACGGGAATTTCCGTACCCGTGAGTTGTCTATTGAGATGAGAAGCCTACGTAACTATTTCGTGCTTGACGGTGAGGGTGATGATACCCGTGTAATGGGATTCGTATTCAAGAGAAATAAATTGGATATTGATGGATAGGAATCTTATTTCTTTTGACAGGGATATCGTGGATGAGGTGGTAAGAAGATCTGATGGGAAGTTCACCAAACAACAGGTAGAGTGGTGCATGAAAGCATCCGTATCTTACATCCATCATCTAGCTAGGTATACTGACAATATATCTATCAGAATACCGTTTATCGGATACGTTGTATGCAATCTTCGTGAGATGCGTGTAAGGCGTGATAAGATACGTCGGATATTTGTCAAGGAAGGTAATCGTTATCCGGATGAAAGGATGCCTATTGAGCTTGATTGTCTGGACAAGAAGATTAAGGCGATAGAGGATATGGAGGGGTTGAAGAACGGAGATCCTCTTATACGTGATAACCATGAGGCCATGTATCAATGTCGGTATGGAATGACATGGGAACAATTACAGGATTTTCAACAAAAACAGTTTAAAAAATAATTATCGTGCAAACAATTGGTAAAGCCCAAGTAATAGCCCAAGCTTGGGAAGATAGTTTATTGGGCAGGATTCCTAAGGATGAGAAAGATTATCCCGAATGGTATAAGAATCGTCTTGAATTATGTAAGAAATGTTCTAAGAACTCTTCTAATATAGCTTTCTTTAAGTTACCGGCTAAGGTATTGCTGCAAAGATTGATGGGAAGACAGGCATGCTCGTTGTGCGGTTGCTTTATCAAGGAAAAGGCTTGGATGAAGACCGAGGTATGTCCGTTGAAGTTCGTAGAAGGAGAGAAAGCCAAATGGAATGCTATGGAGGTGATAACAGCCGATCATAACGATTTTAATATCGAGTGCCCTAACGATGCCTTTGATATAGGACTTACGGATGATGAGAGTGAGTTTTATTTAAATATTTTTGATCAGAAAATAGGTGATAAGATAGAAATCGTGTTATTTATCACCCATAAAGATGGTTTCCATGTCAAGGAGCATCATCTTGGATGTGGATGTATGGGAGATGTATCATATAACAAACATCCTGACAATGAGAATAGAACTATATTTAGGATGACATTAGATACCTCAAAATATACGGAAGGCCATTTTGAGAAACATCTATCTCTTATGGGTTATACGAAGGATGATCCTGAACGTAATTTCAAACATTTCCCGCTACGTATTATAGGGGAAGCTTATAAGTAAATACCATGAGAAGTCCCGTAAGAAGTAAGATAGATGATCGTATCCATGCTCTTATTGTTATGGAAGTCGGTTGCCGTGAGTTGCCCGAATATTCGCTGGGTGATATACTTTACTCCGCTTTAAGGAGAGTTGCTAGGGCTAATGGTGGTAATGTACGCTTCTTGCGGGATGTTAGTACCAGAGATCTGTTGAGGTCTATAGACCAAAGTATTAGTGATGAGATTGAGTTAAACAGTAACGATTACAACGCGTAATGGAAGAAGATAAGGATATTAAGAAAGAGATCAGGGATTATCTTAAAGAAGAAGCAGATACTCATATAAGACATTGGATGGCTATAAAACGTGAGAGCAAGCGTCTTTATAGTGAGATTGAGGATAGAACCAAGAAGATAGCCCTTAAATCATCATCGTTGATAAAGGAGGAGGATTTTGTCGCTCTTCATGAGATGACCCATAAGATACAGATGTTGAATATAGAGGCTGTAAAAGTCAATTCTAGGTTGATGTTTATAATCCAGTTGGCTACCAGCTTCGGTATGGATCTGGATTTCGATACGACATATGCGTCTACCGCAAAGAGCATTATGGAAGACAGAACGTCTGGATTCGTGTTTTATGATGACAAGGAACGTCTGAGATATGCTGATAAGGAGCTTGAGGATATGTTCCATGATATGAGCGTGACGGAAGTAAGTAAGATAGGTGTTGTTCAATCTTATGAGCTTCTTATGAAACAGTATAACGAATTTAAGGATATGAAAGCCAATGCCACAGGGAAGACGAAAGCCGACGAGTAAGGACGCTGATCGGGTCAATGACAATCTTGAGGTCATAGCTAAAGCCATAAACGACGCTAAGACTTATATTGATAAGCATCCTTGGGACAAGGAGAAGCCGGAGGATATGGCAAGGGCATTTGACTTCATATCAAAATTAATCGATAAGATAAATACATGGAATGATTCTTATATGGAGAAGAGCGGGATCATGGATGTATATAGGTCTGTAAGCAATGTCCAGAAAAAGGAACGTAAGGGTCAGGTTTCTGGTGGAATCGAGTCTGTTTTAAAGGATATTATAAAATGAGTCTAAGTACGAGTCCAGAATTTTATGTAAACATGAAAAATCCTCCTGTATGGAACGATCTGTTCGGTTGGGAGGATCAGGATGACGATGTTAAGCAGTTCTTTAAAGAAGAGGCTTATAAGGTCAAGTACGGGGTGACTATCAATGGTACGTTCATCCCCCCATGGCTTTATTGGCATGTTAATTTCTTTCCCGTATTTCAGGATCTTCCAAACGGGGAACGTGTGCCAGCGATCAGTCGTTTGCGTGACAACGAATGGTTTTTCGCCGAGATGTACCAACGTGCCCGTATGGAGAAGAAAGGGTTGGGGATGTTTGGTACTCGTCGTTTTGGCAAGGCTCTTCTGGACTCGGAGCTGATATATACTCCTCATGGATCTAAGAAAATAGGATTCGCCGATATAGGAGATATCATATACGGTGATGACGGGAAGCTTACTACTATAGTGGGCGTATATCCTCAGGGATTCGTTGATACGTACAAAGTGACCTTTGAGGACGGTCGCAGCGTGGTGTGTTGTGGGCAGCACCAGTGGAAAGTCAAGTATCATGGTGATTATAAGGTTATGAACACTATGGGTATCATCCATTCTGACTTCTCCAAAATGACTATAGATATTGGGGAGGCGGTAGATTTCCCTGAGCGGCGGTGGCTGATATCGCCCCAGCTCATGGGGTCTCTGGCCGCCTCCTTCCTTTGTGGCGCTACCGACAGGATCTTTGAGCTAAGCAAGAAGGAGATGGATGATGTCATTTATTCATCCAAAAAACAGAAAGAGTTGTTCATAAGATCGTTTATGAAGATCGCTTGTGGTATAAATACCGGTGACGATCGTTTTAAGGTCGTTTATAAAAGCGAGTATATTATATCCTTTGTAAGGAAAATATTTTGGTCTATGGGGTATTATTGTGTCATGGATGGTGATGATATGTATATATCTAAGACCCACGATAGGCTTAGGATATCTGATATAGATTATTACGGTAGATATAAGGCTACTTGTATTGAGGTCGATAATAAATCGCATCAGTTTCTTACTACTAATTTTGTCGTCTCCCATAATACGACCATCATGTCATCACTTCTCCAGATGAACGCTACGATGACTATCGGTCTTAGTCATTCTGTAGTAGGATTCAGCGACAGTGACTTATCCAATATCGGCGAGTATTGTGAGTATGGTCTTGATCATGTGCATCCTTTTTTCAGGATCAACAGAACCAAGACCGACTGGAGTTCGGGCGTCACATTAGGCAAGAGGATGTCCAATGGCGTACGTGATATCCATGCCATTATCTCTATAGCCAACATCAACATGGGTAGGAAGACCTCCACGCAGAAGACGGCTGGTCTGACACCGGCTACGGCTATTTTCGACGAGGTAGGTAAAGGTCCGATAAAGAAGCCTTACACGGCTGCCATGCCGTCCTACGACACGCCTTATGGCTGGCGTCTTAGTCCTATCTTGGCCGGTACCGGTGGTGAGGTGGAGTTGTCTAAGGACGCTCAAGAGATGTTCTCCGATCCCGAGACATATAATCTTCTGGTCATGGACTGGGATATCCTAAACCGTAGAGCCATGAAAGGGAAAACATGGAAAGAACGGAAATGGGCGATGTTTGTTCCGGGACAAATGGCAAACTCCGGTGTCAAGGTAACTATAGGTTTGGGTGATTATTTAGGAAAACCTGATGATAAGAAGCTTAATAAGATCAAGATCGACGCCACAGACTTCGAGGCTAGCACCAATAAACTTAATGAGGAACGGAAGAAACTATCTACAAAAGATAGGGTTGCGTATACTTCTCATACCATGTTCTATCCATTTACGATTGATGACTGTTTTTTAAGTTCTTCTCAAAATCTGTTCCCGGTTGAGTACGCTATCAAGCATAAGAACGATCTTATTGAGTCGGGGCAATATAGCGGTATGCTGTGTGATGTTTTTCTTGAATCGGGCAATAAGCTTGGTACTACTAAATCTAATAAACAGCTAGCTGGTTTCCCGTTTAGTGGCGGTGTTATTGACGCTCCTGTCCAGATATTCGAGATGCCTCAATCTAATAGGTTTGATGATTTTATTTATGTCGCTGGATGTATGCCTCCAGGAGAAAGGGTATTGACTTCTGATGGGTATAAGAATGTAGAGGATGTTGACTATGATGATTTCTTGGTTAATAACGAAGGAGATAATGTTAGGATACGCAAGAGACTTGTCAGAAATATGGTCGAAGAGGATCTTTATTCGATAAAGATGTATAATGGCGTAAGAATAAATAGATTTACTTCAGAGCATCCTATTTTTGTCTCTGATCATAAGACCGTAGGTAGAAGGGTTAGGGAAGATTTATTCAAATTTGATTACATACCTGTCAAGAATATAAAAGAGGGGCAGTGGACAAGGATTCCAAATATGTATGCCGAAGAAAGGATGGATATTCCGGGATTTAGGGATTATATGCTTTCTGATGATTTTTGGTGGTTTGTCGGGATGTGGCTAGGGAATGGATGGATTGATAAGCAGTGTCGTGTACAGATGGCTATTTGTTTTGACTATCCAGAAGAGAGGGATAGGTATTACAAGGTTATAGATAATCTTTTTGGTATTAAGCCTTCGGAGAGATATAGAAAGGGGAATTGGGAGTTAAGTTTTAAACATATTTATCTAAGTGAGTGGCTTGTCAATAATTTTGGTAAATATTGTTATGGTAAATATATTCCTGAATTTGCTAAATATCTCCCTTTTAGTATGAAGGTTAGTTTAGTCCATGGATATCTGGATACGGATGGGTCTGTTCATAATGATTTTCGTAATTATTCAGGTCTAGATTTCGTAAGCGTCAGCATTGATCTTCTTGAAGGTATGCAGGATATATTGTTATCTATTGGTATAGTTGGAGGTATATCTATAATGAAATACATTAGGACTGAGTATATAGATGGTAATAAGGTTAAATCTCAAAGACCATGTTATCATTTAAGGATAGGTCATAACTATACTGTGTATTTCAGGAAGCTAGTTGAGAACATAACTCCTGACTATATATCAAAATTATCTAAGATATATGTGGATACCAATACAAGGAAAAGTCCTTCTAAAGGTATATTTATTAGTAATGATAATAAGTATATATATGTTAGGATATCATCTATAACTAAAGGAAAGTATACTGGTCCTGTGTATAATTTTGAATGTGATACAAATAATTATCTATTAAGGAATATATCTGTTCACAATTGCGACCCTTATAAACAGGCCAAGTCCGACACCCCTTCATTAGGAGCTTTTTATGTATTCAAAAGGCGTGTTGGTATCCGAGATCCTTATGCCTATAGAATAGTTGCCTCTTACGTATCCCGTCCATCATCTATAGACCAATTCTGCCGTACGTGCGAGGTGCTTCAGAAGGGATATGGTGCTATATGTCTTATGGAGAACGCTGACCAGATGTATGAGCAGTATCTTAACCGTAAAAGCGGTATGCCAGCGTCTTTCTTTCTGTTTGCTGGTGAGGCAATAGCCAATAAGTATGTGAAGGCCGGCTCCCGGCAGAACAGCAAGCTGGGGCTATACCCTACCCCCGGCAACCAGAACCTGCTATTCTCGTGCGTCGTGGATTATTGCTGGCAGGATTTCGTTATTGGTTATGATGATCAGACTGGTCTTGATATAACTGTCAAGGGTATTGAGCTGATCGATGATATAGCCCTATTGGATGAGATAATACAGTATAAGCCCGGATTGAACGTCGATAGGATAATAGCGTTCGGGCATGCGTTGGTTCTCGCCAGATATTTTGACGATAACAATTACATGCCTAAATCGAAGATCGAGGAGATGAATAATGCCCGCAAGGAAGACGCTTATAAACACCATGAGGTGTATGCCTCTGCCTTTGGATCGGTATCTATAGGAGCTTTTAGGTAAATGAATGTCAATTAAACGCCTATCTTTGTTGTAAATAAAATTGAATAATCATGGAAGTGTTTAATAGAGATCATTCGTTTCCAGCAAAAGGAGCGTTATTAGGATTACCTCCTCAGGCTATTTCCACGAAGAAAAAGAACAGGAAATGGAAGGAGGATTGTATGGACGCTCTTGAGACGATAGGGTTGAAACAGTATGATCGTAACCAGATGTACCGTGACTATTATCTGATGGCGGATGGTAAGTTATCTTTTATGGAGATGGCGGATGTTATCCCTCAGTTAAGGAACGTTCAGAAGCTAAGGAGCGATATAAGGATACCTTCTTTCTTGAAGCATTATGATATCATAGGTGGTATCGTAAACGCCTTTGAGGGATGGCTGACAAACCTACAGGATAAGTATACGGTTAACGAGGTAGGGGATATGGCTATAAGTGAGTATGAGGATACGATGTCAAACTTACTTCATCGTCATATACAAGAACAGTGGGATATTATCGTTAATCAGCGTCTTGTGGAGGCCGGTCTTGATCCTACGTACAATGAGTTTAATTCCGAGGAGGAGCGTCAGGCTTATGTTCAGCAAATCCAACAGGCCAAAGCGTCTATGACCCCTGATGATATCCAGAGGTTCATGAGTACAAGATGGAAGACGCAGGCGGCGGTATGGGGGGATCATACGATCGAGGCTGACCGTAGCCGGTTTTATATGGATGAGCTTGACAGGGAGAATTTCCGGGATCGTCTTCTTAGCGGAAAGATGTTCCGCAATCATTTCGTTGGATTTGACTACTACCGTCCGGAGGTGTGGAGTCCGATGGAGGTTTTCCATCCTGATGTGAAATACCCGCAATATGGATCTTATGTAGGTCGTCTTCATTATTACGAGGGTGTCGAGTTGATATCAAGATACGGCCATAAGATGACGGCCAAGGATAAACGCCGGATTATGGGCGGTGATGATGATTACGAGGGATGGGTATCCAATGACGGTACTAGGTATGATTGGAAGAAAAAGAAGCCTTCTATTACCGGTATGTATGAGAATGAGGTTATTCCATGGAAAGGATACCATGACTATGAGTCTATAGTCGCCGCTGAGGATTACTACGGCGTTCCGATGGGTGAGTACCACACCTTCGGGCCGGACGGAGAGGAACACACCCAGCCCCGCTTCTTGCCCCGCTTCCATCCCTTTGGCTATTTTAACTCTGACATGTCCAATGGAAAGAGATATGAGATAGATTCCCGTCTTTTTAGAGTCATGGAAGGATATTGGGTGTCCATGAAACCGGTATTTCTAATAACTTACATGACGGAGACCGGTATGGTAGATCAGGAGCTTGTTACCGACGAGTTATTACCTGAGTTTTTGGAGAAGAACGGGATAAAGAAGGTGAAGAGGGTGATGGCAGAAGCTGTTGGCGATCCTGAGGTTAATACCTATATCTTGGAGTACGTGCCTGAGGTTAGGTTTGGAGTTAAGATTACTGGAGGTAATTTAATGGATAAACCTATATATATAGGGGGAGATCCAATACCTCATCAGATACATGGTGACAGCAGTCTATATGATTATGTCATTCCGGTTTCTGGATTTATAGGGGCTAGTCTCGCTGATCGCATACAGCCGTTCCAGATGATGTATAATCTTGCTATGAACCAGCTATACAATAACGCGGAGAAGGAGATCGGTAAGTTCTTCTTAGGCGACTTAGGATTCCTGCCTACGGAATATAAGGATATGATGGACAAGAAGGGAGCTTTGGCTACTTTTATGCAGATCGTTAAGTCCGTCTCATTTATGGGTGTAGGTGGTAATGACGCAAACAATCCTTACCAGAATCCGCAGATGAGCAGCATATATAATCAGTTCGGTGTATATGATCTCACTAATACGGATCAGATAAGATCCCGTATGGAAATGGCGTCTTACGCCTATATGATGGCTTATAGGATGATAGGTATATCCGAGCAAGCGATGGGTCAGTCAACTAGATACGAGAGTTCTACGGGCGTAAAACAGGGCGTTAATGCCACGATGTTACAGACCCAGACTTATTTTAATGACTTCGATGATTTTAAGAAGCGGACGTTGGATATCCATCTTGCCGTAGCTCAAATATGTCAGAAAGAGGGATATGATTGGACTGTGATGTACAGGAATAGTGATCTATCCTTGGCTTATGTTAGTCTTACGGATAATAGCTTATCGTTACGTCATCTTAATGTTATGGCTGTTTCTAATTCTAAGAAGCGTCTGGAGTTGGAGAATCTGAAGCAATATATATTGCAGACTAATACGCTCGGTAACGATTTGCTTGATATTACTAGGATGATGAGCGCCAACTCAACGGCTGAGATGAATCAGATCGGAAGGGATGCTAGATCTTATGCTGATCGTGTAAGGCAAGAGGAATACCGAAACAAACAGCTACTTGTCCAGCAACAAGCCGAGGCTGAACAACAGGCACGTAATGACGAGCATGAGAAGGATAAGGAGCTGGCTTATATCAAGGGTAATTTTGACTTACGGGGTAAGAGCATAATGGCCGCCGGTCAAGCTGCTAGGACTGAGAACAACTCAGAAGGTATGGATTATGTTGAGGCTATGGCTGATAGAGCCTTGAAGGAAAGAGATATGGATATCAAGGAAGAAGAGATGAGAACCAGACAGGCTAACGCCGAGGCCGATAGAAGATCACGTGAGGAGATAGAGAAAAGGAAGTTGGAATTAAAAGAAAAGGAGATAGATGCTAGGAACAAACGTTCTGATACAGATAGGTTTACGTCTATAATAAACAAGAATTGATTACAATTTTTGTAAATATTTTTACAAGATATGTAATCATTTTGGCGTAAAATTCTGTCATATACTATAATGGGCTTGATTTAATTGGTAATTGGATTAATGATAATTTTGTAAAAAGCAAAAAAGGAAATTGTATGAATGATATGGGTGATTTCGCTAAGGGTTTTAAGACCATGAGTGTCGAGGAACTTTTTTACCGTGGTGACGGTGATGGCGATAAGAATAATATTGAGGGTAAATATGATAAGGATGGTAATCTTATAGATGATGCCAAGAAAGAGCCTGCCGACGGCGGAGCGGCTGACGGTGGCGGGGATAAGGGCGGCGATGCTACCACCCCAGATCCGGATCCTGTTGGCGAAGGCGGTACTGATAACAATAGTGTGGTATCAGGATTTAACGGAAAATCTTTCTTGGAGAAGATGGCTGCCAGAGGTATCATAGACAGTATCGAGAACCTTGATATTATGGTAGATGATAAACCGGTTGATCTTTCTACTATCACGAAAGAGGATGATTTACTCGATATAGTGGAGGGATTGATCAAGGATAAAGCTGATGAGTTGTTGAAAGACAAGGTTGATACCGGGTCGATGTCTGATTTCATGAAGAAGATGATAGAGGTGGATAAGGCCGGTGGTAACGTTGGCCAACTATTAAGCCAATATCAGAGTATTCAGGCTCCGTTGGATAGCCTTGATATGAGTAATAAAAATGATCAGCTTGCGGTTATCCAGCATTATTATAAGATGCTGGGTATGCCGGAAGATGAGATAAAGGATAATATGGAAATGATGATTGGTAAAGGCGATGAGTTTATCGAGTCTAAGGCCAATAAGTTTCATGATATCCTGAAAAAGGAGATGGATAACCTTATCGAGGAGGAGAAAAAGAAGTCCGAGAAAAGGAGACAGGAGTTAGTTGAGCAGATGAAGGTCTATAAGAAAGGTCTTAAGACATCTATAAGCTCAGGGTTCCAGTTGACTGACACGATGATAGGTAAGGCTGTCGATTTCGTTACAAAGCCGATAGACAATCAAGGTCATACGGCTATAGATAAAGCCTATTCCGAGGCTATCAAGAATCCGGATATGGCCGCTGATTTGGCCTTGTTCTTGATGAATAAGGACGAGTTCCTTAAACAGAAAACCAACAAGGCTAAGATGGAGGTTAATAAGAAGACCATCACTCTTCTTTCTGGCAATAAGGGAGGAAAGCAGAATAAAAATAATATCGATAACGATACTATAGAAGCTAACTTCCTTGATCTGAGTGGATCAAAGAGTGTATAACGTTTAAATATATTGAAAATGAATCCGTTTCTTACAAAAAGTTTCCCGGCTACCGTGAATGGCGATAACGTTATTGCCTTTACCGATGCCAAGAACTATAAGACTTCGCTTGTAGAGCATAACTTAGGCTCATTGGCGAGCTGGTATTATGAGGATCCTGATAAGAATCATTTGGGTCTTTTGAATCTGTTCTCTAATATCGCTAATTACCCTGTACCGATGTATATGGGTATGATTAATAACGGCGCTACGATCTCCGTTAACGGTATTGGAGCTTCTTTCCGTTATGATCTTCCTGTTACAAAGACATTCGCTGTCGTTACGGCAGAGGATACTTCAGGTCATCACCTGAAACCTGGTATTGATGGTAGCTTGTTTGATATCGTTTTGAATACATCTGAGTTTACGGCTTATGATGTTATTACCTACGATGCCGCTAATGGTTGTAATATCCTTATCTCAGGTGAGATCCCGTCTAAGACAGAAGGTGACTTGACACGTTATTGGTGTCGTGTTATCGGTGGTAAGGCTAAATACTTCCCTAAAGAGAAATTACGTCCTGGTATCCGTTATTGGAAGATCGGTCATGCTTTAGGTGAGTACAGTACTCAGTTCTCTAAGGTATCTGGAGCTGACAAGGCCGGTTCTATGACCTGTGAGTTCCGTTTAGGTAACCATCGTGGTGTTGAGGGCGAGACAACTATGTACGCTGGTATGAAGTCCATGCAGGCCGCCCAGAACAGCACTTCAGAGTTTGTGGAGACCGCTCTTCGTCGTATGAATGCCATGAGAAGTGAGTATGAGGGTAATATTCCTGATCTGGCTATTATCGGTAAGACTGTTAATGGTAGACTTGATTTGCGTACGGCCAAAGTAGCGTCCACGCTGGAGGTATTCTGTATGGCTGAGTTGGTTAAGTTGGAGGCCAGACAGTTGATGTGGCAAGAAGGTGGTATTATCATGGATCAAAATGGTCCTATCCATTTGAATGAGGGTATCTACCGTCAGCTTCGCCGTGGTTACACTATCTACTATAGCCGCCCGATGGGTATTACTAAGGACACGCTTATGGCTGCCGCATCTTATATTTTCCGTGGACGTCAGGATCTCCCTATTACGGAACGTAAGATTAAGTTCAAGGTAGGAGCTATGGCTATGATCAATTTAGAGAAGTTGATCAGGGAATCGTTCTTCACTACCTTGCAGAACTTAAGCTGGGGTATGGGAAGCGATAGGATGTTGCCTTCTAACCCTATCTCTGGTACTAATGACGCCATGATCTTAGGTCCGGTTCAGGTTAAGGGAGCTTTCATTCCGGGCATCGGTAATGTTGAGTTCGAGCATGATCCTTCTTTGGATTACGCCGACATGACAGATCGTAGTGAGTTAGTGAATGGTATGTATCCCAGATCCTCTTATTCTTGCATTATCGAGAATATCACTGACGCTGGATCAACTAACGCATATTCCGCTATTCCTAATACGGCTAACGCTAAGTTAGGTAATATGAATAACAACGTATTTTATATCAAGCCAGAAGGCGTAAGCATGTGGTGGGGTTATGAGTACGGTCGTTGGGCGCACAAAGCTAACGGTAATGAGATCGTATCATCCTTGCCGGGCATGAAAGAGCAATTCTGGTGCCACTCAGCTTCAGCGGCTTGGGTTATGGATAACAGCAAGTTCTTGATTATCGAGCTTCAACCGAACTACTTCGGCTAAGTTTTTATAAAATAGGTTCGATTCTTCCTATAAGTCTTTATCCTTATGGAGGAATTGAACCACTGTTCCTTCTTTAATCAATAATGTTTATTTCAAACATTTAATGATTCTATATTTTTAGTATATTTACTGTATGAAATTAACATTACAGATCAAATTGCTCCCAACATACGAGCAGGTCGAAATATTGAAAGATACATTTGGTGTTTTCAACGAGGCCTGCAACGTTATTTCTCAGATAGCGTGGAAACGATGTGTGTTTAAACAGTTTGATCTACATAAGGAGGTTTATTGTTTAATAAAGGAGACGTATCATTTATCTTCTCAACTTGTAGTACATGCTATCAGTAAGGTCGCAAATGCGTATAAGTCATATAGAAATAAGAAAAGATATTTTCGTAAGTTAGGATCTATCACATATGATAGGCGTGTTTTATCTTACAAAATTTCCAAATCTATATGTTCTATTTCGCTTATTAAAGGACGTGAGAAAATAGCATATATATGTTATCGTCCTCATCTTATGCAATTTGCAAAAGGAGAAGCTGACTTAGTTTTTATTAGGGGTAAGTTTTATATCTATCAAACGATAGAAATACCAGATGAGAGAGAAAATGATGTAGATGATTTTATTGGTGTTGATATGGGGATTACAGATATTGTTTCTATATCTGACGGAACCAATATTTCTTCTAATGAGGTCAAGAATATACGAGACAAATATAATAAGGTGAGAGCTTCCATCCAGTCCAAAGGCACTCGCAACTGTCATAAGTTGCTGAAACGGTTGAGAGGACGTGAGGGAGGATTTGCTACCATTGTGAATCATAGTATCAGCAAATGGCTTGTTGCGAAGGCTAAGAAAGAAAATAAGGGTATCGCTATTGAGGATCTTAAGAATATTCGATTTGGTATGAACTCTAAGAAACGAAACAAAACATTCCGAAGGAGAAGTAACTCGTGGAGTTTTTATCAGCTTCGTTCCTTTCTTGAATATAAATGTAAGATGAATGGAGTTAAGATCATTGCCGTCCCTCCGGCTTATACCTCGCAAACATGCCATGAATGCAAACATATAGGTATTCGAAATGGGAAGCGATTTCACTGTAAATATTGTGGCAATATTGCGGATGCGGATATTAATGCCGCTATGAATATTGCTACATGGGGGTATGTAAACACCCATGAAAGATGGGAATTGTTATCGTGTTCTATACATGATGATGTTTCTACGTCTAAAACCCATAAATCTTTAGTTTATGGGTAGTTTACATATGTAATTTGGTTTTTATAGAAGAGAATATTCTTATTCTTTTTTTTTAGGAAAGTAACGCAAAAAATAAGGAAATGAAAGAAATTTTAAAATCAAGGAAGGTATTGGCCGAGGTAAACGGTTTCAATATCATGTCAGATACCTTATATGAGGTTGTAGGCAAACACGATGGAAGTGCTCCTCAGGCCTTTCAAGACGCTAATATAGCTAAAGCTCCGTTCCCGGAGAACGCCACTCACGTATGTTGCCCTTGGGATGATTTCTCCAAGGCCTATAACACCGGTTTTTATCCAAGATCAAGATGCTATAATGGTCTTGACAAGAATGAGATCGACAGGCTCGTCAAACAGCGGGTAGATAATATCATGAAGCCTTTCGAGGAAATGTCGCAGATGGATCTATCTCAAACCAATTTAGAATTTTGGGATGACGCTAAGGATAAGATCTTCATGGGTAAGGTTTATAATACGGCTAATACCGTAGATCTATTTTATTTATATCTGGCTGTATTTTCCGGCATGTTGACTCCTCAGGAAATGGATGGCGATCCTGTCTTCATGAACTCCATGTTCTGTTTCGTAGAGAAAGACAATATGAAGGATTTCGTTCAGCAGCGTGAGATCAATAAGATGAACATCAGCTATAAGTTTATCAGCGCCCTTAAGAAAGGCGGCGACGATCGTCAGGCTGTCATCGATCTTCTTCTTTACATCGGTATCGTAACTCGCCCGGATTTCACGGAGGATGAGTATTATACAGGATCTCTATCAAACTGGATGAATGAGAAGAAGACCAATGTTGATTATCTGCTTGATATCTGGGATCGGTCATTGGAAGGTGATTTCAAGGAAGTTCTTGAGTTTTACCGTATCGTAAACGTCCTTCAACGAAATGGTCGTATCAATATGACTCCATCCGGATTACAATATAATGGCCAGATCATAGGACCTGACGTTCGGACATCCGCTGAGTTCTTGGCTACCAAGAAAGACTTTATTAACATAAAGGCTAATGTATTGGATGAGTATGAGGAGATCATATCTATGTCTAATATCGATGATAAGTCCAAGACCAAGAAGGTTAAGGATATTAAGAAGAAGGATGACGTAGAGGAAGGTGATAAGGCTAAGGAGGAATAATTATGACAATTCAAGAAGCGTATCTAAGGTCTTTGCAGAAGAACGAGCAGAATCTGGCCAATGGCGGGATTAAGCTGGATCCGGGAAGGTTCGTGCTGTTGTTCAACGAGGCCCAAGACCGGTTGGTTAAGTACTATCTAAATAGGAAGGATGACGAGACTATACGCTCCATCCAAAACCTTCTTGTTTATTGGATGTCGTTGGATAATGCGGGTAGGATGGATGACCCTGAGTCTACGTCCTTTAACTTACCTGACGACTATCTATGGTTCTCTAACATAAAAGGCGTTTTCTCATACAAAGGGTGCGAGGTCACTGATTTCGTTATGTGGGAGGCTAAGAACGAGAATATCCATGAGCTTCTTGGAGACGAGAATAACCGTCCTTCTTACGACTACCGTGAGACATTCTACTCCATAGGGAACGGGAAGGTCGTGGTCTACGAGTCAGGCTTCCGTACCGAGGAGGTTAAGATGACGTACTACCGCCGTCCTGTCAGGGTGGACCTGTCGGGGTATATCAACGCCGCCGGTATCCAGTCCACGGATATCGACCCGGAGCTGCCCGATTATCTTGTGGAGGAGATTCTGGATATGGTCGCCAAGCAATTCAACCTTAACGAGAATGAATTAACTAGATATAGTATAGATAAGGATAATGTGGCTTCCTTTAAATAAACACCGTTAGTTTGATCATTAAGCCTACTCGGAAACGGGTAGGCTTTTTGTTAACGTGTTTTAATTATCTATGACAGGGTTTTTTGATCCCCATCTTTTCTTCCATTTCATGCCGAGATAATTTATTATTCCGTCAAAATTAGAAACGATCCCACTTTCTATCATATCGGATATATATCCTTGTATCATTATTATCTCCTGCATTTGCGTAATCGAGGCATAGTTCCTTATACCCTCCTCATGCTTGCCGAATACCACGTAATTTATACCTTTGGCTATCCTTGATATATATCTCTTGAAATCATCATTCGTTATGTTGTCGCCTAATAAGTATCTTATATCTACGCTCATTTTTATATACGTATCTCCAGCTATGTTCCTATTCTTCACGAGGCCGTCTGTTAGCCATATAACTACCGTGGCGTATATTTCAGGATCCAACTCCATGGCTATGGTAATAAATACGTATGGATCTATAAACCATTTTTGGGTTCCTCTGCCTCCCTTTCTGTAAGCTAATCCTGCTTTCCTAAATTCCTTTAGCGTAAGGTTATCGTAGTCCAGCTTATTTTTGACATTGTCATTGCCATATCCGAGCTGGCTCATTAGGGCTTTTATTTTCTCCTTGAACCCTTGCTGCGACAATACGTCGTTAATTTCCCTTGATGATAATCCCATGGATTCTCTTTTGCTCTTTATTGAGTTCATGGCCTCAGTTATACACACATATCCATCTTTGCTCATTATGGATATCTGATTTCCTAAAAGCATCCTGCTTTCTGATTTTAAAATCAAATTTGATTTCATAACTTTATATTTTTAATTTATACTACATCGTGAATCGGTCTGTGATAGATAGATTCACGATACAAATATAATTAAATGGGATTTGATGTCAAAATATATTATAATATATTGATATATAGAATTATATGAATAGGATTTTATCGCATTACCGTATAATTAGATATTATTTTTCTGGATTCGGAGAAATATCCGACTCCAGAAAGTAGTTGATTATAAGATACTTACTATAAATAATCTTGTCCTGTTTTTATGGGTATACGCATTCTTGTGTCATTTTTCAGTATAATATGTTTACAAAAAACGTAATATCATAGCGTCTCCATATATTCCCGACCATGTTTTATTGCCTTGATGTTGTTTATTGTTATGTTTGCGTTAGGTAAATGATTTTTAAACTAAAATATTGATAATATGTTGCACAGACCGCAAGACCGGGTACTTTTCGTATCCCCACACGCTAAGATGGTGGATGTTGATTCCATCTTCTTGAAGGAAGGACAGATCGGTATTTACGATACTAAAGATACTTCCGAGAACGGTTGTAAGGCCGTGATTGATTTTACCGGTAAGCCTCGTAACGACAAGCGTTATGAGATCCGTATCGGTCGTAATGAACAAGCGGCTTCCCGCTCTATCTATGATAAGGATTTTTCCACGCCGTTATTCTCCTTGAACGAGATCACGGAGATCTACGCTTCTTGGCCGAAGAAAGATCATGCTTATGTCGATGATGTTATCTTAGGATACAATGGTGTTTCTGATGACACTGCGTTCTCAGTCTCCAAAGGAGACCGTATCGCTATCCGCTTGGTTCTCGCTGGTCGTGCCTTTGAGCTTCTTGGCTATGAGGAGGGTCGTGTAGAGATCAATGACGCCATTCTTTTGGATGATTGTGATAATACGCCAAATCAATGCGAGGAATGTGATCCTTGCGAGGAGGTTGATTTGTTGCCCGCCGTATTGAAGTGTATTGAGCGGATGAAGAATCAACCTATTGCTGGTGGTGGTAAGTTATCTGATTATATCGATATTACTCCTGTTACAAGATGCACCAACGAGGCTACCGAACCTGATACGGAAGATGTCAACTTCTATTGTATGGAGGTATGTGATACTGGTGATGATCTGGCCTTGGCTGAGGTTCGCGCCCAATATCCTGGGTTGAAGATCGTACGAGAGACTATTGAGGGTAGCATGTCACGTTATAAGGTTATGAAGAAAGGGGCTAAACCTGCTGACTATACTCAACGTCTTATCTCTATCATGAAAGGATGTACAGACTGTCCTCCTAGCTATACGGAAGTTAAGGGTGGTTATCTTTATTCTATTTCTTTGGAGGATGATGGTGTTGATATGTCTACTACGGTAGAATCTTTACCTAACGTGGTAGCTGATACGGTTAATAAGATGAGCCAGATCAAGGGATCGGGTTTGTATATTGCGGCCACTTCTAAGAAATTGACGAGCGAGGAGATCTCTAATTTTGTGGAAGCTAATCCTACGGCTATCATCTATTACGTTGCTAAGACATCCGATATGTGCGAGAATCCTACGGTTCGTACCGCTTCTTGGTCAGCTTGCGGATCTTGCAAGGTATCTAAGGAGAAGTATTATATCACGATCCCGGACAACGAGTGTGGTGAAAGTGCTTTGGAGGAAATCAAGCAGGCGTTCCCGGAACTGGAGATCACTGACTACGGCACTCCTGCTGCTTGCCAGCATAGCTTCCAGACAGAGGTATATACCAATATGTTGTGCGATGAGTGCGACAAGGTGTTCGAGGGATTCTTTACCAGCGAGGCCCCGGCATCATACCGCAACCGGATGTGGAAGAAATTGGAGTCGGCTCAGGAACTTGGCTCTAACTGTAAGTGCGGTATCCGTTTCCGTGGCAAGGAAATGTTATTATCTCCGTCAGAGTGCTTGATGGATAAAATGACTTATATCGAGGATAGCGTGGAGATCGTAGGCGCCAGCGGCGGTTATCCCGATTCTTTGGATGAGGGTTCTCCTATCTGGTGGGATCAGCTTAATTTCGAGAGATTGTCCAGAAAGGCCCCGCGTACTCACGTAGGCGGCAATATGATGGATGATGAGTTGAAGGGGTACGCTCACTTCAACGGCTTCCCGAAACATCAGGATTTCATGGGGCGGACGTTCATGAACGAATATAGTCGTGTAGAGCAAACGGCTCAGTACGTTGACTTCCAGATTACGCTCAATCCTCATAGATACGCTCAGGGATTCGGAAAGGTTATCGCCGATGATCCGGTTAACCTGATCTTACGTGTACGCTATGGCGCTCATGAGGGTGTTCAGGAGATGATCAATATGATCGGTGCTGCTGCTGGTCTTGGACCGGCTATCGTGACCGAACCTAAATAAGAACGACCTTTTTTGCGTTCATATATTTCCTAAAGGGGAGAGATTCAATTCTCTCCCCTTTTTTATTAACTTTGAGGCATAAGAATTTAAATATTGTAGTATGTCCGCTATTAATGAGTATTTAAAGAGACTGGCTTCTATATTCGGAAGCATGGGTTTCTCCGTTCCGCCAGACGACTTCTCAGGGGTTGTAATAGACGGAAAGACGTATCCGGTCATGATGAGGAATGACGGATGTTACGTGTACTTCGATGATAAAGGAGTAAAGAGACTTGTAAGCGATGTCCCTAGAAAGGACTATCAGTTCATTAACATCAAAGACGCCCGTGTGTCGATCGTCAACCAATGCTATCGTACGCCGGGTGGTCAGGTAGAGGCTCGTATCCATACCTATATGAATAATAAGGGGGAGATACTGGCCGAGAAGATATTTATCATCAACTCATCAGATATCGATACTCCTATCGGTACGGAATTAGATAAGGTTCCTGCCGAATGGGTGGCTATAGATTGTAGTATAGCCGAGATGACCGATCGGGAGTTAATATTCGTAAGTAAATGTTATGCCACGGAAGGCGGTAAGGTCCAGATCGAGGGCGTAGAGTCAGTTGACCCCCGCCTGAATCCCGAGGTATCCCACTACGAGGTGGTGAATACGACAGACGATAGTAATCCTATCGGTACGGAGTATGACGCTATCCCCGACACATGGAATCGTATAGTATGTGATTTCCCGGACATGACCCAAAGGGAGATAATACCGGTTCTTAAATGTTTTGACACCGGTACCGGGAGAGTGCAGATAGAGGGATATAAGATATTTGATTATGAGATGGGTACCAGAAAGGAATGGTATCGCATCAAGCAAAGTACCGATCCTGAGAACCCGGTAGGTAAGTTCATTACCAGCATAAGTGATGACTGGGTTGAGGTTGTTTGTGACTTCACGGATATGGAGGATCGGGATATTGAGGTAACTGTAGAATGTTATAAGACACCGGCCGGTAAGGTGAAGCTGGAGGTTCTCACGTCATGGGATGGCAATATAGGGGTTAGGGATAAGAGTTATAAAGTCCTGGAGACTACCGATCCGTCACAGCCTGAGGGCGCCAGCTTCAGTTCCTTGCCAGATACTTGGATAAGGACTGTCTGCGATTTCGACGATATGGAAGAGCGTGACATTAGGGCTTACGTCGAATGTTACGACGGAGGTAATGGCCCAGTCAAGCTTCGTAGGCTGGTTTCCTATGACTCCAAGATAAAGGCCAGATACACCCGTTTCGAGGTTCTTGATTCGGATGACGCCGGCTTCGTCCCGGGGACGGGCTTGGCTACCCTTCCCGACGGATTCTCTTTGGTTCCATGTGATTTCGTCGATTTTGAAGATCGTATGCTTCAGCAGAGAAAGGAATGTTATGATACTGGCAACGGACGGGTACAGGTATCACGTATCACTTCTTATGATGGTGATATAAGTATCCGTAGGACTTTTTATGTAGTTACTCGTTCCGAGGACACGGATGTTTCCGTTGACAGGATATATAAGGATATACCTGGCGGATGGACTCGTATGGTATGTGAGATGGATGACATGGAATCGCGGGATATAGAGTCTTATGTTGAGTGTCATGATACGGGAGACGGTAACGTTAAGGTAAGGAGGATCGTGTCTTATGACGCCAAGGTGAATGAGCGATATGTCCGCTACGAGGTACTGGAGTCGGATAACGGCGGTTTCGTCCCTGGACAGCGGATGTCCACCTTGCCAGCCGGATGGTCTTTGGTTTCCTGCGATTTCACGGACATGGAAGATAGGATCTTGTCTAATACGATCGAATGTTATCGATCATCTAGAGGTGTATTACGGGTTATCCACACGATATCTTATGATGGTAAATTAGGTGCCAGATCAGAGCTATGGGAGGTCGTTAGCTCTACTGATAGCGTTATTCATGTAGGGTATAAGACAGATTCGTTTTGGCAAGGTCTTACCCGTATCGAATGTGAGGAGCCGGATTACATGGATCGGCTTATTGATACGACAGAAACTTGTTATGATACTGGGAAAGGTACGGTAAAGATTCGCAGGCAGGAATCGTTGAACGGTAACTTGGATGTAAAGGTATTTGATTATAAGATCATTGAGTCTACCGATCCTGATCATCCTATCAATACGACTCCTACCCAGACAGTTATTAATGGATGGACGGTTATCAGTTGTGATCTTAATATCATGGATGTGGATGACTGTTATGAGGTTGGTGGTCATAAGATACACTTAAAGGGATTTAGGACGGTTAATCCAGCGTTGCAGGATATTAAGTCCATATTGTATGTCGTGTATTCTGATCATCCCGATTATAATGTAGGTGACGAACTGTCCTCTATGCCAGATGGAGCTAAAGTAACGATCTGTGATTATGCGGATAAGAGCCAAAGGCACATGGTCCCGGTGCGTGAGTGTTATGAGGTAGCCGATGGCCGGTTCTATGTGGAGGGAAGTCGGCTGGTGAATAACGATATGGTCGTTGAGCGGACGTCGGTAATGGTGCTTGAGTCATCCTCCCCTACCTACCCTGTGGGGACTACGCTGACTTCCATTCCTGTTGGTGCTACTATCGTGGCTTGTTTATGTCAAACATGTTAATCCTAGTGCTATGGTGAAAGTATGTAATGATTATTATATGATTGACGCCTTAGCTGGCGGTGAGGTCATTAGAAAAAGAAAGTATCGTCGTGAGAATACGATGATCGGATATAAGTGGTATGATTATAATGGGGTCGAGGTAATTGACCCCATTGAGATATCACGTCTTGATGGTCTGGCCACTAAACATCAGCGTGTGGATGAGGCCTATGATGATTACGCTGAGTTTATGTCCTCCACCAATTATGTTAATAGTGTATCTGGCATGCCTATGGACAAGCATATGATTGTCGTTGAATGGAGACCGGATAGCGAGCAAGGTTTTGTTACCATGGCTCATGACGAGGCTCTTGATGGGGATAGTTATTATATAGTAATTATCAACGTAGGAGATAAACAGGCTACAATCTATACCCCCGTAGATCCTGAGGATCCAAAGGGTGGGACTTCTCGCTCTGTTGATGGTGATAATATCTCTGTTGGTGGGTCGTATGTCTCTATATCCCCCAAGCAGGTAGAGAGGATAAGGGTTACTTTTCGTGATGGTAAATGGTACTATGAGTTGGTTACTAAGACATATCCTAGTAATACCGGAGGCATTAAGATCGGGGATGTCGATTATGTTACTTTCAGGTATTTATGGGATGAGAGTTCCGGAAGGGATTTGGATACTATGACGGAAGCCCTTAATTCTAATGTTCCGACTATAGATAATCTGGGCGTAGGATTTGGAGGTTCTGGCAATGATGACGAATCGGTCAGGAGCGTCCTTAAATGGGGTGGAGATAACACCGGTTCGGGCAAGGAGTGTGTCTGGATGTCGGTAAAGGATCTAAGGGCGCAGTATTATGATATCCTTCCGGATGAGACGCAATTTATGGCTTACGCCACATGGTACGCTTCTATAGGTACTGGGAAATGCTCTTTTGAGCTTGTCGGATACAAGGGAGGAACTATGGTTCAGGATGGTTATAATTTTATAAATAATGGCGGATCTGTCGTATATCAGAATACGTACGATTTTGTATGTCGAACCGGAAAGGGTTCTGCCACATATAAAACATCTTATGAAAAGGTAGCTTGTGTTACTTATAATAAGCTCACGAACGAGGTTTATATGTCTATCGGTGAGGCTATAGATCAGGAGGATAATTATGATAGATTAGAACGGGAGATCAATAATATAAAGGAAAGACTTAGCGATGTCGAGAGCGAGTTGGCTGTCGTAAGACGTATAGCCGAGGGCAAGAACACGGCGTATATCTTTGATACGGTCGATGCCATGAATGAGTGGCTGGCGGTCCCGGAGAACACGGCTAAGCTCCGTGTGGGGGACAGTTTCTGGATCAGGGAGCAGGATGTACCTGATTATTGGTGGGATGGAACTCAGGCTTTAGAGCAGGAAGGCCCGAAGGTTGATTTATCTCCTTATTATACGAAAGACGAGATTAATAATATTGTCAATGATATCAATCAGAAGATAGAGGATAAGAGTACGTCTATTATCTTCGATACTTATATCCAGATGAAGTCTTTCGTGGATGATCCAACTAACGCCGATAAGCTTAAGGAAGGTACCATCCTGTTGATACGAGAGAAAAACGTGCCTGATTATTATTACGATGGAGCTGGGATAGTTAAGATGGAAGCCGACGTAGAGCAATGCCTTTATGTTACTTTGACTAATAAGCCTACGGAAAGCACTGTAAGTTATACCCAAGATCGGGAGGTGACTAATTTCGCTCCTGGAGCTATAGCTAGATGGGTTGACGCTGACGGCAATGACGTGTTTTATAAGCTTGTGGAGATAGTCGGCGGTAAGGCTAAGTGGATTACCCTTATCGATACTAAATACGGCAATGTGACGCTACAGAGCACTTACGACAAGAATTATGAGATCGTAAATATCGTATCTGGGTCACGTTTGCAGGCCATCAATAGCGAGAAGAATGAGATTAAGTTCGTTAACAGCGCTACCGGTAATGTTACTGTCGTGTTTAACGCCACGGTATCAGGAGGAGCCAAGAAACTTACGAGCCTGTTGGCCGTGAACGAGGTGGTCCTTACGCCTGGGGCGGCGGCGTCCTTCACCCGTACCGGCGAGACCTTCACCCTCTCCGATCTTTTTGGTGTTACGATCTTCCCCGATCTGGCTGATTCCAACCGTGAGGGAGAATGGGTGATGAGCGTAGGCGTAACCGGAAAACCGATCCTTATGGAGGTAAAGGAGATGAGGAAGTGGGATGAGAGTATTGTCAGGGAACTTACTATTGATGAGCTTAACGAGAAGTTCCCTAACGTGGATATTGGATTCGCTGTCGTATGCAAGACCATCAACAAGGTATATGAGATGGTTAACGGGTATAAGGAATGGGTGTCTTATGATATAACCTCAATAAATTAATGGTATGGCTTTTTTAGCAGGATACGACACGGTAGCGTCCTATGTCACGTTTATAGTAAATGAGGACAGGTTCCCTTGTTATGATGGTAAGGGCGCTGATTATATACCCGATCCGATAATATCAGAGAATGCTTTTAATCGCAGTCTTAGGTTCTCGACAAGAAAGCCAGGATTCGTGGACGTTGATTGGGGGGACGGGACAAAGGATCAATATCCTTTAGTTAAGGTATCTGATGGTAGTTATAGGATTGTATTCAGGTCTCTTGACATTGAGTATAAGAAGAATCCGGATGATACCGTATGGTGGTATAAGAAAGAGGATGGCTCACAATACATACCGGTTCCCCCACATAAGTATAGCGATATCAGGCGTAGGGAGGTTACGATGAGGTTCTCTAACGTAATTGATGGGGAATTTAATATGGATGGTATTGTCCTTCATGAGTTCCCTATAACTAATCTTCCTGATATAACTTATTTTGCTGTGGTTAGATCCGTTTTAAAAAATGGAGATATCCCATATGACAGGATAAGCAAGAGCGTTAATCTTCGTAATATACAGATAGGATCTTTTTCTCATTCTGGTGTATGGAGTAATTGGCCAGAAGGTTTTTTAAATATGAAAAACCTGAGGTATTTCGGATGCAATAGCGTTTTTAATTTCGGGGATGATCCTGATTCTAATTGGAGAAGATTCTCTGAATGGAAGAATCTTACCGAGTTTAATTTCAATTGGTGTAACATCCCTTCTTATGATCCGGCCTTTAATTCTATTCCGGCTGTGGGTATAAATATTATAAGCGATAGGAATAATATACCTGTATTTGATGAGGTGGATAAGGTAGGGGATGATAAGGCAGGCGTTGATTTTATGGGTAATGGTAGCTCATGGGAACAAGATCTGGTAGGAGGGAAGTTGAACAAGATTCAACGGGCATATTGTTCTTCAAGTACGGTGCCGGTAGACGATCTTCCGGATTACTTGTATGAGATAAGGGAATTTAGGGTATGGAATTTGCGTGATGGTGGTAGATTTATAAATACGCAGGAGAGGGCTGATACGTTCGTTAACACGTTTTATGATAAGATGATGTCCTGGGATTATATAACGATGTCACAGACGGCTTCTGACGGTAACAGGAATCAGTTTTATAAACTTACCTTAGATTTATATACTGCCGTAGCCCCTACTAATAAGAGGCCGTCTGGCGTTTATCAGGCTCCTGATGGGTTCGTGAAGGGCGTTAGTAATGGTAATCCTACGACGCCTATGGAGAAGGTGTATGTGCTTACCAACAACTACGGGCAGACGTGGATCTTGGCACCTGCCCCGGCTTCTAAGGCTGCCCTTACGAGGGCACGGCGGGCGGGGAAGACGAGGATCACCCCGTTCGTTCTTGGCGTAAAGGATGGACATGTATCCGTGTTCAGCGGAGACGTGTTAGCTGAAGGTATGTCCAGGTATAACTTCGCCGATAAATACGAGGCTATGGATATCTGTAATAATCTAGGGCTTGATAGTTCACCTGTTGTCGAGTATTTTAGAAGAATAGAGGAGGGAGAGATATGAAATTGATGTGTAAGGATTCCAATAAGGGATCCATAACTTTTTTTACTAAGGGTAAGTATGCTTTTAGAGGTGTTGGTAGGAACGATACTACTGATGATGTCCCAGATCCTATATTGGATGGTAATAATTATAATGAGATTATAGGATTTTATTCCAATACTCCCGGCATGTGCGAGGTTGATTGGGGAGATGGGAATAAAGAGCAATTCCCTTTTGTAAAGGCTAGGAGTGGATCTATATATGGTCAATATAGGTTGATGTTCAGGAGAAGGGATATAAGTTATCGTAAGAATCCAGACAGTCATCCATGGTGGTTTTACAAGGAAGATGGGAGCGAGTATATCCCTTCCCCCAATCATGCTTATGATGATGGTATGGATAAGGAACGTGTGATATCTATGTCTTTTACCAATAATGTTACGATGATGGAGTCCTATAGGATTATGATGATAGGGTTTCCTATACTTGATATGCCTAGCCTTATCAATTTAATTATAAGTATCCCTGGGAATAACACTATAACAGATATACCAAAGGATAGGATAATGAGATCGGTAAATATAGAGCGTATAACATTAAATGAATTTGGCGTGGGGACATTGACATCCATACCGGAAGATTGGAATAGATTAATTAAATTGAAAGGCTTGAATTTGGCCATGTCTATAGATTTTAGCGATACCGAAGCTTCCAATATAAGAAAATTTCCTTCCATGTGGCCTAATCTGGAAATATTGTCATTGTCTGGCGGAAGGGTAAGGCTGTATCCTAAGGAATGGCTGTCTTTTAGCAAGCTAAGAGAATTATATATATCCCCGGGAGTGGCTATGCCATCGTTTGACCCTAATACATGCCCGGCTATGGATGAGGTGGATAAGATAAATCCTAGCTTAAGGATTTTCAGTCATATAAATAGATGGTATGGGTCTGTCGTGAGCTGGCATCCGTATATGAGCGGTAAGGGATTGGAAAACATTGAGCGTATCGATGCTTCATACAGTTATAGTAATATAGATGTAAGTAATCTCCCGGATTATATATATGAGATGAGGTCTATGAATAGCTTTTATATGTATCGCAGCTTGTCAACCCAAAGTCGATGTGATACGTTTATATCGACATTATATGAGAAGGTGATGGGGTTTGATTATCTCACTATGTCTTCCTCTGCTTCCGATGGCAAAAGAAATCAGTTTTATGGATTGTATCTAAGTATATATATGGATGCCAATCCTGATGATAAAAGACCTAGTGGCGTATTACAGGCTCCCTCTGGTTTTATAAAGGGTCAGTCTAATGGCTCTCCGTCGACTCCTATGGAGATGGTTTATGTGCTTATGAATAATTATGGATGGAGGTTTAGTATGGCACCAGAGGCTTCGGTGTTAAGGTCAATACGATCTTCTGATATTGACACGAGGTTGTATAAGCCATATAAGCTTATCGTATTTGACGATGGGCGTACCTTTGTAGGCAATGGAGATGTTTTAGCTCATGATACGGATAAGGTATTATCGTTTGGGGGTCAACCAGAAGGGGAGTTTTTATGTGATTCTATGGGATTGGACAGGAATGTTATTGTAGAATATTTTAACAAGATAGGTAATGGCTAAGACATTATATAAATATGAGGCTTCATCAAATAAGTTCGTGTGGTTCACGACATGGGATAGGGCACTTAGAAATTATTATACCGATGATTATAATTATGTACCTGATCCTGTCGTTGGTGATCCTTATAATACGTTTGTCGAGTTTAGATCCAGAAAGCCCGGTATGGCTAATGTGGATTGGGGGGATGGAATAAAGGAGCAGTTTCCTATGACCAAGGTTCAAGGGCGGGATGATTATTGTATTATATTCCGTTCTTTGGCAATACAACACAGGAAAAATCCCAATACTACGTGGTGGTTCAGGAAGGAGGATGGATCGCAATACGTACCTATAGATAATCATGCTTACGCTGATGGGAGGAGGGACGTGCAACGGGCTGTGTCGATAGATTTTACTTGTGATATTTATTATGCCAATATCCAAGTTTGTAAGATGACGGCTTTCCCGATTGTGGATATACCAGGACTTGAGTTTTTGGTCGTATCCCATACGCTGTATGTTAATGACGGTATACCTGTAGACAAGTTGTCAAGATCCAAAAAGTTAATTTATATCGATCTTCAAAATATAGGGCAAAGAATGACCGTAATTCCTGAGGCTATAACCAGCAAGACAGAGGTATATTATTTAAATATGTTTAATATGCTTGATCTTAGGGATATAGAATCTAGCGGAATAAGGAATATAAAGAATATGAAAAATCTTCAAACCCTTGAATTGTCTTCATGTTATTTGGATAGGTATATAAAGGAGTTTAATGATCTTCCTAAATTAACTTCGTTGAAAATACATCCTGGCCCTTCTGATATGTGGAATTATTTTGATATAAATACCCTTCCTTTTTTCGAGGTAGATAAGATAAATCCTAATATTACTGATTTTTATTTTTTAGATGACTGGGTAAGTGGAGAAAGGAGGACGGGTTGGAATGATGATAATATGTCTGGAAGGGGATTGGAACATCTTACTGGTTTCATTGCAGCTCATAGCAATAGTCTTAGAATGGATAAGCTTCCGGATTATATTTATGAGATGAGGGCTATTACATGGTTTAACGTGAATGCGTCCACTCATAGCCAAAAAAGATCAGATGATTTCGTGAACTCTTTCTACGACCTTGTTGTAGGATGGGATCAGATTACTATGACATCCGTGGCTAAGGATGGGAAGAGGAACCAGTTCTATAGTCTTTCGGTAAGCATGTATAATGCTATTTATCCAACCGAAAACCAGCGTCCTTCCGGCACGGAGCAGGCCCCCGAGGGATTCGTGAAAGGCCAGTCCAACGGATCTCCCGCTACGCCTATGGAGAAAATATATGTATTAAAAAATAATTACGCCCAGAAATGGACGATAAAACCGGAATAATATGCTTAATATTAGTATTTTAAAATATAAATGGGGGGGGGTAAAATCCTGTTTGCCTTATGATGAGAAGAAGGATGTTACCCAAAAAGAAGATAATAGAGGTATTCGAGGAACTATCTCCTCAGGATAATGGATATTGGGAGGTTCCTGATGGGGTCTATGAGGTTGAGTTCGCGTTGGTCGCCGGAGGTCTTAATGGAGAATATTCCGATGTATATAATGCCGGGAGTGGCGGTAACGGAGGTGGTGTACTGACTGGGACTATATCCGTAAATCCAGGTGTTACATATAGGGTGGTTGTAGGAGATATAGGTGGTGATAGTATATTCGGTATATATCAGGCTATTGCCGGTAAAGGTGGAAGAGGCGGATATGGAGTTGAAGGGGATGGTCATGATCCTTCCCCGGGGAATCCAGGGCAAGATGGATCATATGTTTTTAACAACAAATATCCTGACCGATACCCTTATCCTATGGGCGCTGGTGGTGGATCGGGAGCTTATACAAGAGGATGGGATACAGGCTTTTTATCCGGAGGTAAAGGTGGTAATCACGGAGGAGGTGATGGGGCTGGAGTTGAGGATACTGAGGGTGTTATTATTAATGGCAAAAATGGAGGTAATGCCACTTATTATGGAGGTGGTGGAGGAGGAGCCTCTAAAGCTTCTAATAGTGGGGCTACGAGCGGTCGAGGAGGATCAGGTTATCGTGGTATTGTTATTTTACATTATTTTAAAAATGGATGATATGGATAGGAATGATATTATAAAAGAATTAGGTTCGTATTTTGATATAGTGGAATTGGTGTGTCCTCATACATACAATAAGTGGAAGGACAGGTCGTGGCAGTTTCTTGATACAGCGTTTCTCCATGATCTTCTTATATTACGGAGGGATATAATTAAACAGCCTATGTATTGTAATAACTGGGATAAGCAAGGACAGTTTTCCCAACGTGGTCTTAGATGCAACATCTGCCAGATAGTTAAGGACAAGAAAGATGTTTATCTATCCGCTCATGTATTGGGTAAGGCCGGTGATTTCGATGTCAAGTCGATGACGGCGGAACAAGCCAGAAACTTGATTTTAGATCATCAGGATATGCTTCCATATCCTTTTAGGCTTGAGGGTAAGGTGAATTGGTTGCATTTTGATAGCCTTGATACTAGGAACGGTATACATGCCGTGGTGTTTTAGGTACTTAATGCCATAGTGATTAACTTTGTAAATGACATTAGTAATGGATAATAAGGGTATGTTGGATAAGATTGGGGTTCTGTGGAATATCGCTATCGCTTATGGTACTTCATGTTGGGCTTATTTCCAGCCGGTTCATCATCTGCTGGAGGTTCTTCTTGTAGTGCTGTTGGCTAATTTTATAGCAAGGCTTATCCAGAGCGCCAGAAGGTGGAAAGTCCGTCGTAGCCGTAAACGCCGGTTCTCCCTATACCGGTGGTTCAGGGAGGTCAGGCTGGTAGGGATACTCAAGGAGTTTTTCCTGTCTTGTTTTATAGTCATGACATTATGCGTGATATACAAGACATTGAGTATTGAGGAGGATGACGCTTCCGCTATATTGGTAGTGACCAAATACGGTGTTTATGCCGCTCTTGTTGCTTATGTCATGTTGTTCCTTAACACGATAGGGGAGGCTTTCCCTGATACTTATATAGTGAAGGTGTTTAAGAGTATATTCAACAGGGTTAATATCTTGAAACTTTTCGGATCGGCAAAGTCCTTACCGGATGACGCTTTTGACGATATAAAGAAGATCGCTGATGATGAGGTTAAGGATAAGTCTTAAGGCTGTTTTTTGTTTAGGTCTGTCGCTGTCCCTGTCCTCTTGCGGAAGCAGGAGGCAGGTTAGCGAAACGTCTATTGATAGTAGGTTGATCAGCAGGATAGAGACGATGATAGATGAGGTCATGGATCGGAAGATCGTAGAGATCAAGACATCTGATCTTAATGCCGATATTGTTATAACGGAGAGGAAGTTCGATACGGACAAGGATGTTGATCCTGCCACGGGGGAGCGACCGGTGTCCTCGCAGACAGATACCCATATCGTCATTGGCCGGCGGGATAGCACGGTGACGACCGATTCCCTTGGCGTTGATAAGACGATCACCGGTATTGAGGATATTGATAAGAAGACAGACATCAAGCATAAGGATATAGACGATAAGGAGGAATCAAGGTGGCCGATGGCTATTATCTTTATGTCGATCTTAGGTATATTGGTTGTATTATTCGTGTTGTTGAAAAGATTCGGATTGATAAAATAATAGGTGTACAAGAAACCCCATACACCTATTGGTTATCACCCCAGAAAAGAATTGCAAATATGAGGTCAGTCTCGGATTCGAACCGAGGTATATGGTTTTGCAGACCACCGACTAAACCACTCATCCAACCAACCGTATCGCGAATATATAATTTTGTCTTTGACCAAACAACCTCTTTGACCAAATTTTTACTCAACTAGAATATCCCTTAAAGAGAATCCCTTATCTAGTATACTGTTTGAGGAAATGTCTTTTCAAGGTCTACACTTATTGACACCAAAAGGAAATGTGGCGGCTCCGTGAGGCAGGGCAGGAGGTATCCCCACACGGCCGGCCAGGAGCGGAGCGACTCGTAGCCCACCTCCCTTTTCCCCTTGGCATATTACGCTTAAGCGTTGGAAAGAAGTAAACATATCAATGCATTAACGTCTGATGTAGGTAGTTGTTTGTCGATTAAAGATCCATAGACAACATAAGTAGATGTCAAAAATACACTAAACTAAATTATTGATATAAGTTATTGTTGAGATCTTGATTTTTCAATCTACTACATATTTTCATGTTAATGTAATTAAGTTATATACTTTAGATAATAACAAAGCGTTAGCTAACTCTTTTTAATATAATGAGACTCCCTTCTTAAGGGGGCGAAAGTTTCCTATATCACATGTCACAAAATAGACAACTGTGTTTATAAAAGAAGGTGGATAAATAAATGCATCTCTTTTCTTAACTATCCATACGATAGTCTCCCTACGCAATGTCCAAGTTGGATTTCGACCATAGCGATCGCCGTAAAAAGCTGTGATCATAAACAAAAAAATGAGTACTTTCACAAGCACTCATTTTGAAATGACAAAGTTTTTAGTATCTTTGTACCATAAAAAAAAAATAACATATGGCAAATTTAACATTAATATTCGACCAATTCGTATCTTTCTCTGAAAAAAAGAGGATGTCAGAAGAAAATAGAGCTTTGAGGAGGGATTCCGGCAAGGTCATCCTACCTTATTTGCTTAATGACAATGCTAATCCTTGTTGCGATAACCCTAGGATAAAGCGTCAATCATCATCCAAGTCAGAGATACTTGAGAAGCCGATATCGGAGACGTTGATAGGCATTCTTATCATATGTCTTGACCCTATAAGGTTTAGGGCGCTGGGGGTCCAATACAACATCAAGTGGTTCTATTACTTTGTGAATGAAATAGTTAATTACTATATCAAGCATCATCGTTTTGGTGGTGATAATCTTGCTTATCAGATAAAGTTAGTTAGGTGGCTTTTGATCAGTTATGTTAACGTGGCTGTTGTACACGGTTATTATGCTATGGTGAGGAAGGCGAAGAAGGAGCATCCTGATCTTTTTGTGCATAGCAACAATGCGAGGTATTATTATTGGGACAATTGCCCTCCTAAGCATCGCAAGCTAGAGGATGAACGAAATATAAATAATCCTACCTATAAAGCCCATGAGTGCAATAGGAAGCGCGCCGAGGATATCAAACGTGTTGTTTATGACTCCATGGATTCGATCAGGAAACGTGACCTTAAGGATTTTGTGTCCTCCAAGAACAACGGGGTGAGCATTTCTTTTAAGGAAAAGGTTCAGAACAAGGTCAGGAAGAAGGGTTTTGGTAATGTCAGTATCAAGACCATAGAGAGGGCTATAAAGAGCTATTTAGATGAGCGTGGTGTCACTTTCTCTGAGTTCGTCGATGGGGTGAGGAAGTTGGATAGGAAGATAAAGGAAGTCAAGTCCGCTTTTGGCAAGGTTAAAAGGATTAAGATTTTTGGCGTCAAGGCTTATGATTATGTGTCTGGGGATGAGATAGCTGATGAGTTTGGCATGGCCGCGTTGTCTGATGAGGTGTGGATTCCTGATAATAGCACACCGTTCCTTGACGATTATATTGAATCGCAGTATTTGTCTAACAATTTTAATTTCTAATATTATGGTTAATATAAAATCACATGACTTTTATACGGTGTTTGATGATAAGAAGCAACTTTTTAAAGTATCATCATTATTTGATTCTTTAGATGAATCTGAAGATATAGTCAAAGATTTGATGGATTCTGGCACATTCATGTATATTGTTGACGAACGACTGTCTATGATATGGGTGGATATATTTATGATGATAGAGCTTCTTGGGGAATATGATGGTGGGGATGTTAAGGATTTGGCTATTAAATGTTCTTCTCTCTATTTGAAAGATAAGGTGATGCGTTTAATTGTCGATTATGTCAATTGCGATTCTGATGATTATGATGATAGCGTTGATCCTATATTGAGTTATTGTAGCAATCTTATTCATAGTGGTGATGGGAATATTGATTATCTGCCATTGTCCGACATGGTAAGTTTGAATGTAGGAAATTATATGTCAGATGACATGTTGAAGCTATTTGATATTGCCAAGGAAGACAATCGCATAATATCTATATTGTTTGTTTTGTTAAGTAGACCGTATGTTGACGATTATGGTTTTTTTACTCTTACCGATTTGCTTTCTATGATGATTGATAAAGGTTTTATCGGTGATCGTGATGATATAGTTAATGCCTTAGGGTTTATCTAAAAGTAGGTTTATTGTATTGGTATGACCCTATTTTGTATCTTTGCTTAAAAGTAGTAAAGATGAATCAGATAAATATCATACCGAAGATAATTCATGATAAGTTCGCCGCAAGGATTATCATGGATGATTACGATATAGAGAAACCTATCGTTATTACTGTCGTGGCTAGACGTAACGATGGTGAGTATAATACCCAGATATTGACATACCCGACATCTGGCGTTGATTATGAGGGTAATGTAAGGATGGTGTTTTTCGATGTCGCTAGGTCTCATGTTTGCCAGATAACATCGGTGTTTATCAACGGTCATGAGGTCAAGACATATTATACCGATGTCCCGGATCTTGATATGCAGGCTCGTTATGACGATAGCTTGTGCCGGTACGACAAGAAGGTTAATATGAATGATATTCGGCTGTCATTTCAGGTGCTAGAGACACGTGATCCTAAGGTGCTTCAGGTATTGGATGAGTCTGAGTGGGGGCTACTGGAGGACAGGAAGGCGATCATCGAGATCACTACGCCGGGCATGTCCGACCCCGTTACGTTGTTCCTTGGCAAGAATCAGGTCAATACCTTTACTAGCCTAACATTAGGCCTCAATTGCTTTAATTACGATGATTGTAATGTCAAGTACCTTGATCTACCTGATGGTATATATGATATCAAGATCATAGGTAGCCCTTCTACTTACAACTTCAGTCGCAAGTATCTTAAGACGGATCTTATACGCAGACGTCTTGATCGGCTATGGATTAAGACCGATATCTTGTGTGAGGATAAGGATAAGGATCTTATAGGCAAGATACAGGAGATGGAGACGCTTATGGCTGTAGCGGAGGCTAACGTCAGGTTGGATAATATAGAGGCGGCTCATGAGATCATTGATCGTGTTGGAGAGCTTCTTGAGATGGCTACTAATTGTGTGGATTGTTAAACATAAAAATATTTAGTCGTGGGTTGTAATACTTGTAAGGAAAAGGCGTTAAAGGCCGAGAGGGAAAGAATTGAGAGAAGCATGATGAATCGTACTTCTTCTACCGTTGTTAGCGATACGGAATACGCTTCTAGGAGCACTGCCGGTTGTATGGTCATGCTTGATCCGTTGAAGACCATGGAGCGTGACGTGGTGAGCATATACAAACAGACCCGTACCATAGGTGACGTGGGTATCGTCTATCTCAACATGCAGAAGAAGATCCGTGAATGGATCAAGAATCTGCCATATGGATGCCCGCCTGATGAGGAGGTACAAGAAATGAGAAAGGAGATACTAGATGGGAGCGCAATCTATATCAAACCTTGATAGAATAGATCTATGTAAGGTCGTAGATGAGTGGTTATCTTGCCAATGGGGTAGATACATGAGGTACCATAGGTACAGGATCGGAGACAAGCCCGATGTATCTTATTGGGGGAAGATAATTCGTCTGCAAAGGTCATTATGCGATAATGATTGCGGGTTATGCCCGGATGAGATAAGATCGTTAAAGGAACATATTAACAGGTTACTAGTATGATAAAAACTTTATAAATATCACTTAATTATATTGTAAATCAATAGCATAATTACTAAATTAGAGGCATGATAAAGGCATTCAAATATCGTATATATCCAAATATGTCTCAGGAGATATCGCTTTCCAAGACCTTTGGATGCGTGCGTCTTATTTGGAATGCCAATGTAGCTTCTTTTAATTCCTATGATAAGGATATCAATCCTAAGCCCAATATTATCCAGAAGTCTGATCTTATTGATAATAAGCCTTGGCTATCCGAGGTATCGGCAGCGGCTATCCAACAGAAGGTGATGGATTTCAAGGAGACCGTAAAACAGTATTTCTCCAAGAACGGGAAAAAGAAGATAGGCAGGCCTTCGTTTAAGAAGAAAGGTAATACCCAGTCTTATAGACTTCCTAACCAGAAATTCAGGATAGAGGGAGACAGGATCAGAATTGAGAAGATAGGATGGGTGAAGATGGTTGTTGACAGGAATATACCTGATAACGGTAAGATTATTTCTTGTACTATATCTAAGAATCCCTCTAATCAGTATTTCGTGTCTATAACCGTTGATTGCGAGATAACCAAGAAACCTAAGACTGGTAAGGAGGTAGGTATAGACTTAGGAATAAAGGAATTCGCCACCTTATCTGATGGAGTTGTCATAGATAATCCTAAGCATCTTAGAGAAAACCAATCCAAGATATCAAGGATTCAGAAGCATATGTCAAGAAAAGTCAAGGGTAGCAGTAGATGGCATAAGAATAGGCTTAGAATAGCTAGATTGTACAATAAGATATCTAATAAGAGATTATGGTTCTTACATAATCTAACCACTTATCTTGTCGATAACTACGACACGATATGTATTGAGGACTTGAACGTCTCAGGCATGTTAAAGAGTCATAGATTAGCCAATTCTATATCCGATGCCAGCTTCAGCCTATTCAGGTCCTTGCTTGAGTATAAGTGTGAGTGGTATGGAAAGACCCTATCTGTCATAGACAGATTTTATCCTTCCTCCAAAACCTGTAGTAATTGTGGTTGGAAGAAGGATGACTTGACTTTGTCGGACAGGACTTTTATCTGTGAGAATTGCGGCTTGACCCTTGACAGGGATCTTAACGCCGCTTTGAATATCAAGAGGGTAGGAGTTGATATCCTCTATAATCGGACGTCGAGGGATGAGGTTGCGAGTCCCGGTGAAGCGTTTAAAATTAAGTAGTTTACTATGTTTTACTATAAAATTTACAACTATCAGGGAGGCTATAGATGTCCGGGATCTTGGTGAGTCTTGTGTTAAGATAAATGGCGATAAGACCGTAGCGAAAGTTCTTTATGCTTTAGAGGATAAGATTTGCAATGGGTGATTAATGTCCTGATTTTGGGATATTAAAAATAGCCAATCGATTTGTGTTTATCATTTCGATTGGCTATTTTTGTATGTCCACTGACTCTCACGAGGGAGTGGACATAAAGTAATTAATTATTAACTTCAAAATTAGATTAAAAAATGAAGACGGTAAATGTTTTGACAAGAAAAATGGGTGATTTTAACGTTTTTCAAAGAACTAGTGATGGTTATTTTGATGCCAACAGTTTACTTAAGCAATGGAATGATAATCCCGATAACATAAGAAGAAAGTTTTCTGTATTTATAGATAGTCCTAAAACCATAGAATTTTTAGAAGCTCTAAAGGATGATGAAAGCCATAGTCCAAAAATGGACAATGGTGATAATCAGTTATTTGTAAAAGTAAAAGGTAGAGTTACAAAACATGGCAAGACACCTGATAAGATATGGATGCATCCTTTGTTATTTATAAAATTCGCCATGTGGATAAATCCTAGATTTGAGGTTCAGGTTTTGAAGTTTGTACATGATCAACTTATAGATTACAGAGATAAGGCTGGTGATGCTTATAGGAGAATGTCTTCCGCTTTATCTAAAATCGTGGACTCATCAAGGTTTAAAGATAAAATACAGGATTTAGCTAGATCTTTGAATATAATAGTTTACGGTCTTCATGAGACTATGATAAGAAATTCTGTTGGCGAGGAGGTCAAGGCTAAGGAGTTGATGGAACTGGAGATTGATATAGCTAAGATGATTGAATTTGGATATATAACCACAGAGGAACAGTTAAGGGATTATCTGTATAAGGTTTTGAGAAGCAAAAAGGCTCTTCCTTTGTAATTTGATTTTAAATTGTATCTTTGTGACAAAGTGAATCACAATGGTATACGGTAATAAAGAAATAGTTAGGACGTTCACCAAAAACAACCCGCCTGCCGGGTACGTGGGCGGCTCTGTTGACTACCGGGTCCCGGCCAACGTCTATTTTGGCGATACGCAGGAGGAGGCTGACAACAAGGCTGAGGATGATATCAAAGCCAACGGTCAGGACTACGCCAATACATATGCCGACATAATACCGGCTGTATGGTATAATGATCAGGTATGCGATGAGTTTATCAAGAACAATTGCGTAAGCGGTAGGGGGTCCAAGGAGCAGGTATGCATAGAGGAAGGCAGGTTTGTCTCTTACGTATCTAAGAAAGATGCCAATGATAAGGCCAGGGTGGAGCTTGGACGGATCGGGCAGGGAGAGGCCAACTCCGTCGGGGCTTGCTGCGAGGACTGGGCCTCACAGCCTTTTCGTGGCTTGTTTTACAAGAACGATTGTGAGGCTGGCACATCAGGCAAGGGAGGTATTGTATATGAATTACCAGCCGGAGCCGTCATATCCGATATATCCCAGATAGACGCCGATACGTTAGCTTATAGGAAGTTTATGAAAGAAGGTCAGGAGAAGGCTAACGCAGAGGGTAGTTGTTCACCTGTATTCTATAATACGAAGATCGGTGATTGGTTTGAAAAGGTATGTCCGTTCGGATATAAGTCCGGTAAAGTATATTACTCTATCAAAGCCAACAGGTTTAGGTCATGGATATCGGTTGAGGATGCCAACGCCAAGGCTCGTGAGGTCTTGATGGTAGAGGGACAGGAATACGCTGATCTTAATCTTGAGTGTGAGAAATGGATTGAGAATATCGATCAAGAAGATCAGTGTTATTGGTGATAATACCTTTTTTTGTTTTCCCATAATTTATAGATTAGTGCTTGGAGGGGATCGTGTATCTCCTCCATTTTTTTGTATATATATCAATGGTATTAAGTTTATATACTGTGATTCACTTGTTTGTATGTTGAATATATTTTATATTTGCATACCTATCTATTCATCTCGAACCGATAGGTATTATGTTTAATTTAAAATATTGTTCAAAGTTATGAAAAGTAGGGTTGAAATCAAGTCTTCCGACAGGAAATTGATGGGCGTTGTCATACCGGCGCTTAGTGATAATGGTTTTGTTAATATCACTTTAGCCATGAAGGTTTTGTCTGATGATAGGCTTAAAAAGGGGCTGTCTCCCAAGAAGCTTAATGATATCATTAAGTATGATGGGTTTCAGGAAAAATGCAGGGAGATAATTAGTAGGCTGGAAAACAGGGATTTATGTAAGCGGATAAATATCAGCCTACAAAATAAGGCTCTAAATCTTAGCGATTTAAATAAAATGGGATTAGCATGTCGAAAAGGTAAGGGGGATGGTCAAATGTGGTATATGAATCCATATCTTTTTCTCGTGGTAGCCATGGAGATGAGTCCTGAGGTTTGCGCTGATGTTGTAATGTGGTTTGTTGATAATGTTGTAGGGACAAGAAATGCCGCTGGTGATGCTTATATAGAGATGTGCAGTAGTGTATCTTCACTTATAAGTGATAAAAGTAATTTAAAGGAGTTGTTATCAAGGATAGCCAAGGGTATAAATTTCGTCGTGTTTGGCGTGCATGAGGAAGGGATAAGGAATAGAGCTTCTTTTGAAGAATTGGATATGATAGTATCAATAGAAAGGAATATATCTTATGCTATTAAGGCTGGATATATAAAAGATTACAATGGTGTTATAAATGATTTGGGAAGGCAATGGAAAGAAAGATGGGGTAATCCTGTTCTTAAATTGAAGTCTTGATTTTATTTCGTTGTTATAATTCGCAGATATAGGGGATACGAATGTCGTATTCCCTATATTGTTTAATGGAGTGTGTTATCTTGTTATTAAATCAAATCTGTATCTTTGTTGAAAACAATAACATTATTAATATGTGTAGTACAAATGGTTGTTGCCATGATCATTCAAGGGAACGTCCCGAAGAGTGTTGTCATGGCGTTAAGATAGACAGGTTTCTTAACAAATGCCCTAACGATCCTTGTGATCCTTGCGATCGGGATTGTCAGGACGAACCTTGTGTTGGTTATGGATGTCCTATAACCTTGTATGATAAATGTGTCTTATACTCAGGCGATGAGTTGGTGGCGGATGGTATAGAGAAAGGTAATGACATTTCTGTCGTTATAGACTCATTGAGGCGTATTATAGCGTCTAGGGATAAGCAGATAGATTTATACCATCGTGAGGTTCTGGATTTGAAGAAGATTATAAACGAGCTTGTCAACGCCGGTGGTAGCGGCGGGGATAGCGGAACTGAAGAGGAGGTTTGGTGATGAACGGTTGCAACAAAAAACAATATAGGCCTACTATAGACGACACGAAAGTACCGTGCTCTACGTACATGAGTACCGATTGTATTTACCCCGGTGATAAGGTACGTGTGGAATCATTGGGATTATCCCCTAATTGCGATATGTCCGATACCCTTAACGCTATGATAAAGGCTATACGGGATAGGGATGCTGAGATACTTGAATTAAGAAGAATGATCAACAAATTGATTTGATATGAGAAATAATTGTAATCCATGTAAGCCGGAATATAGACCTGGGGACGAGTGTAGTATCTACAGTTCCCAGATCATATATGACGGTCAGTCGTTCCCTGAGGCAGATATCAGGAACGGTGATAGCATGAATAGCGTAATCGAGTCTCTGGTAAGGAAGCTGGTTGCCGTATCTGGTGCCACGGCATCCATCCAACGTGACTCGTTCAAGGGTGTTCAGGCTGTCAGGTTAAGATACGAGCCGTTGAATGTGCTCAGCGTTACCTATTGTGGTACTATCGTCCCTAATGACGGATATGTCGTTTCTGGTAGGTCCGTTAAGTTTAAGAAGAAATATTGCATGGGTGATGAGTTCACTGATGTTAATATCGTATATACTACATTGAATAGTAATATTTTAAATACTTCTTGTTATGGCTAAGAGAGTGTACGATACGGTCTTGGCTTCCGATTGTGACGGCTGGGTATGTGGTGAGATCCTCAAGAAGGGATCTCTCCCCGTAGACAGGTTAGAGCTTGATTCTTTTTCAGAGGCTGTCAGGGAGCTTATAGAACGGTTTTTTGAGGAGGGATGGTTGCCGGATATGATCTGTGATCTTGGTTGTGGAGGCGCCAGCGTATTTGAGATTAAGCCTACTAACTTCGAGTATCCTCCTGAGGGTGGAGAGAAGATCCTTGAGATTATTGTCGGCAAGAGTGATAAATGGACTATAACGCAAGCGGATTGATATGGCTAGTAATTTAAAAGATATTCTTGCCAAGATCGAGCAAGGCTCCTCATGGGTGTCCTACGACAAGATTTCCGGTACCGGCCCCGACAAGGTGGCTATTAAGGTAGAGCCGGGATGGATGGGTAGGTTGCCTAGGGAGACTTACGTAGCGGTCGAGAAAGGCAAGGTTACGAAGCTCGCTACCATAACCCAGAAGGGCATGGAGCGGGTAAGCGTGGATCCGACCAATATCATGTTCGATATGGAGGGCGGGACGGCGGTCATCAACGCCAAGCTTAACTCCGCCTCGGTCAAGGCCTCCTGCCTTACCCTTGGTGGCTCGGTGAGCAAGTCTTATATAGTCTCCATGAACGTGAACGGCTTATCCATGAAGGTCCCGGAAGAGGATAGCAGATATATAGTGTATGCCGATCCTGAGGATCCCGGAGCCACTGATTTGTATGAGGCTAGCTTTGTCATAGCTATGCCTAAGAATATGGATAACGAACAGCATCATGAGATGTTTGTCTTGAACGGTAAGGTTGTTAATATCAATCAACAGCCTAATGATATACCTTATATCATACTTGATCATGACTTCGATAACGTGACTAGCGAGAACGGTCAGGTTGTCATCGATATCAAGTCCAATACCGAGTATGATATCGAGCTGGTATGTTGCACTTGCGGTGATGGTAGTGAGCCGGAACCACCCTTCAACGTGGATCCGCAAAGGCTGACGCTTAATAAGGATGGTGATACCCAGATCGTGAGGGTAGAGGCCGGAGATAATGTTTCATGGAGAATAGAGGAGGATTGACATGGCAAGGGAAGTAGATAAGAATTGCGTTGAGGGTAATTGCTTTGCCATTAACGACAAGAGCCATGGGGTAGGCGATAATAAGCTTAACATCGTATACAAGGCTAATTACACCGGTCAGATCTGTACGGCTAAGTTCCGTATAACGTCAAAGGATGGTAGTGTTGTTAAGGAGTATATGATAGCTCAAGATGCCAAGCCCGTTTATTATAATATCAAGATGGTTCAGCCGTTTACCAAGGATGACTGTCTAGCCAACCAGCACGGTTCGGTTGTCTTGTATGTGGTTGAGGAGCGGACGTACAAGTCGTTTATCTCACAGGAGGACGCTGACGCTAAGGCTATGGAGGATATAGCTCTTAACGGACAGAAGTACGCCAATGAACATGGTGAGTGTATAACTGATATCTGGTATAACGAGGAGCAAAGGAAAACCTTTATCCGTAACAATTGTGATAAGTTCAGTGATGGTCAGGAATATGTTTACATCGTTCCTGAGGGTAAGTACGTGTCTTCTATCTCTCAAGAGGACGCCGACAGGAAGGCTCTTGAGGATATTGAAAAGAATGGTCAACAACAAGCTAATCTGGAAGGTGAGTGTAAGCCTAAGGAGAATATCTATTATGGTAAGTTTAGCAAGACCTTTACCCGTAACAATTGCGACTCCACTCAATACGGAACGGAAGTGGTTGTTAATGAGACGATGGTTACAGGAGACTTTAGATCCATCGTTTCCCAGGAAGACGCTAATAGCTTAGCTCAAGCCGCTGTAGAGGCTCAGGGTCAGGATATAGCTAATATCAAGGGTAATTGCGAGAAGATACCGGTATTTACTGGATCGTATTCTAAGGTATTCCAGAGAACCAATTGTCCTGAAGGTTCTACGCCTGTTGACTTTACCGTGGATGAGAAGATGTGTACCGGCTATCCGTTCACTTCTACAGTATCACAGGATGCCGCCAATAAGCTGGCGCAGGACGCTGTGGAGGCGCAAGGTCAGGCTATTACCAACGAGCGTGGCGATTGTCAGACTAACGTCTACTATAACGTTAGGATGGAGAAGACAGTCACTAGAAACAATTGCGATGAGTTCCATATCGGTCAACCTTACACTTATGTTGTAGCCGCTGGTAAGTACTTCTCTATTATCTCTCAGGAGGATGCTGACAATAAGGCTAAGGCCGATCTTGAGGCTAACGCCCAACAACAAGCTAACCTTGAAGGTGAGTGTAAGGAGAAGGTCGTATATCATGGTAAATATAGCAAGGAATTTACCCGTAACAATTGTGATGAGACTCAATACGGTACTAAGGTCGTCGTGGATGAGACGATGGTTACCGGAGACTTCAGGTCTACTGTATCACAGGAAGACGCCAATAACAAGGCTAAGGCGGCTGTAGAGGCCCAAGGTCAGGATGTGGCTAACGTGAAAGGTAAGTGTGAGAAGGTTCCTGTATATACCGGTACTTATACACGTACGTTTACCCGTAATAATTGTGGTACTGGTACTGGTGGGACTTATACGGTAAACGATAGGATGGTTGATGGTTATCCATTTACTTCCACCGTGTCTCAAGAGGATGCCAACAGCAAGGCTAAGGCTGCCGTTGACGCCCAAGGGCAGGCTCTCGCCAATATCCACGCCCTTTGTACGTATACTGGCCGTGCTTCCTTGGAGTTCACGAGAAATAACTGTGGTGAGTGTAAGATTGGATCTAAGGTGACGATCACCCAAGATATGGTAACTGGTAGGCCGTTCACGTCCACTGACTCTCAATCTTCAGCCGATGCCATGGCCATGACAGCCGTACAAGCACAAGGACAGGCTTTGGCTAACACCAAGGGTACTTGTTCTAACGCTACTATGTATACTGGTAGGGCTAGCTTCGAGTTTACGAAGAGTAATTGCGGTGTTAATCAGGTAGGTGATCCGTTCACCGTGACACAAGATATGGTGGAAGGTCATCCGTTCCAGTCTTGCGTATCACAGGATGAGGCTAACTTGGTGGCTATGGCCGCTGTCATGAATCAAGGACAGAGGGTTGCCGATGAGCGTGGTACTTGCCATGAGGCTCCTAAATACACCGGTCATTATAGTGAGGCGTTTGAGAAGAATAATTGTCCGTCTGGTCTTATCCCGTCTTCAGTTACCGTTACTGAGGCTGACGTGACCGGAGGTCCGTTCTACTCATATGAGAGTCAGTACGCCGCCGATGAGCTTGCTAAGGCCGCTGTCAAGGCGCAAGGTCAGGCTATAGCCAATGATCGTGGTACTTGCGACGAACTGAAGATATATGTAGGTAATTATAGCAAGGAGTTCACTCCTAAGTGTCCTACTTGTCAGTATGCAGATCCTATCACCGTAACCCCGGATCTTATGGGTCAGTTCTTTACCTCAACCCGTTCTCAGGAAGAGGCAGACGCTTTGGCTAAGGCCTATATCGACAGAATGGGTCAGGCGTTCGTCAACAAGAACTATGATGATACGTGCCATACGAAGACCGAGCAACCGGTATGGGAGACTATAGAGACCGTATGTAAGGACTGTATCTCTCAATTACATCAACGTAACACCAATACCTGTTATACTGATCCTGATAATCAAGAGCGGTATATAGCTGGTGGTAATAATACATGTTTCTGGTTTGGTACGGCATCCAAGGCCTTTACCCGTCAATGTGCGGATGGTGGAGTTGGAAGCTCTGTTACCGTGACTCAGAATGATGTTACGGATCCAAGTCCTAGCTCTGATGGTAAGTTTAAGTCATGTGTATCCCAAGCTGACGCTAACGCCAAGGCATTGGCGGCTGTTACGGCTCAGGGACAGAGCGTGGCTAACTCGAAGGGTACTTGTACGTGGACAGGAAGCTATACCGGTCAGGTTCAGAAGAACAATTGCGCTGATGGCGGCGTAGGAGACATGGTATCCGTAAGTAGCGACAGGCTGCCGGGACATCCGTATACCTCCAACATATCTTTGGCTGACGCTAATAAGAAGGCCGAGAATGCTGTTCGTGGAGCCGATGGACAGAACTACGCCAATAAGAACGGTGGATGTACTTGGACTTACGTGGCAAGCCGTGACTTCTATAAGAACAATTGCGCCGGAAGCGGGGTTGGTCAGAGAATAACGGTGACCTCTACGCAAGCCAACGGCGGTACGGCTATCACCAGCAAGGTTTCTTTGGCTGATGCCAGGAGCAAGGCAGAGCAGATCCTAGACCAGAGAGGGCAGGATTACGCTAACCAGCATGGCACTTGTGTGTGGACAGGTACTGGAAGCGCTACGTTCTATAAGGATAATTGTGGTACATGTAAACATGGTGTCGCTCTATCCGTTCCTTATAGTGCCTTAGGATTGTCAGCGTTGACATCTACCGTATCTCAGGCGGATGCCGACAGCAAGGTTCAAAACGCTTTCAGGAATGATTCAGCTACTAGAACCGCAGCTCAGGCTTATGCGAACAAGAATGGTGATTGCGCCGATGATGACGATACTCCTACTTATGGTGATTGGAATTATTATTGTAGTGGGTGTACTTATCGTAGGAGCAGAAGTCAGACCAATCCTTGCTCGTCGGCTTCCGATCAAGACGAGGTAGTTGAGCATGATTCCAGATCTTGTGGATGCGGATGTGATAATACATACCATATGGATAATAGTAGGTGTAATAATGGTAATAGCGAGGAGCATTATTCTAGCGAGTGCGATCCTACAGGATATTGGCAGAATGGCGGTGAGCATTGCTGTAATCCTAATGACTACACTATCTATACCAATGAGGTATGTAAGGGATGTTCGGGCGAATGCGGTGATGTATGTGCTCCTAGTAGCCCTATGAAGGTTGTTTCTGCCGGAGAGTATTGCAGGAGTACGACTCAAGCGGCTTCTAGTGCCGCCTATGATGCTTATTCTAGCGCTAAGGACGTTCTTCAGGTTCTTGTTAATGCTAATACATGTCCCTCTAAGGTTGGCAATGATGACCGATGGGGAAATGTCAAGGCTACGAACTGTCCTAGCAACTGTACTCCTAAGACTATCAGTTATAAGCAAATCGCTGGTAAATATGAGGCTTGTACCAAGGACGAGGCAAATAGGATAGCCGACAATAACCTCCAATCCGATGGTATCTCTTACGCTAATGGCTTGGCGCAGGCGGATAGATGTGATTGCGTGGAGCCAACGAAGAATTGGTCAGCCAACGCTTATGTCGATGGTAATCCTTGCAGTGGCGCTCCTTCGGGCACTTCAGCGCTAAGAGTAAGGGTCGAGATTACGTATAGTAATGAATGTACTACGCGGAAGAGTTTGACGGTAACAGCCTCAAGCTCAGGGACTACTATCGGGAGTACGACAGTAACTATACCTACTGGATCAGGCACTAAAAAGGCCACGATATCTTTTGATCGTGGATATCCATGTAATTCTATCAATATAAGTGGAAGAGCTGGTGGTCGATGTTAAGAGTCTGATATATAATAAAAAGGAGAGGCTAACTAACCTCTCCTTTTTATTGTATATACATTATCAGCATTGTCCACCTGTGGTACAAGCCGCATGCGCCGTTCCTGGTCTTATGGCCGCTTGAAAACACATTCTACCACTAGTAGATCCACTACCAGTACCTATCGTAACCGTAGTACTAGTGGTCATCTCCATACCCGTGGAGGTATTCGCTTCCGCTCCTCCTGTCACTGTTATGGTTTTGCCGGAACTACACGGATTACTGTATTCCACAGTAAAGTTAATACAACTTCCGCTTTCACTGTAGTCTACCACGTTGGCACTCCAATTTTGTGGACAATCACATCTATCCGCCTGCGCCAAGCCATTAGCGTAAGAGATACCGTCTGACTTGATGTGAATTTAGCTTATTCAATGCGTATTGTTTATCTATTAATTAAAATCATTAATATTGTATCGTTAATATTAATACATTAAGTTATGGCTTGCAATAAGAAAAAGAAAATGGCTAATGGAGGCAAGGTCTCCGAGAAAAAGAAACCTCAACTGAAATGTGGAGGCAAGGTTAAGAAAAAGAAGTAATAACCGGAGGGGTATATCCCCTCCTCAGTATTTAGCATATGAAAAATTCAGAATTTGTATCTAGAATCATAAATGATATGAACTCCATCAATAAGGACGCTCATGTCAGTAGGAGATGGATATTATCCATAGGAAGACAAAAGGCAAGATCATATATAGCCCAGAAGTATGCTGATGGAACCTTGTTCGGCGAGGAATCACTGTATACTCATATCAATTGCATGGAGATGGATAGGGTTCGGAAAATTGATTGTTGTTTTGATGAGTTTAAACTATGCAGGATACTTATGAGATCCAAGAAAAGATTGCCCGATATGATATATACCCGTATAGGTCCGGCTATCATCAAAGTATCAAACATCATGGATGATATTATATTTACCTCCATATCGTTAAGAAAATACGCTAACAACAAGGAACGTAAATACGGGAATATAGATCAATACTATTATTATGTCAATGATGGATATATCTATATACCAGATATTAACATAGAGGCTATAAATGTTGATCTTATAACTCTCGACAGAAAAGCGGCGTTAGAGCTAGGGGGATGTGGAGCTGAAAAAGATAAGCCATGTACATCTCAATGGGATTATGATTTCATATGCCCAGACAAACTTCTTGAATATGTGGTTTCCGAAACATTAAGGGAAACTGTAACCAAATTGCAGATCCCTACGGATGAGAACCCGGATATGGATATTAATAAGAAAACACAAAAAATTCAATAACATGAATCTAATAAGATCAATAATCAATTTCTTTGGTTTCAATGACGCCATAGTTGACGGTATAGGCGAAAGAGGGATGAGAGACAGCTCTATTATAGGATATAATGAGGTGCACGATATGTATGACAAGATTATAAAAGATCTGGGAGATATGTCGGCTTACGTATCCAAGGGTTATATCTATGATAAGATAAAGGAAAGAACGGGATTAAGTACCAGACATATTAGTAGGATATTAAATCATACTAAGAGAAAAGATCTTAGGTTTATATAAAAAGGAGAGGATAATCAACCTCTCCTTTTTGTTTTTAACAGCCTCCACCTTGACTTGGATTAGATACATACATGCTTGTAGCATTGCTAACACAATCACTTCCGCCTGATATCGTTCCCGATCCGGATGGTATGGTGACTGTTTTAGTGGTAGAGAAATATTCTACATCTCCAGATGGTTCAGATCTAGTATAATACACATCAAATGATGCTGTTTTAGATTTACCACATGGATTATCATAGCTTACGGATATACTTAAGCATTGTCCATTAAAACTTCCGCTAGCGTAAGCGCTCCATGTTTCGAGGCAATCGCATCTATCGGCCTGCGCCAAGCCATTAGCGTAAGAGATACCATCGGATTGGAGGTTATTGTCGGCTATCCTATTTGCCTCGTCCTTGGTGCAGGCGGTGTATTTTTGTGTATAAATTTCTTGTATTAGGATGAAATCGTTATATTTGTGATATGAAAACAAAGTCATTTAAAATACTTGATCAGTACTTTCTCCGTTTTTATAGATCTATTATGTCTAAGAACGGCAAGAGAAGGAAACATACGATTGTGGACAAGAATGATATTCTCGAATGTCAGTCCTTGATATGGAAGGTCATACGTGATAAGTATCTGGATAATGAGGGTGGGGTTTATATAAACAACATCGGTTATCTGTGCCATAAGATCAATCCTAATCGTAAGATATATCTAAATAAGCTTACCGGTACTATTAACAGACGTGGAACTGGTGGATATTCTTATGTCCATACGTGTATTGATTTTATGCCTCGGAACAAGTATTTCCATCTCTATGTTTCTCCGGCGTTGAACAAGGAGTGTAGATTGATCATGGATTCTGGAAGGAGATACAAGTTCTTGTACCGGGAGGTTGAATCGGAGAGTAAGGTATTTGGAGTTAAATGGGTATATAAATTGTAACGCTTGTTTTTATGATCGGATCCGGTTTGTTCGTGAGAATAGACCGGATCTTTTTGCGTGATATATTCTAATGGTTATCTTTGTGCAAAAGACTTAAATATGACTATAAAAGGGCTATTGGCCGAGATCAAGGCCGATTTACATAAATACGATGATAGCGGGGCTATAGATACCTCATCTGTTTATAGGTGGGCTGAGATCGCCTTAAAAAGGTTTGGGGGTGTTATAGCCGTCATGTCCGAGGCGGTTGTCAAGACCAGTAATAAACAAGCGGTATTGCCTTCCGATTTCTTCGACATGCTTGACGCCTATAGGTGTGAGCCTCTTGTCTGTGAGATTCCGGGGGGCGATAAGGCTAAGGCTGACCTCCAACACGAGATCGGCTGGGTCGAGCGCACCGAGCGCGGCTTCCGTTGGAACTCCTGCATGGAGTGCTGTAAGGAGGAGTTTGAGAAGACGATCACGGAGAAGATATATATCGGGTCTCACGAGGTTCGTTTCCATTATCATCATCCCGTAAGGTTATCCATAGGTCGTGGGCTGAGGCGTGATTGCGCCGCCGACAAGTATCGGGATAAGTATGATTGGGATAATTATGATATAACTATATCCGGCAATACTATGTATACCGGGTTTGATGGATTTATTTATATCATATATCGTGCTACGCCTAAGGACGATGACGGTCTCCCGTATATACCTGAAACGGCGTTAGGTTATCTTGAGGATTATGTCGAGACGTATATCAAGATGAAGATCTTCGAGAACGCCGCCGTTAACGGTTTGATACAAGGGGCTGGTGATGCTTATAAACTATACGCCCAGCAGGAGCCGGGTAAGTTCGCTAGGGCCATGAAAGAGCTTAAGATGTCGATGATTACCTTGAATGATTACCGGGAGCTGGCTGAGGATAATAGGAGGAGGATGCTGTCTTATGAGCGTATGTGGCCCAACGCTTTTGATAAGTATATTAAACTGGTTTAACAAAATACGATGATATGGCTGATTGGATACATTTAGATAAGACAAGTGGTACCGGACCTGCTGAGGTTAGGGTTACCGCTGATATCAATGAGACTGGAGAGATACGTCAGGCTACGTACAAGGTTATAAAAGAAGGCACCAAGGAGGAGAAGACGTTCGTGTGCAGGCAGGAGTCCGTCCCGGTGGTGATCATCCCGGAGTTCGATTACCTTGTGCTTAGGTATATCTGGGCTGACGAGGACGGCATTGACTTTGATACGGCAACTGGTTTCGACAACACCGGCCTCCCGGACGTGGACGGCAAGCTGGTTGGTTGGAGTAAACAGTACCAGACCACGCAGGAGCGGGTAGGTGATTATCTTATCCACGGTGGTGATAACATGGAATCAGGTAATGAGGCCGCCTTGATCCAGATGGGGCCGTTGTTGGATGGCGATAATTATGATAAATTACCTCTTGAGATCAGGTGTAGTATATACGGTAACTGGTATGGTGGTCGTGAGAAAGGTAATGTCACTATCAGGTTCACGGCATATAAGGGCGGTTCTATGGAGAAACGTGGATATGATTTTGTCAATATCGGAGGCGAGGAGGTTTATACCGGTGATGCCCCCACCAATGTATCCGCCCACGGAGAGGATAATTGGCAGGATATAAGAACCTCGTATTCTAAGGTGGGCACGATGATTTATAATAAGGAATCTCGTGACTGTATTGTAAGAATAGGTGAGTAATTATTCTTTTTCATAATACAATTATCTATCAGCTCTCTCGTCCGTGAGGATGGGGGAGTTTTTTTTGTTTTTTAGTCCTTTACTTATGACATATTTGATCTTTTATTGCGCAGGAATAATCTAGCTTTGCCGAAAACTAGTATTATGGTCACATTGAATGATGTAAATAACGAACTCCATGTCCGGTTATATATACTGGAGGTGCTTAAGGATTATATAAGAGATGATGATTTCGATGGCCTTGTAGATAAGGCGTTGGATTTTGTCATGGAAGGCGTTTCTATGCCTAAGGTTCCGGCCAAGGACACTACCATGAGTGATATATCAAAGAGCGTTTTGGCTTTGGTAGCGGGTGCCGGATTAGATGAGAGGCTAAGCAAAAGCTCTTTAGAGTTAGCTTACGATAGGTGTAAGATGAGGTACGTATTCGATCCTCGAAATCGGGATATGCACGGTGTGATCGTAGGCTATTCCAATGACTTTAATAGTCTGGTAGCTGTGTGTGATGAGGGATCGAAGAAAGGAGTGGACAAAGGATCTACCGATTTTGTGGATGTCAATGAGAGATACGTGACTAACGGTTTCTTTTACATATCTGTAGAGGATGCCGATAAGCAATCGAACTACATGGGTAAAAATTTGTAATTGTTGTGTTTTTGTACTTTACACGAGCGTTTAAAAGTATTTAGTTCTCCTCCTGACTTGTGAAAGTCTGGAGGATTTTTTATGATTATTTAACCAACAAAACCACCATACTTTAGAAGGTGGATGAATTGGTTTGATTAATTTTGAATCAAAATTACAAATAAAAAAATGATTTCCTACAAATATAATATATACAGATCCAAGAAAACGAAGTATCTTGATAAAATGCTTCGTGAATGTTGTTTTGTATGGAATCATGCTTTAGCTCTACAACGTAGATACTATAAACTGTTTGGGAAATATATCTCAATTGGTAAAATGAAGAAGCATTTTGCTAAAAGAATTAAAAGAAATCTTCTTCATTCTCAAACAACACAAGAAATATTTGAACGTCTTGATGAATCTTATAATCGTTTCTTTAAAAGAAAATCAAAGAGACCACCTAAGTTTAAAAGATCAGATTGTTTCAACTCTTTTGTTTTTAAACAAGGAGGGTTTACTCTAAATGGTAATATTCTCACAATCAACAAAGGAAAGAAACGTTTTAAGTTTTCATACAGTAGAGCATATGAAGGTAATGTTAAACAAATAAGAATAGTCAGAGAAACCTGCTATCGTTTTAGTTTGATTATAGTTACAGATTACAATCCTGCAAACTCTTACAGAAAGACATATGATGGTGCATCTGTAGGATTGGATTTTGGTCTGAAAACTTACCTAACTAAAAGTGATGGTAACAAAATTGGGTCTCCATTATTCTTCAAGCAATATCAAAACAAGATTAGAAAACTAAATAGAAAGTTTTCTAATGCGAAGAAAGGATCCAATAATAGAAAAAGAAGACTGTTTGAACTTCAACAAGCGTATCGTAAAATAAACGATTTTCGATCTGATTTTCAATGGAAATTAGCTCATGAATTGTGCAAGCGATATGATTATATTTTCATTGAAGATCTAAACATTGAAGGAATGAAACGTTTGTGGGGAAAGAAAGTTTCTGATCTCAGTCATTCTTCTTTTATTAACAAACTTACGTATATCGCTTCAAAGTATGGAGTGATAGTACATAAGATTGACAAATGGTATCCTTCCTCAAAGACTTGTGAATGCGGGTTTGTTAATAAAAACTTGTCGTTGAGAGATCGCACATGGTGTTGTCCAAAATGCGAGTCTATCAACGACCGTGATGTTCTTGCGGCCCGTAATATACTTCGGAAGGGCATTTCCGAATTGGAGAGCAAGAGTAATTCCAGCGATAGTAATATCGGGGTTTCTTGCGTCTGTATCCAAGAATCCCATTTGCTTTAGTGATGGGAGTATGTCAATTTTGTACGATTTGAATGTTTTGCATAATACGTACTGTTTATTAGAATCCGCCACATAAGTGATTATCTGGTGGATTTATTATATTTGCGAAAAAGATAATGTCGTGCAAAATAACTCTAACATAGCGGTTCCCGACTCCGGGATGAACAGGGATAAGCATCCACAGGATCTATCCCCGTCTGAATATAGTTTCGCCTTGAACGCTACCATAGAGGGTGACGATGGAAGCCAGCTTAAGATCCAGAACGAGCCTAGTACCCTTTTATGTAAGCGATTTGATGGCTATAAGGTTATTGGGTATAAGAATGACATAGCTGGTGATAACACTTATTTCTTTCTATCCAATCCGGATGATAATACGTCTAAGATCACGTTCATGCGGTCATTGGATTATATCAAGACCGTGGAGGATCAATTGGCTGGATCGGGAAAGGACATCCATCGTATCCTTGGCGAGAGACTTGAGGAGTCGGATGGTCGTTTCGATGAGATATGTGATTTGATGGAGGTGTTGATAGAGGATGGGACCGATGACCCTTGTCTTAACTTCTCCATTCATCACCCGATTTTCGATATAGAGATCAAGGATGAGAAATGTGGGAAGGTGATATACTGGACCGATGGGTATAATCCCCAGCGATATGTTATGGTCGATAAGGCCCTTAACCCGGATGATGATGGTGACTTTTGGTATCATTACCATGGGTATAAGACATGTGGGGATGACAAGCCAATAGAGAGGTGTAGGCTGGCCTGCGAGAAGCTGCTGGTGTTCCCGTTGCTGACGGCCCCGTGCGTGGAGCCTGAGGTCGTGGAGTTCGGGGGGAGCCTGCGTGCCGGGACCTACCAGTTCTGCGTGGCGTTGTGCGATGAGTTCGGGATTGAGAAGACCGGATATTGCTCATTGACCAACCCAATCATGTTATTCGATCGTCAAGATATGGTTATCCGCGATGGTTTATGGGGTAAGTCAACCAACATGGGTATCCGCCTTACCGTGTCTAATATAGATAAGCAGGTATCTCATTATAAGATAGGCGTTATACAGAACACGGTTGGGTTTAATGGTGAGCAAAGCCCGGTTCTTGAGTATTTCATAGAAGGTATACATCCGATAACGGAAAGGACCATCTATTACCTTACGGATCAGTATAGCGAGCGTACGACCATGGAGAAGTTATCCAAGGAAATACCGGTATATAAGACAGCCAGAGGCATGACGTCTGTCGGGAATCGTCTTCTTCAATACGGCTTGACCGTGGAGAACGAATGGAATCTTCAACCGGTCGTCAACTTCTTGGGTCATTTCGTTAAATGGCAGACATCTATAGCCACGGAGAATTTGTATAAAGACGGTGTGGCTTGCTCTAAATACGCCTCTTTCATGCGTGACGAGGTATATCCGTTGGGTATAAGATTCTTTACCAATACAGGATACAGGACGGCTAGATTCCCGCTTATCCCTCGTCCGGCCACAAGGGAGGAAATGGAGGTTATCGTTGATGAGGACGGTAACTCTGACGACCTGTCGGCTGCGTCGGTGCTGGAGAACAACCCGCAGTGCGCGGGGAACAGCCGCCGTCATCTTTGGCAGTTTAAGAATACGGCAAAGATCATAAACGACCCGTCTTGGGGATTTGATGATTTTGGAGGAGAATGCAAGAATCAGCTAGATGTCAAGCAACTCAGATATGTAGAGCAGGAATATGCCACGGTAGGAGAGACCCAATTCGTTATCAACACGATGGGGGAAGATGTTACGGTAGATGATGCTATTGATTATATCGCTGATAATATAGAGAACCTGTGTGATATCATAGAATCTAATGTAGGTATTACTGACGAGTTATGCGCTGCTATATCATTGCCGGAGGATCAAGACGGTATAAAGGCTCCCGATTTCCCTAGTGGATGTGATGATATCGAGAGGATAGAGACCAGGACTATATTGGATAAAAACTCTTTGGTGGATTCTAGGATTGATTTTACGTATAAGCTGGCTAGTGATTATACGGAGACCGAGCCTACCACCTTAATACAAAGTAACGCCGAGTCACAAAGGAAGTTCTCTGTATTGTGTGATTTCGATAATTATTCCAGTGGAGGTAAGAATATCATAGATCTGGTTCAGGAATGGCTGGATGGTCAGGATGAGGATAAATTCCCGTCTGATATAGACTCCTCCGCCTTGGTCTTGTGTCAGGATATGTCTAATGTCCGGCAGTTATATGATGAGGGCATATGTACTAATGGGTGTTCGGTAGGAGATCCTCACGTCAATCCTACTATTAATGATGTTCAACTTCCTACATTCCAAGGAGGTAGGTCATTGGGTAAGTGCACGTATTTGTATCAATATCCCGGATGGGAAGGAAAGAAGCATACGGAGACGATGCTTGATCAGTTAATGGATACGATGGAGGCTTATTTCCCCCAATATGAGAGTCAGTTTGGTATCGAGAACGCCATGTGTCTTTTTGGCGATGGTGATAATTCTAAGTTTAATACCGGTATAACTACTGACTGGGAAGGTCGTGTGTCTATGCAGAATGATATTGACGCCAAGACCAATTGGTTCGGTAGAAGCAACTTGACTTATTTCAAGTTCTATCCACATGTATCCTCATACGCCAGATGGGTGGAGTTGGATTACGAGAAATACATAAGTGGTTTATCCGATCCTGATAACGGTATTATGTATATAGAGATGATGGGTAACTATAATTATCCGATCGGCGACTCGTCATCATACAATAAGGTTCGTATAACGTTTTTCTCGGACAAGGAAGGTACCGTGGCTCCTAATCCTTTGGCTAATGATGCCAAGAAAGGTGTTATAGTGAATTACGTGGATCATAAGATATTTATGATGCCAAAGTACTTGTTCTGGAATGATGACAAGACTACTTTCCATAAGATATATGTTTGCATCGAGCCTGCGGTATGCGTGTTCTTCACCGGTTTCGCCATGAGGCAGGACATGAAGGAGCTTGCCGGATTCTATACGGCCGGCACCGCCATCTTCCCCGCCCCGTTCTGTTTTGGCATTCGGCCACTGGAGGTGAAATACGTATTCTTCTTCACAAAAGAATTGAAATTAAGGAGATTCGTTACCTATGAGGCGAAATGTATCTCATGTGGGGATAAACCCGCTGACTGCGCTCCCAGACCATATCAGTATGGTGATTTCGGATATTGGGAGTCTACCAATAAGTACCCGGCTAATTTTGAGTTGTATGATTCAAGTAAGATCGGGATATCATCGGGAGGATCAAAGAGGAAGGACATAATAGATTCTTTGATGAAATACTATGGGTCTCCTAAATCAGTTGGGGGTAAGTCTTATTTCACCGGTAATGGGGGTAACGCTGAGTACCCCAATACGTCAACCACGTTTTGTCAGAGACCTATACGTCATTACAAGTTCCCGGATAACTCTGTCGCTCCTTTTATGGGTAATCCGTCTCAACTGACCGGTCAATATGGAGTTGACTCCTATATTTATCCTATGGGGGTGATGCTTGATGACGATATCGTTAATGAGTTTCTGGATATAGCGGTAGAGAACGGTCTTATAGATAAGGCTAGAAGAGATTCTATAATAGGATATGAGTTGTATAGAGGCGATAGGACGTTGGATAAGAGCGTTATCGGAACCGGTCTGGCTTATGATATGTTTAAGTACGATGATCCCGACGGATCGGCTAACCTTTATCCTAATTACCCTTACAACGATTTGTCTGATGATATGTATATCTATAAGGATATTAATCGTGAGAAATTTATAACGCATCCGTTTAACAGAAAGGGTAATATCTGGTATTCGTTCTTAAGCCCTGATATTGCCTTTAACAAGCCTGACGCTCCCACCGAGTGCCTTGTTGATGGTTATCAATTAGGTAAATCCTCCGGTATATTCAGGGAGGTGGAGGATCACCCTAAATGGACGATATTAGGGAGCAAGGCTTACAGTATGGCAACGTCATTGGCTACGGTGGAGGCTATGGCTAATTTAATATCCGCTATAGCTGAGTATACATATCAGTCGGCTTCACAGCAATATGTCGGTGGAGGCGTGTTCTTTTTAGCCAACCCTGTCGGCATAGCGCTGACGGCTATCCGTCTGGCTACGGGTATCGCCAAGGCCACAGCCCAGTCCGTGGTGGATATAGGCAAGTACAGGTATCAGTGGTTAACGGCATTGATAGATAGGGGACCTAGACGGAACTATGCTTATTATTATACTTCTGTCGCTCATTATAATTTATTTTACCAAAAAATAGGGGCGTCGGAGCTACGTGGATTGTCAACGGCCAAATATATCAAGAGCGGGTTGTATCCGGTTACAGACATCTCGTCACAAGGGGGAACCGTAGGTGGTAAGCCTATTATCATAAACAACCTCGATCGTGAGCATTCGTTGTTCATGTCATTTGGTATGGATAAGTATATGCTTGAATATCCGGAGTTGGTTTCAAGTTACGATACCAGTCGTATTCAGGATGAGTGTAATATTCGTAACGATGAGGTGGCTGGTATGACGCCTCATTTTATGACACGTGAATCTTTCGTATCCTGTCCTTATATGAGGATAAAGAAATATTCTCCGGCTCAATACGGGCAGATAGAGGATATCAGGTGGGTATCGTTAGGAGGTTGCGGGTTGATGGATGAGAATAAGCGTAAACCTGTTTTTGGAGGTGATGTATTTATATCAAGATTCTCACTTAAGAGGAAGATGCCTATGTTTTACTTGACTCAGTTCGGTCAGGGGGACATGATACCATTCCCTTATTACGATTATCGGAACATCGGGTATCCCCGTTATTTCGTTAATTACGATACCGGGGAGGATTATCTTAATAAGACCGATACGGATACCGGATCGCTATACTCTTTCCCTAGCCGGAAGAGCGCTTATGAGATGGTTTGCAAGACCGGAGATATGTATCTTAGCGGTCGTTTCTTCCTATACTTCTATGGCATACCTCAGTTTCTTGTGGAGTCTGAGATCAATTGCAATTTCCGTATAGCCGGGCCTGAGCCTTACGAGGGGTTCTATCCGGAGGTGGGGGATTATATATCATGGACTCAGGAGCGTAATGTCCCTATATCAAGGGATAATGTGTTTAAGATAAGTCCTGTGTATAAGAATCGATTTACGTTAGGTGGCAGGTCATTACCAGAGACGTATGATAGCAATTTTTGGGACTGCGCTTACCAAAGACCCAACGGCGTCATATGGAGCACCGCCGACGTTTCGGAGAACGGCATGACCGACCCTTGGCTGTCGTACAAGCCTATGGATTACCATGAGTTCAAGACCTCATTTGGGAAACTCATAAGCATGAAGGGGATAGAGTCGGATCAGATATTAGCCCGCTTCGAGAATCAGGTAGGGTTGTACAACGCTATAGACGTGTTGGCGGAGAGAATATCCCCGGAGAATAGTGAGCTAGGTACAGGTGGTCTTTTTTCCTCTCGTGGTATCGAGTATAATAATACGACGTTAGGATATTCCGGAACCCAGAGCCGGGATATGGTCAGTTGTGAGTTTGGTCATTTTTGGGTCGATTTAAGGCGTGGTCAGGTATTCAAGGTAGATTCTAATGGCAGGAATCTTACGGAGGTCACACCGGGGCTTAGAAACTGGTTTAAGGAGCATCTTCAGATGAAGATCATCCGTAGCCGGATATATAACGCCGATACGGATGCTGAGCTGTCTTATTATGATATCGATAACAAGTTCTTTGGTATAGGTCTGTCTATGGGTTGGGATAATCGTTTCAAGAGGGTATTGATAACCAAGAGGGATTACATACCGGTAGGGAATCCAAGCGAGTACCAATTCAGGGGAGGCCGGTTCTACAGGAACGGGCAGGCGGTGGAGCTACAGGACGCCAGCCATTTCACGGACGTCTCGTTCACCGTTGGATATAACTGCCTGAAGGGTGAGTGGAAATCATATTTATCCTACACCCCTGATTATTATATCGAGCACCAGCATTATTTCCAGTCTGGAAAGAACTACTCAAGTGAAAGTCAGGAGATAGGGTTATGGTCTCATGGATTGACCAACCAATCGTATCAAGTATTTTACGGTAAGCTATATCCGTTCGTTATAGAGGTACCGGTACGTGAGCAGTATGTGAATAAGATCCTCACGAACTACCAATATAGGATGGATGCCAGAAGGTATCAGGATGAGGTTAATTACCAAATTCTTAGGACTACCGGATTCAATAAGGCATGGTTTTATAACGATACCAACAACAGCGGTGAGCTTCGGATGGTTATCGCTGACAAGAACGACATGAGCCAGCGGTTAAGGTATCCTATAACCAATGACGATAGCCGTGAGATACTGGTGACGGAGGTTGATCAGAAGATAAATATAAATGACTATTTTAACGAGGTCAAAGACGATACTAATAACCTCCCGGTATGGATCAAGGATGTGAATGACATTGACCGGAAGATCGACCCCAGGGCTGTCGATTATCACCGGAGGTGGCGTGATCGTCTTCGTGGCGATTGGTTCTTGGCTAGGTTCGTGAATGACATTGAGAGCCGGTTCAAGATGATAGTAAGATGGTTTAGTAATGATGAGAAAATTTATTGATTTATTAACATATGGGGGGGGGGTATTTGTCACCTCCCCTTATATACTAAAATGACATGGAAGATTTTATTGGTAAGTACAATGGAGGTCAAATAGAAAGTAGGCTTGATAAGGTCAAGGATATGGTTGGGGCTACGGCGTCTGAGGCAGGTGAGGCCGGATTGGTCCCTGCTCCAGCTAAGGGAAATGAGAATAGGTTCTTATCTGGCGATGGTACATGGAAGGATGTATCATACAATGATTTGAAAGATGTTCCAGATCCAACTTTGATAGAGGCTACTGATGGTAATTATCCTGAAGACAATTTACAAGGTATACTTCTAAATATGGTTTTTGGTGGCAAAACTTCTATAGCACAGAACGAATATGATGTAATTTCTTCGGCAATCCCAGTTGGTAAAATAGCATGTAAATACTCATTCAATTGTAGCCTATCTTTGGAATGCCAAATAGGAGAATTCCTATTATTGAGAGGGAAAAATGAAGGAGAGATATATGTTTATGCTCACACTGTTCAAAAACATGCTGAAATCTCATCAAGTATTATTGGTAGTGCTTTAATTAAAAGTGATTTGTCAGTTGTATCAGGTATGGAACATACAGCAATACAATCCGAAAATACCAGCCTAACTATACGATCAGGAAATGAGAAAACAGAAGTAGCAATTTCATTACATATGGGAGGTGATGGTACTAAATCTTTAATGGATGATGGTAAGTATCGTAAACTGCCCGTGTACGGGAGAAACCTGTTGTTGGGATCGGGGAAGGAGGTGAGTAACTCGAATTATATTATTTCCAACTATTGGTTATCAGAACAAATACCAAATGGAGCACAAGTGACATTAACTTTATGGGGAGAAATTTATCAGGATAAGACAGATATTTCTATTTACAATTCTGGAGGATCTGTATTTGAGGCAAAAATAGATAAAGATAAACTTGATAGCGGAAAAGCTTCTGTAACTTGGAATTGGATTGTTGGTAATTCTAGTAATACATTCGTTAGAATATATGCATCTCCTAATTCTGTCACAGGTATATCCACCATCCACAAGATCAAGCTTGAGTACGGCGACCTCTCCACCGAGTGGACCCCGGCATGGGAGGACATCCCCGACATCGAGGAGCGGTACGCCTACGGTGTCGAGTGGGACATGGCTTCGTCAAGTCTGGACGGGAAGCGTGTGGGGAATATGCAACTGCATAGGGATTTGCCGGTGCAGAGCGGGATGAGAGGAGTCGTGTTAGATAATAATGGAGGAGTATATTATTATCATGAACCAACGGCATGGAAGATGACATTTGCGTCTAAAGATTATGCGTCAATGGTAGAGATTCCCGATCATTGGTATAGAATATACATAACTGGGACTAAATTTAAAATGATGTTATCTTCGATTCCATTGCCCGGATACAAGCATATAAGCAAATTCTATATAGGCTCAAGTGAGGCGCAAATGCTTAGATCTTTAGGGTTATTGATGTCGGATAAAACAAACTCTACTGATACAAGAGGCGGCGACAACACCGCCGAATGGGACGGAACCTACCGTTCCTTGCTAGGCCGTCCCGTCACCAACCTCACCCGAGACCAATTCCGGCAAGCCGCGAGAAAACGTGGTAGTGGTTGGGAAATGTACACCTACAACGCCCATAAGATTCTGTTCTGGCTATTCGCTGTCGAGTATGCCACACTGGATAGCCAGAAGCCTTTCAACGCCCAGAAGGATGCTAACGGTTTCGCCCAAGGTGGTTTGGGAGCGGGGCCGACGCAAATGACGGATTGGACTAATTTCAACAACACCAATCCACTTATCCCATGCGGCTATACCAACGAGTTTGGGAACGGATCCGGAGAGAAGGCGTATGTCGTGAAGAACGCCTCTGGCGGTACTCACGCCACGTTGATGGCTAACAGGTACCGTGGCATAGAGAACCCGTTCGGCCATATCTGGAAATACACCGATGGGGCCAACATGCAAGTCACCACGGGTGATTCCGGATTGTCTATCTTATGGACTACCGATGACCCGTCAAACTTCAGCGATACATCTTACACAGGCTATGACAAGAAAGGTAACATCTGCCGTACCAATGGTTATGCCAAGAAGATGCTCCTAGGCGAGGATGGGGATATCGTGGCTACGGAGGTCGGCGGTAGCAGCTCTACCTACTGGTGCGACTACTACTACACCAACACATCGGCTAACCGCATGCAGGTGGTGCTGGTTGGCGGTGATGCGGACGACGGGTCGGCTGCGGGCCTCGCTAGCGTGTATACGGGTAATGCGCCTTCCGCTGCGTATCGTGACCTCGGTTCGCGCCTTTGCTTTTTCCCCGAATTTCGTAAAACGTCGGCGTAGCCACACGTATCACGTCGGGAATTTTTTTGTATAACGATTAAATAACAAGACATGAAAAGAACATATAGCGACACTATACCGATCACTATAGAAAAGGACGGTGACGGATCCTACCTTTACCGGTGGGATATTAAAGAGGAGACAAGGGAGATGGGTGGCGATATGGCCCCTGTGATCTCCTATAGTTACAACGAGGTCAGGGTATGGCCTACCTTATCAGCGAATAAGCTGCTTGAGGCCTGCATAAACGCCCTTTGGGACAAGGACGTGGAGCAAAAGCAACTGAACGACTATAACGCCGCCCAGCTAGGCATACTGGACTTGTCATACGTGGAGTCTTATAAAACGTTTCTCAACGAGAGGAAGGCGTTGAAAGACCGTGTGGATAGCGATTTCGCCGAGTGGGATAATAGCTAGTTAATATGCTTACATTCTTAAGGGCGGGTATGTGACGTGGATCATGTTCCCGCCTTATGTTTTAATATCCATTTGATTGTGTGTATATTTGTGAAAAACATGATTTATGGCAAAGAAGAATAAACAGGATGAGATTCCGTCGTGGATAAAGGATTTATATAAGGAGGATCTTGACAGGGTGGTCAAAGGTGAGCGTCCTATGTATTTCAGGGGGATGGATGACAGCCCTTTAAAGAACGTATCCCCGGAGTTTGATATCCTTAGTGGAGGAGCTGCTGTTAAGGGTATGAATGGGATAAGAGGTGCGTTGTCCCCGTTGAATAATGGCATGGGTAATTATAATTTCAGTATCAGGGGTATAAATAAGAAGATAGGTGAGTTGGTTGATGAGGCGGGGCTATATTTACCTGAGAAATTAAGACCTGTATATCGGACTGTGGTGGATGCTATGTCGAGTTCCAAGGATAAGGGGTTGGGTCATATCACGCAGCCGTTGGCCAACGCCCTGTACCCAGCGGACGAGCGACGGGACCGGCGTCTGGACGGGGAGCACCCCGTTGGTTATGTGGATGCCATAGACGGTATATGGCCTAGGGGGAAATATGGGCTATGGGGAGAGAAAATTGAGCGGAAAGCCGAAGGAGGTCCTACTGGTAATGATCCTATGTATGTAAGACAAGATGTATCTGATAGAGCTTCGTATTTAAAAGACATCATAGGTAACGCCATAAGAAGGAGGTTGTACGAGAATGTCACCCCTGATGTGGTAGCCTCAAATGCTAGCCTTCCTGACAAGGTCAATGAGTTTATATATGGCAGAAACGGGAAGGCTAACGTTGATGAATATAGCGATCAACTATGGGCGAGATTTTTATCTCAACCTAATAATCTAGATGGCAATAATAAGGAGATACGGATTCCTGATAATGTCATTACTGATATTGAGAAGATGTTCAATCGTGACACTAAGGATGAGATAAAGAGGTTAGATAAGAAAATACATGATACGGAGCAAGAAATATATGGCTCTGATAAGCCGGCTACAGATGATGCTTATGGTAGGCTGAAGCTTTTGAAAAAGTCTAGAGAATGGGTAGATGTTTTTGAGAAGAATCGTAATTCGGTAAGATCTGGAAAGCCTACGGTTTTTTCTGAATACGATTTTTATCCCGAAGCTGCTGGTGATCTTACCCCATTGTCAGGATTTGGTAATTTTACAATTTATAGGCGTCCGGATGGAAGGTTAGGTGTCTATGACGTATACGATTTTCATGGTGACGATCAGGAATTTCCTGTAAACGTAGCCACAAAGGTACTAGACGCTATAGGCGATAAGTTTGAGGAGAGAGGGTCGTTTGAGGATCATAATCCTCTTCTGGAAAGCGGGAAGGATGCTCTTATCCGTAACGCTATTATGTCTAAGAATAAGTTGGAGGATAAGGAGGATGGAGGTCCGGTAAATACAGAACGAGATTATGGTGCCGGTAAATACGTTATTGATCCTAGTAGATCAGTGGATAGCAAAATGGCTGTATATGATGAGATATGGGATTATCTGACGGATAAGAAGGGGATACCACAAACACAAGCTATCGGTATCCTGTCGAACATAGCCGCCGAGTCCGGAGGGGACACCGAAGCCCTAGGAGCCGCTGGTGACTTTGGTATCCAGCAATGGCTTGGGCCGAGGAAGAAGGAGCTACAGCGCAGGTATGGGAAGAAACCGACGTTGACACAGCAGTTGGATTATCTCGTGGATGAGTATCAAGGTAAGGTGCCGGGGTTAGGTTGGAACTACATCAATCAAGGCAAGTTCTTTGACAAGGACGCTCAAGGAAATGTATATAATTACTATATGTATTCGAAGGCTGATTTTGATAACGCTACCAACTATAAGGACGCTACCGTGGCATGGAATCAAGGATATGGTAGGCCTCTTGGATCGACCTTAAGAAATGAGAAGAGATTTGAGTTCGCTGATATGTTCGCTAATAGGTATGGTGTTCCGGAGAACGAGCCAATGAGATACGAGTTCGGACAGCGGGATTCGGGCACGGGGGACGGAGGTCAGCAGCCCGTGCCTGAGACGGTAGCCCCTGCCGATCCTTTTTTGGCTTCCCGCCCTTCCGTGGATAGCTGGTGGGAAAAGGAAGGCCAAGACCTGTTATATAAGATGCTAGCTCAATCCGGCGCTAACAAGAAAGCCATAGAGGACATCGCCAATAATATTAAGAATGATCCTCAATCGGAGGCGCAGATAGCGGAGACCGAGCGTATGCGTAGGGAACAGGCAAAAAGGCAGTTGGTTCTTAATATGATACCGGGGTTAAGCCTTAACATAAAAGGTGTGAGTAGAAATAATAGTTAGTATTTTAATGTTAAATAATTTGTTATGAATAAGTTGTTGTTTTTATTTGATGTGTTATTTAAGGGGACTTGTTTTACCCCCCCACCCTAGTAGTTTAGGATGGGGGAATAGATGGGTAGGTGCTATGGCTGATGATAGGAGGATGGTTATAGCATTGTTAGTAAAATATCTAAGGGGAGGTATGTTACGAGAAGACGTGTAATGACAGGTCCCAAAAGCTTGGATGTATTGTATACATACACTTATAATAGTAATAATTACCATACATTTGTAGCTCCAAAGTCGGCGTATTATTATGTTGAGTGCTGGGGTGGTCAAGGTAATTATGGTTACAATGATAGCGAAGATAGGTTTACCAGATCCAATGACCCTGGGTATGGTGGATATGTGGCTGGATTTATCAAGTTAGTTGGTGGTGATATCATTTATGTGTATTGTGGAAATGGTGGACTTAAGCAGACGAGTAATGTTGTAAAATATAATTATAATGGAGGAGGTTCAGGGCATTCAATGACTAATGAGAGCGCTGGAAGGTATATCTATGAGGGAGCCGGGGGCGGAGCTACAGATTTGAGGTTGTCCAACAATAGCGATCCTCTAAACTTAGATTCTTTAAAGACCCGTATTATGGTATCCGGGGGAGGTGGTGGAGGATGTGAGTATTATTTTATTGGGCACGGAGGATCAGCGGGAGGGTTGGAGGCGTATCTTGGGGGCTATGCCAAGGGAACTCCTGCATCCCAAGTAGCGGGAGGATCTAACTCCGGCAATAATTTAACTAACGGAAATAGAGGTCTATTAGGAGTGGGAGGAGGATGTGGTTTTGATGGCGTTTCGTATTCCTCTGGTGGAGGAGGAGGCTTTTATGGAGGACCAAGCGGCGGGATATCGTCGAACGCTATTCAAGCTGGTGGTGGAGGATCCTCGTATATATCCGGTCATCCGGGATGCGTGAAATATGATAAATATGTATTTACTAACACTAAAATGATAGATGGGAACGGGTTCGTATGGACAGATGTGAAAGGGGAATTAGAAAAAAATGCCTAATCCTTTGGGTGGATTATATGATTTAGGGAAAGGTCATATAGGCCATGGTTATTGTCGTATATCTATATTTCAATAGATATATTCATATATTTAATTGATTTAGTGTTATATTTGTGGAATCATTAAACGTTTTTGATATGAAGAAGTTATTGTTCCTATTAGTTATGTTATTAGCGCCAATGGCGTTGATGGCTCAAGAGATAATCCCGTCAGAAGGGACTATCACCATTGATCTAACTACCTTTACCGGCATCATGGCTTTTGTCACGATGTCAGCTACCCAACTAGCCAAGGTAGTGCCGTATATTGACACCCATAAGTGGGCTAAAGTCCTATCCGCCGTAGTCATAGGTATGCTGGTTTGTATATTAGCGTGGTTTCTAAAGGTGTCTCCATTGCTTATAGGGAGTGAATGGTGGGAGGCATTGCTGTATGGGGTAGCTGTTGGGTTCAGTAGTGCCGGCTTCTACGATCTGGTGAAAGCTATAGGATCACTGTTTGTAAAAAGGATCTAGCATCTTGTAATTATTTGAGATATGTAAAATTTCAAGATTTTATTATCTATAATATAGGCTATTATATTTTGTAATAATATTAGTATTGCTTATATTTGTGCGCCTACCTACTCATCACGAGCGGATAGGCGCATTTATTAATTTAAAACTTTTAGTAAAGGTATGAAAAGTAATTTGATTTTATCATCAGAGAGTAGGGAATTATTAGGTAGGAACATTTCTGTTATGTCCAAGGACGGGTTTGTATGCATAACGGAAGTTATGGAAGCCTTGAATGAAAAACGTAAATCTATGGGGTTGGAGTCTAGAAGGCTTGATCATTTGTTTGCTACTAATGGATTTCAGGAAAAGATGAAAGCTCTTGTTAGGGAGCTGAGTATTAATGATATATGTACTGTAAGAAATCTTACGGTACAAAACCATGAATTGAAAATCAATAAGATAACCGATCTCAAAAAATACGGAATGGCTTACCGAAGAGGAAAGGGGGAGGGTCAGAAATGGTATGTAAATCCGTATTTTTTTGTTATGGTAGCATTGGAATTGGACCCAGAGATATACGCCAAGGTGATAATATGGTTGCATGATGGATTCATAGAGGACAGGAATGCCGCTGGCGAGGCTTATGTCAAGATGAGTTCGGCCGTCGCCAGGTTGGTTAGCGACAAGAGTCAGTTGTCTGATAAGATATCAAGGGTAGCTAAGGCTATTAATTTTATCGTCTTTAACAAGCATGAGAGTGGGATAAGGAATACGGCCACAAAGAATCAGTTAAACGACATAGTAGCTGTAGAGAATGTTATTACCGGCATTATAGATGGAGGCTTTATAGATACTTATGATAAGCTTATAGACTATCTTGGGCATGAATGGAAGAAAAAATGGGGTAATCCTGTTGCGGATTTAAAATATTAGTATTAAAGAGACTCATCGTTATATAAATGGTGAGTCTCCGTTTTTTTAGATTATCTTTGTGTCAGAACGAAATTAATTTGATATGGGCAAATATGTAATCAAGAGGAAGATACCTAAATATCAAGAGGCTGGGGAAGTCACCCCTATCATGCCCGGTAATGTTGTTGGTCTTCAGGGTATTGGAGTGGAGCCTTTGGTTTCGTCTACCCAGATAGGATTTGATATTCAGCAGCCTGATATTAATACCATTGATACAAGTGATTTGAGCGCTTTGGTTGACAGTAATAAGAAGGTTGATAAGTCTGGTAGTACGGATGTTTTTGATTTTACCACCATCCCTTACTATGGCGCTGATGATGTAGGGTCTAGATTCACTCAGATGGGTCGTGGTATAGGACGTATGAGAAGCGAGGGATATGGTGATTTATCCACAGGGGCTAAAACAGCTAATATGATAACCACCATAGCCTCAGGGATTAGTGGTATCATGGGATTGGCTCGTAACGTGGTTTCTGGGATAGCGTCAGAGAAAGGTACTCGTACCAATATCAGGTTAGCTCAGGAACGTGAGGCTAGACAAAGAAGACAATCCCAGATGCAGTACAAGGATGGTGGGGGTGTTTATCTAGGACCTAATAATAGGGTCGATAGCGGAAGCCTTACCGGTGAGTACCTGTATCCGTTACCTAAGTCGATGGAAGATCAAGCCAACGTAGAGGTCGAGAGGGGTGAGTACGTGACGCAGCCCGGAGAGGCTCCGATGGAGGCTATGGGGCAAAAGCACGCCGATGGTGGAACCACCGTTTCCTTGGAGGAAGGTACGAAGGTTATTACCGATGATACCACCATAGAGTCGGATTTCGCTAAATACATTAGAGATACGTATGGTATTAAGGCTACGCCGAATGATACGTATGCCACATTAATGGATAGGTATAAGGCTAAGATAGGTCTTAAATCAGCTTATGATGATCAGAAGAAGGCTTTGGATAAGTTGAAGAAGAACGATAAGATAGATGACGAGAATACGAGGCGCTTAAACGCTTCCGTATTATCCAAGGCTATAAATGACAGTAACGAGACGGTTAATGGCTTAGAAGGAAGATTTACGGACTTCGCTAACGTCATATACAAGGAGCAGGAAGACCGGAAGATGAAGAAGGATGAGGATACTTATTTTGCCAAGGGAGGCGAGATAGATAACATCATATCCAGATCCATGAAAGAATACGGTCTTACGGAGGAGGATATAGCTGAGGCTAAGAAAGAGCTGCTTAAGAAAGTGGCTGGTATTCGCCAGAAGATGGAGATAGGAGGCACGTCTTTGTTCGGTCGTAAATTAACTTTCCGCCCGATCGAGAATAGGTTCAACAATGATCCTAACTATTTCGGTTATCAACGCCAAGGAACTGATGGCTCTTATGGAGGTATTAATACGGATGAGAGGTTGAATTATTACAAGACATTCAATCCGGTCGCTTACGATGCTTATATGGGAGCTTCAGAGGGCGCTAGGGCTAGGGCATTGCAAGACGCTATCTACGGTCAGACAAGTAGCTGGATGGGCTTGGCTACGGCGGAGAACCCGATCATCGCCAACGCCGAGGCGCTTCGGGATTACACGACGCTCGTTTCCTTTGGCGGTGAGGATAGTCAAGGTAATTACCCGGAAGACAAGAAAGCCGCATATCATGATAGGATGAGAGACAATAAATTAGGTTTGTTTACCACATCTCGCCCTATGATCGGTCTAGACGTTGTTACAGAGGAACAGCATAAGGCTCTTAACGATGCTGGTATCACCCATTTTAGTCAACTATTTTCTGACAAGAACAAGGATGTCGTTGATAAGATACTTGGCGAGGATACGCTTAAGATGCAGGCATTGAGATCCATGAAAGGAATGGAAGGTCTTGATTTTATACTTGATCCTCATAAGGTAGTTCCCGGTCCTATGGATATAGGTGATGTGGAGGATCCTGATGTTAAGTTGGATATGCCTGAGCTGATTGATCCCAATACACTCCCTAATACCAATACCAATACCGGTACTAACACCGGTAAGACTAATAATGGTAACGGAAACAGGAATATAGTGGGTGGCGGCCTTGACTTCCCTGAGGTGTTCAGGATGACTCCGGGAGCCGTGACAACGGAAGGTCTGGAAAGGCATTACGCTCCTACCGTGGATCCGGTATTGAGATCTGCTGATCAGTATATGGTTGAGGCTAATCGTGCTTTCCAATCACAATTGGATCAGATGGGTAATGTCCCGGATTCCCAGAGAGGGGCTTTATCATCCAACCTACAGGCTATCATGAGTTCCAATATAGGTAAGTATATAAATGAGGTAGAACAAGGGAACGTGGCTCAAAGAACTTGGGCTGATAATATAAACGCTCGCACTTGGGCTGACACGTATGATAAGAATATAGCCCAACGCCAAGCTTATCAACAACGGATATTGCAGGGGTTGGCTATTAATGACGAGAACTGGGCTAGGTATTTCGATAGCGTAAATGATGAGATCCAGCAGAAGTGGAATACGGCTACGACCATGAATACATTAAGGTCTATATTCGGGGATGTCAAGATCGGTCCTAATGGGCAGTTGATCGCTGATCCTCAGGGAGATATATTGAGTTATAGGAGATTATATCCTGCTCAGGAAGTAACTAAAGGCAAGAAAGGATAAAGGATGGCTTCACAATATAGTATATTAAGGAATTACGGCAAGTACGTATCACCCTACAACATGGATGTCATGATGCAGGGGATGGGGTACATGCAGCAGAAGATAGATACCAATCGGCAGGCTATAAACGAGTATGCTGATTATATTATCAATTCTGACATTATAAAACCTCAGGACAGGGAATATCTTCAGAACAGGTTAAATGGATTGATACAGGACGTGAATAACGTGTATCGTAAATCTAATTTGGCTTCCGACGGTATAGCCAGAAGCATACAGGCTCGTCTTGGAGAAGCTCTGGATACCCGTGTGTTGAATGCTATTGCCGGTACTAGGGAGATCCGGGCTTTTAGCGAGAAGATGGAGGATATGAAGCTGAACAATCCCAAGATGTATAGTCCTATAAACGAGGCTGAGGCTTTTGCGGATGCCGTGGCCTGGATGAATGACGGTCAGGTAGGGACACGTCTTAATCCTATACATTATACCCCTTATACGGATTACCACGCTGAGATTGATGAGAAGATGAAGAATTTCATCTCCCTTAACAAGGGGAAGAAAGTCAATGTACCGGTGATTGATGCCAATGGTAATAGGACGGGCGAGATGCGTGAGATGTATATAGATGAGATGAGTTACGCTCAGGTCAGGGATATAGCCATGGCTTCTATATCTGAGAACGGTAAGGCTCAGATGCAATTAGAGGGAAGATATATGGCTAGAACGAATCCTGACTTATTTAATGTTCAAAGCACCTCAGATTTCCTTAAAGGGTATATTGATGATTTCAGTGTCAAGGAAGAATCCATGCGAGCCAAGCTAAAGGGCGTTGGCAATGACAAGGCCAAGAGGGCTAAGTTGGAGTCGGAGCTGGCGGATATTATCAAGCAGAGAAATGATTTCGTGGAGGAGGCCGAGGGCGTTATCGGTAGCAACTACAGCCCGGAGCGAGCCGGCATGTTCATGGTACGACAGCAGTTCCTTCGTGGCGTCGGACTGAGATGGTCTTATAATAACTCATACGAGACGTTGGGTGTTGATGATTATTATTTCAAGGCTAATCAGCAGATGATGGAGAGAGCTAAGTTTAATGAGACAAAAAGGCATAATCTAGCCATGGAGAAAGCAGCGTTGATGAGAGCCAGCAAATTGGGTAAGTCGGAGAATGGGGGTGACGGAGGTGATGACACGACCGGGCCTACCGTGGTTACCAAGAGCGCAAACCTTGACGATGTGAGCATAAGCGATGAGTTCATGAACGGGTTCATAGCCAACGAGAAGGCGGTGACTACCGGCATGGGTAATTTCGTTAAGTCATTATCAGATGACGCTAGAAGGAAGATCGACGCATGGGCGTCTGATCCTGAGAATAGTAACGTGGTCAAGGATATGGATAACGATCAGGTTGTCATGGCTTATTTCAAGGTCAATGGAGGGTCAAGGAACGAGTTGCTTGATTACAATGGTCAGGATAGTTATTTGAAGCTTCTTGGATTAAATACCCAAAGAGGGAAGTATAATAAGATCAATGATGGATTCAATAAGGCGAGCAATGCTGTTTTGGATGGTATTGATACTATAATTCAGAGAGAAGCTAGATCGGACAGTGGGTCAGGTATAGATATTAGTTATGGATTCGGCACATTCAATCTTGGAGATATTAATAACAATGGCGATAAGGTTTTTGATATAAATGGTATAAACGATATAACATTAAATGATTGGAGTAAGTTGTCCGCTTACAGCTCTTTGTTAAATGATAATATAAATACTATTAATTACGGTGTTGAAGGAGAAATGCCTCATGTATCAATGGATTCGGGTCAATCAGGTGTCTTATTGGATCGTGTGAATGATTTAATGGGAACGTCTTTTTCGCTTGATGATATTGAATCTATAATGTCTCTTGCCGTATCTGGGGCTAGTAAGAATAAGCACATTGAGGAAATAAGAGATAGGTTTGCCGGGGATAACAGGGCGATCGCTGTCGCTACCGCTATATATGATGAGGCTCATAAAGAGAGGAATGATTTATTAAGACATAAATGGAGTCGTGGGGATTTAGGTAGGATCGCTGATGACGCTAAACGTGCTGGCGAGGATTACCTGAGACAATATCGTCATGAGTATGCCGAGCGTGAGTATATCTTCTCCGGTGATTATCCGTCTAAAAGTCAAGAAGAGAAAGATTATATAAAGGTTAGTGACCTATTTACCCGTGGTGGCGGTTTTATTCCTAAGGATAAGGATAATGCCAATACGAAGATAACGTTTACCATATCCCCTATAGGTGATGGTAATTATCAGATCATTGGCAATAATGGAGGTGATGGTCGATCTGTTGTTGAGGTAAGCGAGGCTGATCTGGCTGCGAATGGATTTACTTTCTACAAAGAGGATGTAAGCATCCCGTCCGAGACCTATGATTCCGGTGTCGTACCCATATCTTTCGCCAGCTCAAGCAACAACGCTTATGGGAAGATGGCTAAGTCATTGTTGGTAGCTCCATTCGCTTACGCTAGCGGGGCCAAGGACACGGTAATGCCTTATATAGATATGTTTACGAATATAAATGACGGTAATATCAGGAAGAATCAGATGATGATCGCTACTGACGTGTTGTTCGATAACGCTTCTATGTACGAGTTAAGGGCTTCCGGATATAAGTATAATAATGGTTCCTCTGGGATAAATGTTGATATATATAGCAAAGGAGAGGCGAGAGAAGGTAATACCCCGTTATACTCAATTGATCTGGATGGTGTTAATTATGCTGATGAGGTGGCTAGAAAGATTGACTTCTGTCCTCAGTATTATTTGGTCATGGCATGGCAACAGATACTTAGCAAGGAGAATGAGGTGTATTGGAGGAGCGAGGGAAGATCTACTACTGATGATTTCGAGAGCTTCATCTCGCCCATAGCTGATATGATTGATCAGGAGATAAGAAATAGGAATAACGGAAATAGTGGAAATAATGGAAACAATGGAAATCTATAATAATACCTCTAATGGAAAGGATCTTGCCGAGAAGTACAGATATCCTACCATAAACGTAGATAATATAAAGGCTATTGGTACGGATCCCTATGATATACCGGATCGTGACCTGCCTCCGGTATTGGATCCGTATTCCGCTTCCGAGAGATCAAAGTCCCAGATACCGTCATTGTCGGAGAGGATCAAGAATACTGTTAAGACAAATTATTATGATGATATGAAACATATGTCCCCATTAGGATATATGGCTTCTGATCAAAGCTATAAGGGCAGGTTTAATCTTACTGGTCCGGAGATATCGTTGGAGGATTCAAGGTATCGACTTAGTAGCGGTACTTGGATACCTAAATACGAGTCTTATATCCCCGGTGTAGATAACGACACACGTTTATCTAGGAGTCAAGGTAGGACTGAGAAATGGATGAGAGGTTTGGGGAAATTTGTAGGTAAGACTGCCCTATACGGATTAGGCGGCGTTATCCAGCCTTTTTATGGTATTTACGCCGGTGTATCCAGAGGTAATTTTAACGCTGTTTTTGATAACGATTTCACTAGGTGGTTGGATGATCAGGATAAGAAGATGGATTACGGCTTAGCTCATTATTACAATCGTGAGGAGCGGGATATGAATTTCCTTCAAAGCATGACCACGACTAATTTCTGGTCTAACGATTTCTTATCCGGTCTTGCTTTTACTGCTGGAGCCATGTTATCGTCAGCCGTATATTCCGGCGCTGGATTGATGAACTTAGCTCGTACGGGAGCTAGGGCAGGCGTGGCATTGGCTAGGATAGGCAAGGCGGCTTCGGATACCAAGAAAGCGTTCGGCGCTTACCTCAGGGCCGCCCGTATAGGACAGAGGGTAGGCAAGGGACTGGACACCGCCGCCTTCCTTGGCACGTCCACCGCATGGGAGGCATCTGTCGAGGCCAGAAGTATGCTGATGGAGGCTGAGGAGAATTTCAGGCAGTCTTACCGTAACGCTTATGGAAGGGAAGTCCCATATGAGGAGCTTATGAAGTTCAGGGCTGACAATGCCAATGCCGCTAACGCCGTATTTGCCGCCAACGTCGGCATATTGTCATTATCCAATATAGCTATGTTCGGCGATATGTTCGGCATGGATCTTGGCGTGGATAAGTTCATAAAACGCAATATATTTGGTGTAGGGGCTGAGAGGATGGATAACGGTATGTTAAGAGCCATAACACCAAAGAAATGGCAGAAGGTAGCCGGAAATACGTTCAATATCATCAAGCGCCCAGTGTCAGAGGGTCTTTATGAGGAAGGCCTTCAGGGAGTGGCTAGCAAGTCCGCCGAGGATTGGGTAGAATCAAGATACAATCCTATGGCCATCCGTCAGAACATAGGCTATATGGAGGCTATAAAGAACGGGTTCAAGGAAACATACGGGTCTAGCCAAGGCTGGAAGGAGATTGGTATAGGTATGATCATCGGATCGGTTATGGGTGGAAAGACCATTGGAGGTATAAAGGAATGGAGCCAAGACATGTCCCGTAACAAGGGAATGGTGGAGGCCTACAACGCCAATGCCGGTGCCTTGACTACCGCCGCTGTCCGTGCTATTCGTGGAAGTATGGCTCTTAACGCTCAATTATCCGGCGTAGATACATCGTACGAGAGTGATGGTAGGATTATAAACAAGGATTTTAGTGACGCCGTATTCAATCGTCTCCGCTATGATTCGGAGATGGGGATGTTGGATGATACCAAGGAGAATTTTAGGGCGGTAGTCGAATCTATACCTAATAGCGATATCGCTTCCGATATGAATATGACGGATGAGCAGGTCAATGAGTATAAAGCCGATCTTGTCAACGAGTTTAATAAGAAGGTGGATAATTTTACCATGGCCAACAGATTCGCCGACTCACTTACTGAGGGTATCCCGAATAGGTCTTTTAACGCCTATATCTCCAATATGGTATATAACGGTATTGAGGCTAAGGATAATTTGAATGATATCACCAATCAGCTAAACAGGATATATAAGACGGGTATAGGTGATGCCCTTGATATATACTCTCATCTTAATCCTGATTCAAGCAAGGCTCTCGAAAAACTCCGGGAGCTGACGAATGATATACGGAAGATGGAGAGGAATATTTTAAATACTCAACAAAAGGTTACATCGAAGGAAGCAATTGAGTCTGATAAGACTAAGTTGGCTGAGGAGAATGATAGGCTTCTTAAATTGACAGAGGAAAGAATTGCCTTGGAGAGAAAGTTAAGCACGTTGATTAATTCAGATGTGGATATATCTAAGTTATCTTTAAATGATAATGATTCTAAGATTAGCGCCTCAGATCTTATGGCGGCTTATGAGACTATAGTTGATTTTGAGAATGCCGTGTCTACTCGTGGGGTCGATAATCATAAAGAGGCCATGGCGTTGCTTAACGAGTATCGTCATAATCTTGTGGCTTATAAGAATATAAACGAGTCTCTTCGTCGTATGCGTGACAGAAGATTCATCCGGGCGCAGGAGCGCGGGTTCATGAAGATATTGTCGAACGCATGGGGTAAGACTTATGAGGAGGATGATAGCAAGTATGATTTCAGGAATACTGATAATCCTGAAGCAAACGCCCTTTACGCTAATGATCAAGCCATAGACAAGGCTTACCAAGATGGTCTTATAGGAGAGGATGAGGCATTTATGTTCAAGACATATAATCATATGATAGCCAGATCTATGGAGAATGAGATTAAGGCTGATGAAAGTAATATAGTTGAGAGGGTTCCTGATGATGAGGATATTATAAATCCTTCAGATGATAGAGCCAATGATATAGCCATAAAGATCTGGAACGGTAATGAGGATATTTTATCTCCTAGGGAAAAGCAGATATATGATAACAATAAGGATCGTATTAATAATCTTGTAAAAGGATTTGGCGATAATCCTATAGCTAGGATAAATAGGGCTAAGTCAATGATAGATAGATTAAAGATCAATGATAATGTATCAGATAATATTAAGGATAATATTGATGATATCATAGATGTGAATATTAATGGTCTTGATCAGGATCGGGTTAAGGAGGCTATAAAGACCTATAACGATCTTATGAATGAGGCTAACAATGGCAATGAGGTTGATCAGGATAAGCTTAATGAGGCTATTGATATTATCAATAATTATTCCGATGGTCCTCTTCTTCAATTCGTGGAATGGATGAGGTTGTATGATAACGGAAGTATAGCTGTCAAGGATTACGATAAATCCATACCTATGGGTGATGTCCTCACCGAGAGCGAACCCGGAACATCCACCGGCAGGACGGAGGTCAACGCCGCCCAGAATCCGGTGGTGTTGATGGCTCAGAAGAGGGAGATCGGTGGGGTCATGTACTATGAGGTTGGTGGAATGAGGCTTGACAGGTTTATGGCGGGGTCCGGGCTTAAAAGGTCTGATGCCACTGATACTGATAATGGAAGGGTGATGGATTTCACCAACGGAACCGACATATTTACTGTTATAGAGTCAGATAACCACTCAAGATGGATGATTAGCGAGGATGACGCTCAGGCTTTCGAGAACGCTACCGGTGTCATACTGGGGCGGCAGACCGCCTTATCTACCTCCAACTGGTTCATGGTGTATCGCAAGGGGCAGGATGGGTCTATTGTCCCTTATTATACGGGTGATACGTTTGGATCTAACAACGAGTCGGTGAATCAGGAAGCAACGGCCAGCCTCCGCAAGGATAATATGGTAAGGTTCAAAATGGATATGTCAGATCCTTACACCAAGGGATTGTATGATAAATACAATAGCCTTAACGCCGTTGATCCTAATTCTGATGAGACTAAATCGGCTTACAGAGAGCTGGTTGATAATATGGTTATTAAGATCGTGGATAGCGATGGCAATTTCGTCTCGGTACTGAAAGCCAATGACCCGGACTCAAAAGGTAGTAACGCTGATTTAAGGAGTATGGCCTTTGAGTTGTATAGGGATAATGTGGGATCTGTCGCTGGCGAGATTGATATACCGTTCGTAGGCGCAGTCACCAGTGTTTTGCCAGGAAGACCTAATTTTAGCATAAGTGATGATAATGGTACGTTGATGGTCTCCGAAAATGACTTTACCAATGAGACGGTTGGTAAGGTCGAGAGCGTAGGATATATAGAGAACGGGGAGGTTACGATGAGAGATGATATTAAGTATAATATATTCCCGTTCTGTACGGCTATCGTCAGGGACAAGTATGGTGATTATAAAAATTCACGTATCCCGGTCGTAGCTATAAAGACAGGAAATGGAAGAAATTACCTGTACCCCGTAAGATTGAAAAATCAGGATATATCGTCATTCTCATCCATGATCGGATCGATGGCTGATAGGATTACGGAGGGTCTAGGCGGAGGCGTAAGTATTGATGATATAATGGATCTTAATAACGCTATAGCCAGATCCGGGCTGGATAATAAGACATATATGATTCCGTTGGCGGGAGATGTGGATGTTATCAAGAACCGGCTTGAAGCTGTCAAGGAAGCGGCTAGCAGGATGCCTATGACCGCTGACGTAAGAGGATGGATAGGTGATTCCAGAACTAAGGAGGATATTTTGATGAATGACGTTACGATCAACATCGATCTTAACAACGATCCTTTCATAGCTCCTAAGTTTAGGATGAGTATCAAGGAGAACAAGGTATCCAAGGAGGAGACGGAAGTCTCGTTCCCTAACCTGCCGGATCTGCCATCGGAGTTCGCCTCGCCTACGAAGGCGGCCGAGGACAAGTCTTTGGTTTCCGACGGTAACGTAGTATCCGGAGAAAATGAGGCGGAAAATCCTTGCTAAATAAAATATCTTGACTTATCTTTGCGGCGTCAGTCCATCACCTGACGAGTAAGATATTTAAAAGTTGGTCCCTGTCGGGTGTGTGATGGCCCCGGTGGGGACTCTTTATATTATGCAATTAGATGCCTTTTTACATCGGAAGATCATGCAAGACCTACGCATCCAGCGAGTAAAGGTCTTGATGATGCTATACACCAGTAACTATTTTGTCAAGGTCAGACAAAAGCAGTTGCTTGATCATACATACGCCTTAAGCAGGGATCAGGCTTTTGATTATATGACTGAGTTCAATAAAAGACTTAGTGATAAGGTTGGTATAAAATGTACGATGGATATCCTTCTACCTACCGATGATGATAACGCTAACATCATAATCGAGCACAATGGTATTATCAAGAAGTTGATGAAGGAGGCCGATAAACTGGAACTTGATACTGATGCTATCAAAGTCATGATGCGTGATCTTCTTGATGAGTTGAAGGATGATATTGATCTTAATATCCTGATATTTGATGTAAGCCAGTTACTTATAAGATACAATCTATTTAGGTTGGAGGCTATAACCGAGCAGGAGTTCAAGAACTCTTTTGTCAGAATGGATAGTAGGAATATGGAGATAAAGAAACTAACTTTATCTGATATCAAGGAGGTGGTGGAGATGATAGAGGATAGGTATAGCTACGCTTTATATATGACAGAGGAATGTGACTGATTACATTTTGGGCTTTAGTAAACAGTGATCAGTTTATGCAAGGTATTGATTATGAGATTTTAGCCACAAATGGTGAAAATACGACAGTTTTATGGAGCTAACACCGTCTATGTGACCCATAAAGGATTTCAGTGGATTGTGTCGTAGATCGGATAAAGATATTTTTCGCTAAACGATAAATTCCATTTTTTTGTAATTTAGGATTGAGTTTTTGCCTGTCCGTGAGGATCGGCAAAATGATTTGTACTTTTCAGTAGAAACATAAGGTTTGTTATTATGTTGTTATTTAGTATCCCGTCCGCTCGTGAGAGTAGGCGGGATTTTATATCTTTGTGACAAAACGATTTAGTAATGGGCAGATCTTGTTATGTTATAAAAAATAAGGAGGGTAGGGTAGATAATGTCCTTGCCCCGAACGACCAACCATCCGGATTATACCAAAGGGCGATGGAGGTGCTGGGCGACCAGAAGCAGGCCTTATCGGTCTGGGGTACGGCCTACTCCCCCGACTTCGTGTCCTTCTTTGGCGACTGGATGTCCATGCCATCAGAATATGATCTGGATAGTAATGGGGAACCTAGGTATGATGATGTCATGTCCTTTATCAAGCGGAAGAACTATTTCGCCGGCAATTTTATGGCCGATGAGGTTAAGGATATCAATAACACCCTTACTTCCTTGGGGGTTGATAATATCAATGATCTTAATGATATGATTGTATCTAATTTCCTCTCAGGCGGTGATATATTCATCAACAGATATAATCTTGAACGATCTGGGATGTATGACGCTGATGAGATTGATAATATCATGACTAACCGATCGGAGTATGAGCGGGTAAGGGATATGATGAGGAGGATTGTCGATTTTATGTCTGAGGGGAATCTTAATGAGAAGGATATGTATTTCCTGTCCTCCGAGTCAGGCCTTGGTGATGATTATATGATATATGAGGATACATATGACTCGTTAGGAAAGAGAAGGGGCTTGAATCCAATAGAGGTAAGGGATACGATCATGAGGGCGGTAGGCGGTATCAGCGACCGCCGGGAGTTCGATCAGGCTTTCGCCTCCATCCCATACCCTTCCTTGGCACTCCGGTATCAGGAGGATCAGGATTACGCAGATCGGATGTATGACACGTATCGTAATATGACCCGTATGGAGGTTCGGAGTCAGGACGGAAATACGATTACCGACTCGTACTTCAATAGTACCACACCGTATATCAGTATGCCTAAGGATATGAAGGGTCTAAGGGATAAGGTTGGGGAGATAATCGATATGGATGATTTTAAGGACATCAAGGACGTTGCCGGACGTCTGCATGACATAGCCATGGATCTTGCCGACATGGGCGTGGATATAAGCGAGGCGATCAGCGATGAGATGATTATATCCAGACCGGAGGATATCCGTGATCTTATGGCGTCGCTGGATGTCATGTTGTCTTCCATACAGGCCGGCAATTCGGTATACGATAGCTTTATCTCCGATCTTGATAGGATAACAGGAAAAGGGAACCCGATATACGAGGTTCAGGATACTTATTCTACTGGGGATAGGATGGTGTATGTAAGGTCCGGGAATACATCCCCTTCCGATATGTATGATAGGAGCATGTTGTATATGGGTAGGAATACGTACCATAACACGGCTCCGATAACCGACACCGATCAGGCCTATGAGATGTTGGCCGATATCGGGATAGAGCGGCCCTCGTACTTGCCGGCTGGCGTGGTTCCCGCCGGGGCTTCCCGTTCCGATATTGGCGTGGTCAAGGATAACATAAAGAAGCTAGTTATGTCCAACATCTCATCCTCGAATACAGAGAACATGATCCTTACCAGATTAATATACCAGCATCCCGTAACCCCTAAGATGGATGATGTCGATATTGATCGGGAGTTCAGGAGATACGAGGCTAGGCAGGGAAAGGATCGGGATTTTATCAAATCCTGTACATCGTTGAGGAAGATCCAGATCAAGGAAAGGTTAAAAAAATCAGATTTATATAATAATGTCTTACGTTTCCTTGATTTTAATGGATTTTATAATGTATCTTTGAACCACCATGACAGAGGTACGTTAAAAAGCATGGAGATGTCGTTGCCGGAAGGTCAGGTAAGGGATCTTCTGTTTGACGTGGCTATCGAGTCCGGTGACAGTAGCATGAGAAACCTTTTCTATCTGGATAGACAGGATAGGATGATGGATGCCGGGTTTTATAGGTATCTGTACCAAAGGAATCCGGGCCTGCTCCGGGAGGTCAACGGCGGTGTCGAGGCGAGACCGGACGGTTCGTTCTTGGCTCGTGGAAGGTATGATGATTTCGTGTCGTTCCAATCCGGCTTATATGAGAAGATAGGTGAGACGGTTAATGGCGGGATATATAGCTTCGTGGATAATTTTATATATTCGGACCCATCATCATATCAGGATAGTATGGTACGAAAGATAGGTGACGTTACGGTAAGGAGTGACGATAACTGTCTATCAAGGATAGAGGATGATCCCTCATCCAGTAAGATAGTTAATGAATACACTGCTAATACAAATAAGTTGATGCGAGATTTTTCGTGTAGTTAATCTCTCTTTGACGTCGTGAGACGTTTTCTTTCGAGCATTGAAACATTGGATTTATAGATTTGCATGAATCCGGGTCGTAGTGATACGTTCCGGATTTTTCGTCTTGTACCGGTTCTTATTAATGCCATTTACATGACATGACGTGCTTTGATGATGACATATATCACGATCCAGGGAACTGGAGCGTAACGAGCGGGAGCTTGAGAAACGTCAAAGACATCATGAGCGGGAGGATGAGATGTACCGTAAGGGATGGTTTGGCGAGCGTGACATCCGTGACGAGTACGATGGTACGGAACCTTATATGCGTAGAGGTAGGAGAAGTCGTTACTACTGAGGAGCAGACGCTGATGACCCGGATTATAAGCGGTATATAGACACCCATGGATATCACTTTTCCAAGGAGTTGGCTAGGGAGGCCGCCGATAAGATGCTTAACGCCGACGGATCCAAGAGAAGATGGACGATGGAGGATGCTAAGCAGATGTTCGATAAATGCGGGGCCAAGAAACCTGATAACGCTACGTGGGGAGATGTTCAATATCTGTTCGCTATGTTCTATAGCGACTACTTTCCTAAGGTATTGGACTGCGACCAGAAAATAGTCAAGGCTGTCTTGGCTTATCTGGAAGACCCTGACGCTCCGGAAGGGACGGCGTTTGTAAGGTATCTGGCGGTGCGGTGCTTCGTCGGTGACACAATCAAATGGAGTGAGATGATATGATTTGATACAACGTTGGAAGAACCCCGTCGGCAATAGAATACCGATGGGGTTTCTTTTTGTCAAGTATCTTATTATCGTTATATTTGTCAGGAGTAGATCTTTTTGTTCATAGGTAGGGTGGGCGGGAATGAAAAAAAGGATATCCTCACGGACACCCTTCCCCCTTGGTTGAAAATTACCTAAAACCTTATGAATTACTATTCTTTCGCAAATATAATTATTAAATCGCAAACAGCAATGGGTAAGGGGTATTACTGGATAGAGCCTGTGGATCGGACGTTAAATGATTTTCAGTTTTATAAAGCACATATCGTGGGTGATCCTGAATATGACGAGAAGCATCATCGTGTTATATTAAGGACGGATAAGTACTTCCCTGTAGGGAGTATCTTCCATGTCTTGAAAGACTCGGAGATGTTCGTTATAGAGAGGAAATTCAAGACATGGGGCAATAAGTATGTCATTAAGCCTTGCGAGGGTGAATGGGAATGGGAGTCTGTCCAGAAACTTAAAGACAAGGCTATTATATTCCGTACCGGGTTCCTGCATGGGGACGGCAGCTTCTAACACCTGCCCGTATCTACCCCCCCCTCGATTTCTTGGTGCTTATATATATGGTTATATTTGGGCAAAAATAATTATGATATGGCAGATTTTCAAGGTAAATATAATGGCGAGCAGATAGAGCAGCTTTTGGATAAGGCTAATGATATTGATCTTTCCAAATACGCTCTTAAGACGGATAATGCCCCTACCGCCACAAAATTACAGGCAGCTAGGACTATAGCGCTGTCCGGGGCTGTTACCGGTAGTGTCTCATCGGACTTCGGGAGTAATATCACTATCTCCACGACATTGGCGAACTTCGACGCCTCTAAGATCACGTCCGGTACCATTGATATAGACAGGTTGCCTAAAGCAGCCTTAGAGAGAATGGTCGTGGTTGCTGATGATACGGCAAGGTTTAAACTTACTACAGCCACGGCTCAGGTCGGGGACACGGTTAAGGTAACGGCCACGAATAAGATGTATCTGGTCAAGGATGATAGTAAGTTGAATACTGAGGCCGGTTACGAGCCTTATACGGCAAGTTCGGCGTCATCTGTGCCATGGTCTGGAGTGACCGGCAAACCTAGCACCTTCGCTCCACCTACGGCGGCGGCCTCCACCTTAGGTGGCGTAAAGGTAGGATACATGACTTCTGGCAAGAACTATAAGTTACAGGTTGACGCTTCTGGTAACGCTTTTGTTAATGTCCCATGGACAGATAATAATACGACCTATAATCAGGCCACGGCTGATACTTTAGGATTGGTTAAGATCGGTTATACTACTAGTGGAAAGAATTACGCCGTATCCTTGGATTCTAATGGGAAGATGTACGTGAATGTCCCTTGGACTGATAATAACACGACTTATGCCCAAGCCACGAGCGACAAGTTGGGTCTTGTTAAGATCGGATACTCTGCAACTGGAAAGAACTATCCTGTTGTTCTTGACGGTAGCGGCAAGATGTATGTTAACGTCCCGTGGACAGATACCAACACGACATATGCCAATATGGGAGCCGCTACCTCCTCCGATGCGGGAAAGGCCGGTTTGGTGCCAGCACCTTCCGCCGGAGCGCAAGGTAAGTATCTTCGTGGCGATGGAACGTGGCAGACACCTCCAAACACCACATACGCCAAGGCCAATACATCGACCCTTGGGCTGGTAATGATCGGATATGCGGAGAATGGCAAGAATTATCCGGTAGAGCTGGATGGTAGCGGGAAGATGTTCGTCAACGTGCCTTGGACAGACACTAATACGACGTATAGTGTCGTAGGAGCTAATGGGACCACAGGTCTGGTAAAGAACGGGAGTACGGTAACTAGCGCTTCTGGCTATACCGCCTGTCCTATTGTCAGTGGTGTCCCTTATTATAAAGACACTAATACCACTTACGCCAATATGAAGGCAGCTACGGCTTCAGCGGCTGGTGCTGCGGGATTGGTCCCGGCTCCCGCAGCGGGGAAACAGACGTCTTTTCTTCGTGGCGATGGAACATGGGTCGTGCCTACCAATACCACGTACGGGTTGGCCTCCACTTCCGCCAACGGCTTATTGAGACAGCTTAATGGTAGCACCTCTAATTTTATGCGTGGAGATGGTACATGGGCTACCCCTCCTAACACGACATATGCCGTGGCCAACGAATCCACTAATGGATTGATGGCGGCCGCCGATAAGAAGACCATGAACAGGCTTATAGGGGTTAATACGGTCACGACATTAGCTAACCTGCCTATTAGCAAGAGAAGTATCACGGCCACGTTATCAGCCGCTACGACCTTATCCGTGGCTTCCGGCATGCAGGTAGGGGAGGAGTTGATGATCAGGTGCGTTCCCTCAGCGGCTTTCACCCAAGCGATACCCAACTCCGGGGATTATGTCAGCATGAGCGGAACCTCTATCACCACTACGGCTAACAAGCCTTTCGAGATAAATATCTGGTGCTACGCTTCAGGCAAGTATAGCATCGCCGTTAAAGAACAAGATTAATGATATAAGACATGAGCTACGTATATATAAATAGGGAAATATATCCCAATCAATTAGTTCAGGACGATCCGCTTGATGATAATTACGCTAAGGGCTATAGTTATGATGATTACATTAACGGGAATCCCGCCCCATGGATAGAACTTGGGGAGGAGCAACTGGCGTTCAAGGAGGCCAATCCTAAAGCTACGGTTAAGGAAATTATCGAGGCTAAATTGGATGACTCAAGGCTTCTTAATGAGGAGAAATCGGCTAAATATGAGGAGATAAGAACTTATGAGACCGGAAATCTATATGAGTTCTTCTTGGATGATCAAAATATCTATATCCCTGAATATGATAGGCGTAATGCTTTGGCTGATGGGGCTATAGCTGGTAAGATAACGATCATAGGTCTGGAGTTCGATATGACGGAAGGCAAGATCTTGATCGGGATGATGGATAAGTACGATAATGACCTGATGTCGGCGTTAGGAGCCAAACAGAAGGGAGTAAGCTTAGCCACTACCGTAGAGCAGGTGAGGGCTATTGACGCTCAGTCCGGCTATCCCGATAAGGTAAGTGTTACCACGGCGTACATCCAGCAACAGGCGAAGGAGAAGGACGCTTCTGATCCCCAGAAAGTAGCTGTCAAATTCTCTAGGATGGTAGTTAATAATAAGGCCATATCTTTATCTTCTAACGGGAAATTGGATATTAAGGTCCTATTCCCTATATGGGGACAAGAAGGGGCGGAGTTCGGGTTGTCGGTGGATGCCGGATTCTGTCTCAGGGTGGTGAAGGAGGATACGGATATCCTTTATGAGGTTATTCAACAACATACATTATCAAAGGAATGGGAACCCGGACTAAATACGGCTTCCTTATACAAGGTCATTGATAAGGAGCATGCCGGGACCATAGGGGATCCTATCCCGTATTTCCCTCCAATGGAGATATTCAAGGATAAATATTACATCCAGAACGCTGATGTGTATAAGTGTACTAGGGATAGCGGAACTCCTCTCAGCCATAATCTACAGGATTTAATAGGTCTGTACGTGGAGCGGGTGTAGCCGTAGTGCGATCTACCCCCCCCCATATTTTGTGGCTAACATTATATAAGTTATTTTTGGCATAATAAAAGGACATTTTTTAAAATTATTTGAATATGGCATCACAAAAATTTGGTTTTGTAACAGTCGATCCGGTATCAGGATCAGGTGATCGGGCGGTATCTATATCAGGAGATAAATATACAGGTCGTCTTGAGCGTACAGCTAATCTTATTGTCGTTACTAACGGTGGCGTTCAAAAAGCGTTGGTAGTTAATCAGGCCGCCGCCGCTGAGTCCGTGACTTCGGATAGTCCTACGGCCACTGTCGCTAAAACCGGTGGTAATGTAACTATCAAAGGTAAGTCTAATAGTACTAAGCTTACTTTCGCTGCTACTCCGGCGAAGGAGAATGGCCTGACTATAAAGCTCCCCGAGAATTATACGGCGGCTGGTAAGCAGACAGCTAACGGCGCTGTTATCGCTAACGATCCTGGTGCTACCGGAGAGTTTGTTTGGAGTATTACTATCTCCAATGTTCCTGCCAATGTCTCTATCGAGGAGTTGGTGGCTACGCTAAGCGTAACGGCTGCCGGTGGACAAAAGGCGCAAGTTACCATCACTCAAGCCGCTGGTGACTCTACTCTTGAGATTGATAAGGAAACTATCAATTTGGATGTTAACGGTTCCGCTCAGACAGTTAACGTAACATCTAACGATGAGTGGACATGGAAAAATGCTGCCTCTAGAACCGTGATGAGGATGTTAGGAAGATTATAATCGATTTTCATTGTTTATTCAAACCCCGATCGACTTAGGCTGATTGGGGTTTGTTTGTTTTAGTATATTTGTAAGAAAAAAGATTATGGCTAATATAGATGATTATTTAGTGGCTTCTTATAGATGTAATGGTAAGGGCAACAGTGACGCAGATAGAGACGTGTTAAAGGACTTGTCTGGAAACGGTCACGATATTGTGTTGAAGAATTTTGGGTTTACGCTTGGTTCTGGATACGAAGGTGGCGCTCTTGTATTTGATGGTATTGATGATTATGGTATATGCGAGAATTTCCCGGCCATCAATGATTTTACGTTTGTATATAAAAGAATTAATTTGAATCCTTCTAAATCCACTAATTGCTTTTTATCTAAAAGTGTATCAACGAATCAGGCTCAGCAATTTTGTAGTGAATTAGCGTATTCCAAAAATGTATATGTACGTCTTGGTAGTAAGGATATTGCTGTAAAAGATATATATAACCCTGAATTATCGATCGTTTATGTAACTAAGGAGTCTTACAATGGAGAGATGGATCTTGTATCTTCAAATTATACATCAACCGTGGATAATTTATATATAGGCACTTTCTCTAGGAGTGTTCAAGCTTATGTGTGGAATGGAGCTTTTTATGCTCTTGATATTTACGATAGGACATTAAGCGATGAGTATTTACAAAAAGCATTAAATAGGATGAATGATATAGATATTAATTGGAAAGACGGGGTAGGCGAGGTGACGAACCAGCACTTGACCGTCAGCCCGGGGGCCGGGACCGGTAACGCCGCCGTTTCTTTTGGCTCGGTAATGAACAAAGGTCTTGACCGTACCCTTGAGTTAGAGATAACAACCCCCAAAGGCGTTAAAAAGACGCTTGCGGTGAATCAGGAGGGATGTAGGCAAGCTTATATCACGAGCGACGGGAAACGGTGGCTGACTAGCGACAATCGGGTGTATGGGGTGTTGAAGAGTGACGCTCCGTGTCAGTGCAACGGTACTTGCCTTATTTCTTATGTCCGTCCTGATGGAAGCATAACGGACGCACCTTCCGATAATTGTATAGGCGTTGTCCTTAACGCTCAAGGTAAGAGATTTATGATTGAGAAATATGAGGATCTTAATGAAAGCTATGTAACAGCCGGAGCCGGGAAGGACAGCACTTCCATTTTTTATTGGGGTGGATATGGTACGGATCAGACCGGCATTACAAATTATGACAAAGTAGATGGAAGTGATATTAGAGGTTACCTAAAACCGGAGTCGGGTTCATACAATGGTACCCCTAACCTTTCGGCAAATATTACTGCCTGGACAAGCGGGGCTTTATCTGATTGGAATGGAAAATCCAATTCAGAGATATTAAAAGGAATAACTACCGGTGGTGGGTCTTATACTTCCTATGCGACAATTGGCCATGTGCTTAATACGTTCTTAGCTAGTGCTGACGCTAAAGGATATGATGATTGGTATATCCCATCATGCGCTCAACTTGCGTTAATATTTATGAACTTGACGAGTGTCAATAACGCATTATCGGCTATTGGTGGACAACAACTCAGTCCATCCAAAGTCTATTGGGTTAGCTCAGAGTTTGACTCCAACAGCGGGCATCGCGTGTACTTCAAAGATGGCAGCGTGAACGGCAGCAGTAAGGGCAGCCGTTATAGTGTGCGGTTCATCAGGGACATTTAACCATGGAACTGCTTTGTTTTTACAAAATTTGTAATTACATTTGTGGCGCATGTCCATCACCATGCTTTTCATCGCTAATTTATTATAAAGGGATACAGGTCTGTGATGGGATCGGTATCCCTCTATTTTTTAATATGGAGAAGATAAATGTTTTCGATGTTTCAGATTCCTGATGGAAGACAAATCCGTTGTATGTCGTATAATAAGGTTACTTATTTTTGATCTTGACGATATATGTAAGTTATGTTTCAGTTCATACGATTTACATGATGTGGCTGATACCAAGGTTATGAGTGAGTTCCTGCACCGTGATGGTGATCGTTATTGGGTTACGATAGATGGCGTAAGGCAGTTGTATCGTAGAGTTGAGTGTAAGATGTGTTTTGAGGTTATAGAAAAATTAAAGAAGGTGATTATATACTATTTTACACTATTATGCTGTATAACATAAGTAAAATAATATGTAATTACTTTTTATATCATACCCTTGCGTCAAAAGACAGTAGTATGCTAAAAGCTTATAGATATAGACTGAATCCGACATCCGAACAGATCTCATTAATAGAGAGGACTTTCGGATCAACCCGATTTATCTATAACTGGGCTTTGAAGACGAAAATCGAAGCGTATCAAGATAATAAAAAATCGCTTACGGCTATTGATCTATGCAAGAAATTGACTGGTCTAAAGAAACAAGAAGAATATACTTGGCTTAACGAGGTGTCTAACGAATGTCTACAGCAGTCAATAAGAAACCTTGATCAGGCTTTTACCAGATTTTTTAGGGAGAAGAAGGGCTTCCCGAAGTTCAAGTCAAAGCGAGGATCAAGGAAATCGTTCAAGAATATTCTCAATGTCCATATTGATTTCGATAACAACAGGATTAAGTTACCTAAATTAGGATGGGTAAGATTCTATTCCAACCAAGTGTTTAAAGGTAAGGTAGGGACTGTTACCGTATCAAAGTCACCTGCAAATAAGTACTATATCAGCATCCTTGTAGACAACGGCCTTAAATTACCGGGCAAGTCTCCTATTAATCCGGATACAACCGTAGGTATCGATGTAGGGATAAAGACATTCGCAACCTTATCAAATGGTTCGGTTTTCGAGAATCCGAAATATCTGGAAAAGTCTTCCGCACGGTTAAGATGCTTACAACGTAGATTAACTCGCAAGCAAAAAGGAAGCCGAAGAAGAGAAAAAGCCAGATTGGCTGTAGCTAAAGCATACGAGCATATATCAAATCAAAGACATAACTTCCTGCACCATGTTGTCAACAATATCCTAGGCGAGAACCAAACCGTGGTTATTGAGGATCTTAACGTGGAGGGGATGATGAAGAACCATAGACTGGCTAATAGCATAGCTTCATGCTCATGGAGCGAGTTCTTTAGAATATTAAGCTATAAGTCGGATTGGAAGGGTGTGAATTTGATTCGGATAGGAAGATTCGAACCTAGCTCCAAGATGTGCGAATGCGGATACGTACATCGGGATCTTAAATTATCCGATCGTATCTGGACTTGTCCTTCTTGCGGGGCCGTAAATGATAGGGATTTACTGGCAGCTAGGAATATAAAGAAATTTGGGTTAGAAAAACAGAATCTTCTAACCCAATAAAATACGTCACCGGTGGTGAACCGGGTAGGGGACGTGGAGTCACCGGCGATGGCCGGGACCTTGAAGCGTCAAATTATACTGGTGTAAACTGGTATATAATCACCTATAAGAATATCAGCCTCCGCTTATTTATGGGGGCTTTTTGTTTATCTTTGTCAAAAACATGAAGTTATGTCAAGTTGCGTAATTAAAAGAAATAGTAAGGGTAAGATAACCCGTGTCTTGACCCCTTCCGGAGAGGTATCTACCTTGTTCGATAAGATAGCGGGTATAGCTACCGTAAGTGACCTTAATAAGGCCGCTGAAGCTTATATGACTATTTATAACGATAAGTTCAGGTCTAAGTTCGGAGACTGGACGAGATCCGTGCCAAGGAATAAGAAGGCGGCCAGATCCATAAGCGCCAGACTTAGCGCCAGCGAGTGGGGGCAACTTATGTCAGCCAAGGTCCTGTCCGCCATAAGCGACATGGATGCCCCAGCGTTGGCCAGAAGCCTTGGGAATAGCGACAATGTCGTGGCTTATCTTACCTCCGGAGAGGTAGGTGATGTCAATGATATGGCTGTGGTAGATACGTCCACGGTACAGGAGGTGGATCTGGATTCCATAAACGAGGATAATATTGGCGATACGATACTGAAAGAGGCGTCATGGGATGATATAAGGGCTATCAGGGAGAATATAGATATTAAGGAGACAGCCCGTATGTTATGGAAGGCCGTGGAAAGCGCTTTTACCGGTCAACGACCTAATATCAGGGTGAAGGGCGGAAATATAGATGGGGAGATCATATTTTCTGGTAATGTCTTGCCTTTAAATGATATCGAGAATTATACACCTCCATCTTCAAGATTGGTATATGATTCCGGTGAGCCTCGCCTGTTCTTTAGATCGGATGACGGCAAGATACACGAATCTTACGCCAACGCCATAAAAGGCTCGTCCGGCGGGCGGGTCGAGGCCGGGTTCTTGGCCGGCAGTGTCGAGGAGGGCGACGTCCCGTCTGGTGCGGCTGACATCTTCTTTGGCTCTTCCTCCATAACCCTTAATAATAACGAGTCATTCATCCCGGTCCTTGGCATCAGTTCAGACTCTAATATAAGCACCCGTGGAGGGTTTGTTAATTACCTTATCAAGAAAGGTATGTTAAGCGGTGAGCGTATAAGGCTGGGGGATAGGTATTATCTTACCGGGGCGGGCAACTCCGATGGTCTTAAGATCTATAACGCTATGAATGCCTTATCCAGCCTCAGGAATAGGTTTGGAAGTCAATCCTCTGAGATGAACGTATTGGGTTCTATAGGTTTTGATACGGAGGTAAGTAATGATCTTGATCTTATCACGACATCAGGGGATAAGGTTACGGTAAGCAGATCGGAGATCAAGGGCATGTTAAGGCAAGGTAAGTTTGAGGAGCTTAATAATAAGTATGATGGGTTCATGGAACTAGCCTTGTCGTTGATGATGGAGGATAACGCCTTGTACGGAAGTAATGTCCGTGGGGTTATTGAGAACGAGAAGGCGGAGGATCTTCAAAACAGGACCGATATAACCAACATCTTATCCACATTAGGTATCCGTGTGATGGGTATGTCCGAATATATGGACAAGTATAAGATGCGTAATGGCGTAGATCCTTCCGCTAGGGCGTTATCTGATATGGCCAATGGGGTTATCGCCTTGGCTGAGGGGGCTACGGTAGAGGATCTTAATGAGGAGGTGGCTCACTTCTTGATCGATACTTATCGTAACCAACAGGAGATTGACGAGGTGCTGGATTCTGTTGTCGGCACGCCATTATGGAATCAATTCGCCGGTCGTTACTATGAGGTGTATGGGAAGGAGTACCAAGGAGAGGAGCTGGATCGGATGGTGAAGCGGGAGATCCTAGGCAAGACGTTGGCCCAGCGGTTCGTACCGGGCATGGAGCGGGCGGTGGAGGATCTGGCCTCGTCCGAGGACTCCCAGCTCTCCTTGTTTGGCAGGATAATCCGGGCTATAAGGAATTTCTTCTCTACTCAAAGATCAGACTTGAATAAGGTTCTTGATAGGATAAAGGAGTCGGCGTTAGCGGATGATCCAAGCGCATTTGACGTGCTTCTGTTGAAAGATAATGGTCATCTCATGTACTCATTATCGGATGTTGATGTGGCTAATAAGCTGATCAAGAACGGTAGGTCATTGGAAAGACTATATACCAGATTGCAGAGGATGAGGTCAAGCCAAAGCCAGAGGATCGGTGAGAGTATCTCCCTTCTACGTGATATAGGCGAGAAGGTAAGACAGGTTGGAGGTGAGCTTAGCAAAAACAACAACCTGTTATCCACCAAGAGCGTTATAGCTACAGCCAAGGCCGAGGTAGAGTATTTGGTTACGGTTGCCAGTAGCTTGCGTAAGAGCGACAAGGGATTGGATTATGAGACGATACAGGTTATCGATAACGTATATGGGGAGATAGTACCGTTAATCAGGAATCTTCGTGGATTCGTCAACAATCAGGCGGCGGATTATTATAGCAACGATAAGGTTGGTATGGTAGAGGATATGGATGATATATTACGGATGGCGGAGACATCTATGTCCGATATAAACGCCCTTCGTAGCGATCGTAACGAGGATTGGCTGGATGGACAGCTCCGGATGTTTAATATCCCGGAAAGATATTGGAATGGGATAAAGAAGTTGATAAATAACATCCATAAGGATATCAATGTCATGTCCCGGTTTTTCGGGACATTGGAGCATAGTGGGAACGCTATCTTAGGCATGTTAGGGCAACGTCTTGCCAAGGCTTATAACGACGCTCATGTTGAGGGCGTGGCTAATATCAATAAGATGACCAAGATGATGAAAGAGCGTGGATGGGGGATAAAGGATAATGAGGATCTTATACAGAAGATAAACGGTAAGAACTCCGATTACCTTGACTCGTCCCGTGATTTCGCCAAATACGAGTTACTGTATCGGACAGAGCAGGCGAAAGCTATTATTGATATATATGATCTTAAAAAGGTTACGGGTAAGACCGAGAAACAACTTATCGATATGCTTTTATCTGATAAGGGGCTTAAGGTCAAGACTCGTGATGATATCGTAGGATATGATGGGGATAAGCCTATTACAAAGGAAGTATATCATATATTCAAGCCAAGTATCCAGAATTTTGATATCTCGGCCATGACATTCGAGGATCAGCAACGATATCTCGATGCGATAAATAGGTGGTTGGATGAGAATCGTGAGAAACCTATGGTCCAAGCGTATTACGATAAGATCGAGAAAGTCAATAAGAAGGTCGAGGAAAGACTGGGTCGTAGGGTATCGCAAGCCACGTCCGATTTCATGGCCCGTATCCGTAGAAGCCGGTATGTTGCTATGGATAAGTTCATTAAGAACAAGAAGGTTGATTGGGCCGCTTTCCAATCCGATCCTATAGCATGGAGATCTTATCTGGATATCCTTCGTGACAGGACTATAGCCAAGAGCGAGTGGTATTCCGATGGGACACCAAAGGAAGAGGGATCCGAGGCTCTGATGATGTCCGAGGAGATCAAGGCATGGGACGAGGCGTGGGCCGAGGAGTTCGGGAATACCAACGAGGGTCGTAAGGCTTCCGCCGAGTTTAAGGAGATACTGCGTGGGATAGAGCGGTCTGAGGGCGGTAAGGCGGCGTTCGAGTTCCTGCTAGCTGGCGGTCATCTTGGTTTCTCTAAGGATATGTGGGGATCCGAGGAGGGTGATTATTACGAGAATCTGGTTGATAAGATCACGGAGCAATCTGTATCATCATCAAGGATAGAGAAGGTAGAGGAGGCGATGGCAACAATAAATGAGATTAACGATCAGTTAAGACCTTTGCTTATTCAGTACCGGGACAGTACCAGATATGGCGAGTATGATTTCGATCGTCTTCGTGGATCATCGTCATTAAGGAAGATAAACGAGCTATACGACCGTCTGGCCGAGGCTAAGAGCGTTATTAACGCCGCCGCTTCCGCTGAGGCTATTGAGGTGGATATGCCCGATACGGTGGAGAGTGGTATTACGGATTCTTACCGTAACGCTTTAAGGGACGCCATGGCATACGACAAGGGTATGGATGAGATTAAATTCGCCAAGGAACATATGTCTGCCCGATCCCGGAGTCAGGTGGATAGGATGGCCGCCAAGCTGTCACAGAAGAATCCATCATGGACATCCATGGAGACAACGTTCCTTAGAAAAAAATACGGTCCTGATTTCAGTGATAAGCTGGCTAATGATATAGCTATGGGTAAGGCTAATAGTATACTTATTGAGTATGCCAGAACCCGGCTATATCCTTATATGAGAAAATACTCTCCCAAAGGGTATTCTGATTTTGTCAGGAAGATAAATAACGGTACGTATAAGGTGTCGGATTTTTTTGATGCCATGGAAAGCGGTATATCAAAGGAAGAAAGCGTGTCCCGTTTCGGCTTCGATATTAATATGATTGATTTGTCGATCAACAACCAATGGTTAGATGAGGCTGATTTCGAGAGTTCCTTCCGGAATCCTAATTATAATCCCGATCTAGGTTATGGATATCATACGCCTAGATTTGATAAGTACAAGAATGAGGCTTTCTTCAAAAAATACGGTATTACCAAGGAAGGAGAGGAGGCCACGATCAACAAGGATAAGTGGGAGATGAGGAAGGAATTGCTTAACATAAGCCGTAAGGCTATGGAGGATTATGATGAGCGTTTCAGGAATATCTACCAGATACCACAGATATCCAAGGGCGGAGTGGAGAGGATGGTGCAGGCCGGGGTTGACCCGAAGGCGGCCATCGGAAACGCCGTACGTGACATCGTTGGCGAGAGGGTTGATGATCCCATACATGGTCAAGGACAAGACCTAGGAGGGCTTGATGAGAACGATAACAAATATCGCATGATCCCCAAGTACTATCTGAGCAAGCTAGAGAATGCCGATGACGTATCCCATGACTTCGCGTACTCCTATTCCATGCTATCCCTTCAGGCGGCATCTTATAAGTATAAGAGAGCTGCTTTGGATGATGTTATGGGATATAGGAATATGATGCTTGAGACACAATATGATGGGGGAAAGAATCCAGAAGCCACTCATGCCTACAGGATGTTTCAGGACTGGGTTAACGCCAGTATCTATGACGTTAGGATAAACAATAAGCGGACTGAATGGAATATAGGCAATTATAAGTTCGATCTTAATAAGCTGGCTCTTATGTTTACCAAGTTCGTGTCCAAATCCAACCTAGGCTTCTCCCCATTCGTAGCGGCTACCGGCGCCCTTACCGGGCAGGCCAACTTCCTTTTGGAAGGTATGGTAGGGCAGTATATAAGCAAGGACTCCACGAAATACGCCTATGGGGAAGCTCAGAAGCAATTAAGTACGTACGTGTCGGAGATCGGGGATATAAACCGTACCAACAAATTATATGTCGTTGGAGAGGCTCTAGGCGTGTTTAATGTCCGCAACCGTGTACGATCGGCGGCGTATAACAAGATCTGGAGAACCTTATTCCGGGACCTGCCGTTCAAGATGATGGAGGTTCTTAACTCCCCGTTGGATCCGCAGGTCATTATCTCAGTCATGGACGATACCCGCCTATATGAGGGCCAGTTCTGGTCATACTCCAATTTCAAGGAGATGATGATGAAGGACAGGAATATGTCCGCTAACGAGGCTAAACGCGATTGGGAGCGTTTAAGGGATTATTCTATGTGGAACATGGTAGATGTCAAGGACGGAAAGATCGTGGCTAAGAACGAGGCTAACAAGGATATTATAGACAGATACATACCCACCTTGTCCAGTAGGGTCAGGAGCATGGTGCAGATCTGCGACGGCGCCTTGAATGAGCAGAACCGGGTGGGGGCTAGCCGGAACGCGATCCTTAATATGGTGCTTCCTCATCGTGGATGGTTTATATTGGCCGTGCAGCGGGCATATAAGAAAGCCGGTTTTAATTTCCAGACCAACCAGTTCGAGGAAGGATATATGAGGACATTATGGCGATTGGCGGGGAATGTCTATAATACGATGTCCGAGGGTCGTATGGGAGAGGTGTATGACGTGCTTAAGGAGGAATATGATAAGCTTACACCTTATGAGCAGGTTAATATCAAGAGATCTATTATCAATATGGCGGTATTCGCCACGATGATGGCTATAGGAAGGGCCTTGATGGGATATAGGGAGGATAATGAGGATAGCTGGTTCGGGCAGTTCATTACCTATATCGGGTTCAGGACGATCAATGAGATCGCTTCCCAGACATCCCCGTTCATGGAGCTTAACGCCATAGATATGCTGCAAGATCCGCTGGTTACGGCCCGGAAGTTAGGCGATCTCACCGATCCTCGGAACTGGGATCCGTTCGCTACCGTCCAGACCGGCGTGTATAAGGACGAGAGCAAGCTATGGAGGCAGCTCATGAAGTTCTCGTTTGGTAAGCAATGGTATAATATCAAGACGGCTAGGGATATTAAACAGACATCCGACTACTGGTTGATGACCAACGGCATGACAATGGGATTCTTCCTAGGTGGTAGGAATAAGGATGAGTCTGGGGAGGACGCTAATTGGTACTTTGATAGAGGACGATAGCTGATATAGTATGACAAGAAAAAATAGCCGATCAATTGTTTAAAACAATCAGATTGGCTATTTTTGTATTCCCATCTATCCATCCCGGACGGATGGGAATAAATAATTATCAACTATGAATGCAAATGTAAGCATTTATCAGGATTCCGTGAAGGATAGTAGTGGAATTTTGACGTCCGAATCCAACGAAATAGGGTCTTTGAAAATTATCATGCCTGATAAATTGAATCAGTTGACAGCTCGATCGTCCTACATATGCCATATAGACGATTTCGTTAAAGGGAATAAAGATTATTATGGATTTGATATACAATCTGATAGAGAAATGGAATATGATTATGAACTAATCATAAACAAAATAAAACATATCAATAACAATACTGGTAAACATGAATATATATCAATATTTAATAATTTCCCTGTATTAGGTTTTATGTTATGTCAGATAGCTAATTTAAATGACCTTAGGATTCTTGGTGGATACAGATATAGCATAAGATTGAAAAATATATCAGAAAGGGATATTGTTATAGACTATATAAATAGTATTTTTATAACATATGATAATATATGTATCTATAAAGTTGATAATATTGATGTTAGACGTGATATCCCTCGTGAATTTATCGATGATTTAAACGCTCTTTACAAAACTATTATTGATAACATTTTTGGATATAGATTTTCTATAAGAGTGGTGACTGGATATGATAATTGTATAATAGACAATATTGAGGTGTTTGTCCCAGTCAAGTCAAATATGGATATATCAAATAGTGTATCAAATATGTTTAGAAAATTCCTAAATGCTAAAAGAATTGAATTTTTTAATTTAATATCTGTTTTTGAATATTTTAATGATATTAATAATTTGAGCATAGGACATGTGATAACTAAGATATATAAAGATTTTGTCTATTTATATGATATGTCATTTGATATATTAGATAACAAGGTAGTATATACATATTTAGGATCAGGTAATATTGATGGTTATATTAAGATAGGTAAAACCAATAATATTGACAAAAGGGAAAATACGATAAGAACCGGTAATATAGATTTTAAGATAATAGCCTTTGTTGGCAGAGATATAGAAAATGAATTGCATAGCAAATTTGAGATAAAAAGGATGGAAAGAGAATGGTTTCATTTATCTGATAATGATATAGACAATATAATCAACGAGTATGGTTTTATTCGGGTAAGGAACAGCGTTAAAGATAAAAATATATAGTTATATCATTGATACTTAATGTAATCCAAAAATGGATTTACATAATAATAGAAGGATAGGAGATCATCACCCTATCCTTCTTATTTTTGTTATCGGTTATTATATTTATACACAAAATCATCCACATCCATATACTCACACCCGAAGTTTTCCGCCGTCTTCTTATCGGAGTCGGAGAACTGCCCTTCTTTTCCGGAAGCGTCCCCGATCATCATGATAGTATCGTATATGATCTTATTTTCCTCATCTACATTATCATTTATGAATTTGATATAATCCATATACTGGTCTATCATCCCCGTATTTGGTTTCCTATTGATGTTATCTGGTAATTATATACAAGTTTACACCTGTATAATTAGTTAATAAATTTCTTAACCGGGTTATACCCAAACCCTGTATGGGGTGGCATTGCTGCATCCCCCTTTACTTTTCTCATGATGTTATAACTTCCGTTGATGTCAGCGTTAATAAGAATGCCATCTCTTGTCTTAAAAAGACCTCTTCTTACCCTTCTACCAACATAAGTATCATGATGACATACTGGTTCTAAATCGAAAGAACTGCATTTTGACGTGTGAGATTCGTTTATTTCAACAAATCTTAGTCCTTGTCTTTCCGATTTATATCTTAACATTGATATAAGCATCTCAAATGGAATAGAAACAAAATTCTGATTGTTTCTTTTACCAAGACTCACATTTTGTTTCCATCCATCATTATGACCTACTATCAATGTTGTTATATCTTCCTTCAAGCAAGTATTTATTATCTCCTTACTTGCTTTATGAAGATAATCTTTCACCTTATTGTTTCTCCTTCTTGTTAAGGACATCAACCGTCTCGAATTTTCTTTCCCATTTACTTTCTTTAATTGTTGTTGAATATCTGACCTTTTCTTATTGTAATACTGATTGATGGATTTAAGTCTCCTCCCATCTATCAAAATAGGCTTATTGCTTACGTTGGTCACGATAGAAGCGAGGTTATTTACACCTAGATCAATAGACATGATCCTGTTATTATCATCAAGTTGCTTTTTCACAATTGACTCATATACAACTTCTATTACATAACAATCGGATTTAGGGACAAATCTAACCTGTTTTACGGTTCCCTCCTTGCAATTAGTTCTTAAAGGAGATAATCCTTCCTTTTTAGGGAAATAGATAAAATCTCCTCTATGTTTAAACTGTGCGTAAGAATAAGAAAATACGTTCCTGCCTTTTGTTTTATGCTTATATTTTGGAAATTTAGGACAGCCAGTAAATTTCTTATTATCACGCTTCCATGCCTTGATAGCAGAGAAATAAGATTTTAGATTCTTGTCTAAAGCCATAAGAATCTGCTGAGAGGATGATCCACTCATTGCTCTATAATCTATGTTATTCTCTGCTACCATCTTCTTGTTAAGATCTACAGCTCTTATCCACTTACCTGTATTAAGAAACTCCTGCTTTATTGTATACAAAGCCACATTGTACAGATTCTTGGATAAGAAACATATTCGATCTAAATCCTTATATCTCTTATCATTGACAGTAATTATATGTTGTTCCACTAAATACATAGCGCAAATATAAATAGAATATTTATAAATTCCTATTTATATTAAATTTTTATACCCTACATGTTTCATCTGCTCTTCAGTAGCTTTCTCCTTCGGGAACTTCCCGTGCCATTTACCGGGCACCACGACATCACGCCCGTCTGGGCTGGTAGCCAGCCTCCCGCATTCGCTGCACAGCCCCATGCCCTTGTACGGCTGTAGTTCCTTGGCATAGTCGTATTCGTCCACCATATACTCGTTTGTTAACATCCAGTAACTAGATGTAGCGGTATTATCAACACAACCGCATTTAGCGCATACAAATAAGCTCATATTTTAGTATCGTTAAATGTCGTTATCCTTATCATCGTCAACCCTCTCTACCTTGATCGTTCCCATATCACCTGAAGGTAACGTGATATCACTATACACGTTATTCCAGTTCTCGTCAATGGCCAACTGATGTAATATCGACCTATATATTTGGTAGGTGTTGCCGATAAGTCTCTTCCTATTTATCTTATCCTTACTGCCTCCATCGTACCCTATATGCTCAAAATCCTCAAGATCTGGGAACAACCTTCTTCTTATCGCTCGTGAGTTGTTGACTATAAAGCTTCTTATCCCCAGTGATTCCGTCCTATCCATATCATCTATCAACGTATCTGTTGTATGCTGTAGATCCATGTCACCCGCCGCAAATCTACTGATGTCTTCCACGCATTGTGAGATCAACATCAGTTGCTCCCTTGTTAGGGTTATTTTGTAAAGTTGTTTGTTGTTTATAACCATCTATTTGTTCTTTATATTAATTACTTCCATTTTATACTTCTCTGGAACTCCTAGTCTTATACCTAGACTCAAAAATTTTTTATTAATATCCAGCATGCTTAATGAGCTGAATAAAGTTCGTGATGCTGTATCTGCCATATCATTAGTCTCATCACCGGTAATTGACGATAGTCTACTTAAGGCTGATAAAAGATCCTTACCTGTTTTGCTTGTCACTGTTTTAGATGAATGATCCATCATCTTACTATCCTGTACCTTATTATTTTCAAATGGTATCATAATAAGATCTTTATTGATGCTCTTATCCCAGCATTCTATATAACGATTTGATTGACATTCATGCCCGTCATAAAAGAAGCACTCTTTGCATGGTTCTTCTTTATTGAAACTAGCTGATGCTATCAATACGGTATCATTATCATATATTACATCACCTATTCTCATATTTCATGTTATTAATTTTCTCGATAAAACTACTCATGTAATCACAATCCATATCACAATCCTTTAGATGCTTACACATCTTATCTCCGTCCCTTGACAAGAACGGGCATGTATCCCTATGGGAGATTATGACCAAGTCAATTATCTTATCAACGCGCATATCAATATCACTAAGCTATAGATCATCCATGCTATCAACACCCACATCGTTATACTCAAATATGTTTGTATGTTCCTTGGGATTTGATATATTTCCCTGAACGTCAGCATCATAAATATGAAAGTCTTTAGGTTCATAACTTGCTATATTTTTCTATATAGTTAACTATCAAATCTTTAACTCCTTTTGGTACATCTACCAGTTTGAGATTACCTTGGAATATGTCCTTGCCGTACTCATCCATAATCTCTCCGAATGAAGGATTCATGACTCTTGTTGACATAGATATCGGTTGATCAGTGTCAAATTTGATAACAATCTTCTTTCCGCCATTTATCGCCTTTTTAAAAGCCACGTAAAGCTTTCGACCTTTTATTATATCACAATTCCCTTTCAGGATATTAGACATATGTATGACATATTCTTTCTTCGCATCTCCGGGGTTGTCCATAAGCTTAAGATCTCCTCCGGTATCTCTCCATTTCCTGAAGCACGGGAAACATAGACCGTAATTTGCCTTGGCGTGTCTAGGTATCATCCTGCTGCTGCCGGCTGGGATCGTATCGCCACAGCAGATACACGTCCTATCCTTGTTGGTGCGCATCGGCACATAGCTCTTTATCGGGTATTCTTTTCTTTTATACATCTTCTTCTGTTTTCAAAATTATCATCACCATACTCATAATTAGGACAAGCTTTGTTGCTTGGTCGTCTAACATAAGTCTTTTGCTTCCTGTTATATTTACTGTTAGGGTTTATATAATGGTCACACACTTGCCAAATAGAGCAACATACTTTCCCGTATCTTTTCGCCCAATCATTATCATGCAGATGTACGCATGTAGAGCAAGTCGGATTCTTAAGCTTATCCTTGTTATCATCTATGATCTTATTGACCCGATCAAGAATAACATGCATTTTTTCAATATTTATGACGTTAAACGCGTCTGGTTTCGGAAGATATGTCATCGAGCTTATATCTATGTCCGTTTCCTTGGATTTGTTGTAAGCCGATTTGTATTTCCTTACCATCAAATCTTTTAACTGATTTACCTTCTTCTCATATGTTCCCATGTCTCATTCGGTTTTCCATCCCTGTTTCCTTAATAAATCCACCATCATCCCTTTTATCTTAGGGCTAATGGCTTCGGTAAGTATATCAGCGGCCAAATTGATAGAGAAGCTGGTCATCCTAGACTCCCCTATATATTTCTCGCTGGTAACTTCTTTCACATAGTCGTGAATATCCTTAATCATCTTATTTTGAGATCTTAGGAGATCCAGTATCTCATCGAGTTTATCATCCATCTTTTTTCTCAAATACACCTGACAATAACCAGACAATCACTATCAAAAAGAAAAATAACCCAAGAGCCTCATCCGGGTAATCATGCATGGCCTCTAGAACATCTCTCATAGCTTGACATCCATTTTGTTGATTATCTTATAAAATATATCCCTAGTCAGCTCAATATCATAAGTAGCGTCATGGAGTTTATTCTCATCAATCTCAATACCCATAGTCTTAGCCACGGTCATCAACTTAAAGTTCTCCATATCGTTTCTTACGCCCATAAGGAATGGTGTCACCATAACATATACATCCATACAGTTAGGATAGAACCATGATCCGAAATACTTATCCCCACATTGCTGGAATAAAGCCCGTAGGAAGCTGTTATCGAATCCAGCGTTGTTATACCCCACTAAATACATTTTATCCCTCTTATCGAACTTATTCACGTATTTGGATAATATACCAACTAACTGCCTGTATCCGTCTTCCATAGGCTGATAAGACTGCACTTGCTCCAAGGTAACGCCGGCCACGTCCAGCGCCTCCTGCTCTATCGTGGCGGCCGGGTTCGGGGCTAGGCGGATGTCGAACCTCTCAGCCTCCTGCCCGTCGATATCCACGATCCCTCCTATTTGGTGTATCCCGTTTCTCCAGAACTTAACCCCTGTTGTCTCTAAATCGAAAAATAGTAATTTACTCATGTCTATTTATTTTGTTTTTTTAATATTTATATCCCTAATATTTCTGCCACATAAACAAATCCATAACATATATAATTATCAGCGTCATGCTTCCCATAATCAACATACCAGATAACAGCGCATGGGAAATAGAGTGGCATATCCTCAGCCATAGGCTCCTCTCTAAAGTCATCAATGTTTATCTTCTCCCTCCACCTCCACAGGTCTTGGATATTGTTTAAAATCAACTTGTTCATAACAATCTGGTTTTTAATACTGATACAAAGATAGGATTTAAACAAAAATAAAAGCATGAATAATATTAAAATAATATTAATCATGCTTAAATATAAATATATTCCTTCTAATTCTCACGGATATACGTATTCGTACTCATCTGGAGGAGATGTCTTATATTCAACATCGCACTCCATATTGGTGTAATAGTTATCCCCCTTTCTGTATACCAACGCTACCTTGCAGTCGTATTCCAAACTGTATCCTATAAGAGGGACATTAGCCATAGGCGGATTATCCTCTGTTTTGTATCTTATTCTTGTTACTTGTTTCATGTAGTAATTCATATAATCCACATTTAAATTTAAACAAATCCATCATCAATGAGAATAACGCATCTATAAGATGTTTCTCCTTGCTCCAATATATAGGAATATCATCTACATTTCTATATGATGCAAACCATGCGTCTTCTAGCTTATGACATTCAAATGTACAACCCTCTATCTCATATGGGAGCAAATTCAGTAACGTCCCTACATCCCAAACAGGATTGGATACATCAGGGGTAACGGCCTCGATCAACCCTATACGACCAGCGTTATCCTCCATAGAATGTAATTGATCCAGATACTTGTCTCTGAAGCCGCTGGCGGTAGAGATAGGGAGGCCGGCCTCGACCAGCACTCTTCCCTGTTCTTTTGTGGTAAAAATCCGTTCCTTCATAATTTCATTTTCCTTTCTACTGTAACTATCGTATCATTATGCCATCCCCCATGAGCCACAAGAAGAATCTCCTGCTGCTCGAAGCCAAGCCCGGTCCCTATACCGCCGGAGTTCCACGCGCAGGTAATGACCACCCCGCCCTTCTTGGTGATCCTAGCTATCTCATTCTTCTGCCTAGCCCAATAACTAGATTGCGTTGTTTGCATATTAACAGATCCTCCAAGTCTTTTATACGACTCAGATACCTGTCTCGCAGAATATGGTGGATCATATAATACCATATCAGCTATATTATCATCAAGATGACACAAGAAGTCCGTGGCATCTTTATGATACATAGCCTTAGTCTCAGGATCAAGATCGTTGGTTATCGTCCCTATATCGCTGTTTCTGGCGAATGGATCCACTATAACCATCCCCTCTTCTCGATATTTATCTATAAGTTCTCTTATCGGTTTTATGCTGAATGTCTCTTTATTCGGCATCGACCATGTTTTGTTTATAACCATATCGCTGTGATCGTGTTTTAAATTCTACCTACGCTCTATGCCTCTTAGCAAATGGGCTATCACATCCACTGTCCATCCGTTACCCGCTAAAGACATGGCCGTATTCGGGGCTATCCCGTCAAGGTAATCATCCGGCAATGTCTGTAGCCTACACATCTCCACCGGGGTCAGGTATCTGAATTTGTCTTTCATGTCAAAGGCATTAGGATATCTTCCGGGAGGTAGTGATGAGATCACGTTATCTTTCATGACTGTTGTCAGGCAATTACTTTTCTTGATGGGAGTTGTATTCTTATCTTTTCTTATCTCCAGACATTGCGTTATTTTTATGTCCTTGTCACAATCCTTTCGATACCCGTCCTCTCCTATCCTTCTACCGACAATGGTCCCTATATATCTTCCTCTTATGGCTCCCGGATTCCAACCCTTGTCATGCTCTAGAATATCATCCAATGATATATGCTTGTCTTTCGGCATTTCTACTGGCCAATTACACCAATAAAGGCGATGCCGGGTCTGCGCCGAGACCAAGGCGCTATCGATCTCCACCGGCTCCACGCCAAGCTCCTCGGTAATCACCCAGCGATGCTCGTCCCGCATCCGGACGTTCTCGCCCAAGAACAGGATCTTACCTTTGGTCTCCTTCTTTAAATGCTTTACAATGTCCGAGAAACAAAAGAAAAGCCTCCCACGAGCGTCCATAAACCCCTTACCCTTACCTGAGCTAGAGAAGCTCTGGCAACAGAACCCTCCCATGACCAGATCTATGTCTTTCCAAGAAATATCCCATATTCTCCAGTTATTAACATCTCCTAACCGGATGATATTAGGAAAATGTTTTTGGCTTACTTTTATGCATGTGTTATCTATCTCCGAGGCGTAATAAGCATCTATAGGTATGCCGGCTCTTTGCAACGCTAGATATCCACATGATATCCCGTCAAATAATGATAATACTTTCATATTATTTATCGTTTAGGTATAAAATTACCTTAATTGCGATATTACTCTAATAGCATAGAAGGAAACGATCTTTCTCTCGTCATTTGGATAAAACTCATTCCCGTTATAAGTCATTAGCCATGCTTTCTCGGAATTATATTGGGTGCTAGTCCAATAACTTGTAGTGCCTTCGTCTATATCCAATCCATCGATAAGAGACATGCATCTATTAATCTCATCTAACCATTCTCCCACTGATGCTAAATACCCCATTTGTCCATTCTTGAATTGAGTAACAGTGCATTCATAAGCGGCACTAGCATGCGTATATTCCGCGATACTTTGTGTGTTTTGAAATCCATTAAAATCTTTTTTGGCTTCATTACTTGATGTTATCGTAGTTACTCCCTGGATCAATCCAGTCGTATTAGACCAGCTTCGATTCTTAAGCTCAATACCTGAAATAACGAAGCTGCTGTTGTCGCTTATCAAAGCCACTCCTACGGCGTCGTTTCTCCACGAATAATTCCATTTATCACTAGTATATAACTTGCCATTGGTGTGTAAGATATATATACCGTTTGAAACGGTTTGACCGCCTATCATCCTTCTTCTCATATTCTTCTACCTTATTGATGTATGTTTATAATTCTAAGTTTATCATATTCTTCAGTAAGAATCCCATGATCAAACAATTTGTTAACGTCTATTTCAAAGTCCCTATATTTGTCAGTTATATTGTTATCAGTCCACATGTTCAATATCCCCTTATCATCCAACTGCATATGGATAAAGCCTTTTGTCACCTTCTTTCCGGCTTTAAGAGCCTCTACGTCTTTATCGGTAATCTTTTTCATGCTTTCAACATTTTATCGATACAATTAAATTCATCTTTCATCCTGATCTTTATGCCCCCCATATGATAATTCCTTATGAGCTGTGACAAAATAATCAACCGCATCTTCATCTAATAAACTATGCGGACACCTTTCCCATACAGGACTTTGATCTAGATGATCCCATGTAGCTACAAGTAACCTATTCTTGTCATTATCAATGGCTATTTTATATGTCCCTATAGTGGCCTTACGTTTAATGATCGCTCCATTTAACATCTGCTTCTTAGCCCAGCTCCATGAACCTCTCAGCCCAAATGTTCTTATAACCCAGTCATTTATCTTCTTCATTTCAAGTTATTTGTTAAAATAGTAATATAAATATAAATACATAAATTGGATAGGGCTATTCACCATACCCTTATCAGTAGGCTCGTCATACTTGTCAAGCCAAAGACGAAGCGCTTCCCAATCGATATCCTTATGGTCACAGACCATGCAGGCTAGGTTAGCCCCGAACAGATCCCCTCCGCCACGTAAAGACTCGTTAAATCTCTTGGCTAGCCTTTTCTTGAATCCTTTATTGTACCAAATACCGGAGGTAGCGGCATAACAATAATAAGCGTTGTATTTCATTTTCAC